ATGGTGACAGGATCAGGATCAGGATCAGGATCAGGATCAGGATTAGGATCAGGATTGGCCATCGTACCATTCGATGCAGAACATGCCAATGTTACGAATGATTTATCATCATCCACGTACATACAGAAGCCTCCCCCCGCCGCCATCCAATTAGAAAAGCACTCGCATATCAGAATGATCGCCATACACGGCGCAGATAGAGATGTCGAAGCTTACCCTTTACGATTCAAGTTCGTAATACGTGTCGCCGGTTTCTCCACTAACCATCTTAAGAACGAATACAAGAACATTTCATGGATGGCAGCGACATGTTTGGTCGTGCCCATGGAAATAGCTATGGGGGGAGACAGACCGTCCGGCACACGTCCGTTCATCCACGAATACGATTTCGCATATCCGTACCTTAACCTGAACATCGACGGTATGGACGGGGGGTACGACGGATGCAATGACGCATTAAGGCAATGTTTCAGTGTCATGATATTCGATCGATCTTATCGCGCTCCTAACGGTCGTGGATATGTCGTGCTAAAGTGTGCTGGCGGACCTGACGAAAAAAGAAGGTTCAAAACCCCGATAGGTAATTTGCACACGATCGATATGTCGATCGCTCGACCCAACGGAACTCTGCTGAACAACAGCGTGGACAACATCAAGATCGTTTCGATTTCGTACGAAACAGGAACTCCGTTGTTGGTAAGAGTGCAATGCAGTCGTTACTTTGACAGGAACGAATTTTATATCGGTGATGTAGTCCGTATGTCCCGATTCAGTAGCGAGGATGTGGAGGGTCAGCCCAACACTTTATATTTAGATCAGTACATCAACAGGGAAGCGGGCCACGAAGTGATCAAGATAGGTGAGGTCAACAACCAGGGATTTTCGAACTCCTTCTACATTCTGGCTCCCGGAATGCTGAATATGGCGGATGGATCGCTCGTGCTAGACGAAAAGATTTTAGATGTTATCAGACACATAGGAGGATCTACGACAAATATCAGTCCGGGAGGAATAGTCAATACATCGCTTCAACCATTCTTCACGATCAAGGTGGGAACGCTTACTGAATAATGTATGTCTCATTGAACACGGATCTTTCAATACGATAATATTTCCCTTTATCTTCTCGTACAACGAAGTCACCAGGATTGATCTTCATGAGTTCTCCCCACGGTGCTGTGAACTCACCGGCTGCACCATTATATTCGGCCACCATACGCTTCTCTGGCTTGACCATTACGATATGAGGATCTTCTTTTGACCTTTCGTACAACTGTCCCATTTTTTCCATCCTCACCACATACTTTTCGCCTCTCGGACCACACATAACAATATCTCCGGGGTTGGCTACGTTGACCGTCTCCTTGCCATCGAGCATTGTTTTAACGTTGCAAATCTTTGTTGCGACGGACCATGTCATCTTCCCATTCGAGCCGCTCTTGTACTTGTAATGGAGGATCTGCTTGAATGCACCGACATATTCGAGCCCTTCGAGAGTATCGTACGTAATCTTCTTCTTATCACGTACCGCTCTGGATTTGCGGGGGGATTGTTTTGTTGGGATAGTCTTCATTCACGCGCACACACATGCAATGTATGCAGAAAACGTTTTGTCAGTGTGGGCACTTTACTCGAGAGGCTTCCTGTTAAGATCGGGTTCGATAGTAGAGTTATTCCAGATGGATACCTTGTATCTTGGGTTTGCAGGTTCGGATCGAATGTCGTGACTTGCATTTCGCAATGACTGTCCCTGTGTATTAACGCCGATGTGGAAGCCGGCGTTCAGCAGATTGACATCGTTGATATCTCCCTGTCCCGCGGGATTGGCCTGCGCCCACTTGGTGTTGGCCGCATCCTTGGGCAGGAGATCCTCGGGTCTCAAGCGGTCCTGCGGGAATGCGCAAGAGTTAGGTGTATTTCCCTTGTCGGAGAAAAACGATGATGACGAAGTGGTGGGCGGAGGTGGGAGATAGTACTCGTTTGATGCGGGCTCGATGGGCATGGGGTCAAATGCGGCGCATTGGCTGCTGCCTCCGCGCGTGCACGCCTTGCCTGCAGGATCGCTTGGTGCGATACCGTTGTACGGCTTGGTATAGGTGGTGGATGGCTGTGTCGAAGGAGTCTTGGAATAATAGGTTCCTCCTCCACCGATCTCGCTGAACTTCTCGTTTGTAGGCTTGCGATGCGTGTAATAGTAGTAAATGAGTCCTATCAGGACAATTGCAGCAATTACAATTGCAATAATGCGGATCTGGTCACTGCTAATCATATCGTTCGTATGTATACTTTCATGTTTCCATTTTATTTTGGATCTAAACTCAATCACTACCTTTGAGAACACCAATTATCGAAATCGCGTCTCAGTTCTGTTCGCAACGTCGAAATGATCATTTCACGATCACGAGATGCCAATTTCACTTTGGAAGGTTTAGAAGGTTTGGAAGGCAACAACTTCTCACTCTCATGATAATCCACGTATTCAGATGCTACTTCGATTTCAGGAGACACAATAGCGCCGCCATCGGTGTTTGTAGTGGTATCAACGAGTTCATGTGCAATCTCGTGTACACACTCGTGTACGGGGTCACACTCTAGAATACTCTCGGGATCATGTTCATTCGCGGTGACACTATCAGGATCATGAGCACTCTCGGGAACATGAGTATTCTCGGGAACATGAGTACTCTCGGGGACACAATCGGGATCATGTTCATTATCGACTTGGCCCAGTTTATCTTCTTTGTTTTCGTCTTTGTTTTCGTATTCGTCATCATCATCACCGTTCACGATTTCGCCTGGCCATTCATCTTCTGAAGGGGCCAAGCATTCGGGTTCCAGCACAATAGATCCGCTGATGACTCTCCATACGGGGAACACATCTCCGCGAACGTGTTTGATTCCCATCAGTGCGATATTTGCCCTGACCCTATCTTCGTTTTTGAGGCTGACCAGCATGTGAGAGACCGATGCAGGTTTGCTATCGAGGAAACGTAATCGTGTGACGATCATCTTGTTTTTCGAGATCTTGTTCATGAGCATGCGTCCTTCTAGGTCTGGGAACCGATGTCTGATACCTTCATCATTCTCAAAGCACTCTCGAATGTTTTCTTCGATATCTGTGAAGATTTGCAGTATGTTATCGTCCTCGATCACCACATCCACATCCGAAATGATCGCTGATCCAGATCCGGCTCCGCGTCGGTGCACGCGACGTACGTTGAAGACTACATCCTTCACGCACAAGAGATACTTGCCGCAGTAGATGCGTGCGAAATCGCGATCCAGTGTGATGTTCATGGGGTGAGTATTGGGATTGAATCGTGAAAATTCGATGCATGCACGTTGGCGTCGTGTAGGTGCATATTGTGCCATTGTTGAGGTGTTTGCGTCGTACTCACACTCGTATTCTGATAAACACGTCGGCATTCTTCTCTATTATATTTTGGGTATCAAAATGATCAAGCTGCACCGAGCGCACCTCCGTACAGCCGGTGGATCAAATCGTCACGTTTTTGCATCGCTTGCTGTCTCCTGGCCTCCATTTGACGTTCGCGTTCCTCCTCAGCGTCCATTTGGGCCAACTCCTCATCCGTGAACTTTCCAGAGTTGTTGTTTCTGTGACTGGTGTAGCTTTTGATATCAGTAAATCGTTTATTACCGATATCAGCCACCGCTATATCTGCATCTGTAACGAGACGTGTCGTGGTATGTGCTCTTTGGTAGTCGGTATAATCATTAGCTCCGCCACTAAAATCGCTACGTTGCTCGATTCCCAATTCGCAAACTCCAACGAGACACCTTCCCATACTGATGGGCTCGAGAGTGCGTCTCACGATTACCTCCTGCGAATTTTGTGATTGTGATATTGGTGGTGGTTTATCAGGATCGTTATCCTCGATCCACTTTGCGTACCCCGTATCCACCTCAGGATCGTGACCTAACCTGCTCCGTTCCTTTTCAAAGATCGCATTGAATTGCTCAGGAGTCATCTTCTTTTTTGTTTCTCCATCCTTTTGGGGTTTCTGACCATTCTGGTGGGCATTCTGGGCATTTTGACCATTCGCAAACTTGATGAAGCTCCTGCGCATATGCTCCAATGATTCCGACTGGCACGCACGGACCTCCTCCATGACCACACGGTACGCATCCGTGAGAGCTTGGAATGCCATCGTCATTTCTTGTGTATTCAGTCTCGCGCCACACTTGTCAGGATGCAGTTGACGCGCCAGCATCTTATAATTCGCCTTGACCTGATCAGGCTGCAATGCGTGAGGATTGGGAGGAAGGTCCAACACACTATAAGGATCGTACTTAGTCTGCATTTCTTTGATCATGTATCATACCATATTTGAAGAACTATGACCGCATTTTTCTTATAGTTGTACCGCATAAAATGTACCGCATACAGTCAGTGGTGTATGTGTATAAAAGCATGAGCACATCATTATTATTGATTCATTTGGCTCATTTGGCTCACCTGGCTCATTTGTGGTTCATCTGGCTCATTCAAAGATCCATAATAATGTCAACAAATAGCACGGTATCGGCCATGTCATGTGATACCTCCAAGTGTTCACAGGATGTCCAAGAATACTCGCATGATGGTGCTCAAGAGTGTTCACAGGATGACTCGTGTATTGATGTATCTCTTACTTCCACATCGTGTTACAATTTGGGTGACAAGGTGGGCATTGGCGCATACAGCACCGTATTCGAAGTGGAACACACCTTGCACATGAAGAAATATGCAGCGAAGATGATGTCGGTGGATTGCCACGATACTCAGGGGTGCAAGCGTATGATTCGAGAGCTGAGTCTGCACATCCTCTTCCAGTCCGTCTTTCCCCAATCGATCGTGAACATTGTCGACGTGGTCTACTCTGATACTCAAGAGAATACTCAAGAGAATACCCAAGAGAATACTCAAGAAAATCTCTTGTCGGGTGCTGTCAAGGGTGTGGCGATCGTGATGCACAAGCATCACATGAACTTGAGACAGTACATCTGTAACGTCATGCCGCTGAACGGATCTACGACCCATCAGCAGATTGATCTGATGCACAAGATCATGTACGACATCAACAACATGCACCACATGCACATAGTGCACAGAGACATCAAGCCCGACAACTTCCTGGTCAACGTCGACAGAGCCAATAACATCCCGATCAACTGCGTCATATGCGACATGGGCATGGCGAGACAGTTTTCACATCCCGAGTGTACCGATACGTACATGTGGACACACTATGTCACTACACGATGGTACAGAGCCCCTGAGATGTGCGACCAGTTCATCAGAGGCTGTTTCACGACTGCTAGCGATGTATGGAGCATCGGTTGCATACTGTTCGAGATTGCTACCGGGAAGATCTTGTTCAGCGGCAGCACGGACATCGAGCAGTGCGGGAGCATCATCAAGATGATAGGCCCTCCCCCCCCAGCATTCATCAAGGAGTACGCATCAGCCAGACGCGAAGAGGCCCTCCAGCTCGAGAACTGGATCAGAAACCAGCATCAGATGTCGACCATCCGTGCTCAGATCGACAGACATTGCTGCTGGGACCTTGCACACCGCATCAAGCTGGCTGATCTCATCCAGAAGATGATCACGTGGATGCCGAGTGACAGAATCGGTCTCGATCAGGCACTGGAACATGCGCTGTTTGCAGATATACTTATGCCCGAATTGAGAAAGTGCGTCTCCTTGAAGAAGTCGAGTACCTTGCAACAGGAAGTGAACTCGGTGATGTATGATGATCTCTACCTCTCAAAGGAGAAGTCGGAGGAGTTGCTGATTCATGCATGCGTCCTTGTCAAGAATCAGCTACTGCACACAGATTAGCCACTGCACACAGATTAGCCTTCCGAAGTTCATCATCTACACGGATATCGTATTCCGTATCCTCGGAATCGTCAGAGACACAGCTTGCAGTTGAGCTATATTTCAAACTCTTGTACGCAATGATGTCGTCGCACATCTTTGACAAGATCTTCATGTTCTCCATCAACAGCTGATAATTCTCTGGCGTCATGGCATTCATCTCTGACCGGATAGTATCTGTCAATGCTTGGTAACCTACGATGTTGAATCTTGGATCGTTGATGAAGAAGTCGGTATTGAATTTACGTATCTCTGAACCGAAAGGTTCGTCCACCAAGATATTGTAGTACTTGAATGGCAATCGGACATTGACCTTCTTCAGAACCTTCATCACAACCATGACCATCTTCATGTGAAACGAAATACCAGGAGATCTTGATATGACAAGACGAATCGTGTACTTGGCATGCCTATAGAACGCCGCGTACAGAGATTTGGCATAGGATGAAGAATATGACACCATAACTAGAGTGTGTGGTCCTGACAATTATATCGTTTGTGACATTATTTGTGACATTTTCTACACGCACACTCACCATTGATTCATACTGTGCACTCTGTTCATGATGCACACTCACCATTGATGATGCACACTCCATTCATACTGCAGAAGATGATTTCTACTGCATACAATTGCATCCCCGGCCATGCGAAGCTATTCAGAAGCTACCCGCGGGCACCCTCAGGCTATGCAACAAGATTCAACAGGATTGCATTGTATCCTCTTGCATTCTCTTGCATTCTCTTGAATTCTAACCTCTCTGGAGAATCCCGGCATATCGCATATCTGGGGAATCCCGGCACATGTGCACATCTGGGGAATCCCGGCATATCTGGGAAGTCGAGTACGTAATCCCGGCACATCTGGGGAATCCCGGCACATCTGGGGAATCCCGGCACATCTGGGGAATCCCGGCCATGCGAAGCTATCCCGAAGCTACCCGCGGGCACGCTCGAGATTCTTTTTGTGTTGTTGTGTGTTGTTGTGTGGTTTGTGTGTGTTCGTGCTTTCTTTTTTATATTCTATCGTTTGTGTAACGTTTTTGTTGGTGTACTATACAATGTCTCATCAACAGATTTCCCATCAGATGCTTCTGAATCACATCGATGTCAATGATGTCAATGATGTCAAAGATGATATGCCCGCGCCATGCGAGCTTACCAATCTCTATGCGGATCTTGAATTCTTCCAGTCTGCACCCGCCAACGGGGGTCCTCCCCTGTTCGAACAGCTTTTCAAGAAACATACGAAAATGCGCGAAGGAATGGGTTCATCCGATATGTTGCGCGCCTTGTTCGAGCACCCTACCATAGACACGGACCTCTTGAAAAAACGTCAAAATGCGATATTATCGCCATCACCGCTCACCATTCAAAGGTTTGCAGAATTCGAAACGGATATGATGTGGGTATGGCAACTGACGCATGGAGATGACGAAGATGCTCAGACGTTGATGAACTCAGCATACGTATCCAACTGGATCCTGGGCAGGTTCATGAACCGTTCGAGCACCCTTGTGGGAGCATCCAACATCTATCGCATTTTCGTAGCACCCACTCTAGGAATCCTCACCCCCATCGTGTACATCATCGTTCCATATATCGTCCTACGACTAAAACTGAAAATACCTATGCGACTCAGAGACTACCTGCAACTCATGTACAAACTCGTGATGTCATCGCACAAGACGGGCACGCCATTGCAACGATTGTCGCGCATAGGGTCCATGGCATTATCGCTAGTCCTATACTTCCAAGGCGTGTTTTCGAACATCCAAACATCCTCCATGCTGCGAAGGGTATGCAACACGGCGGTACAGCGCGCATCAAAGCTACAGAGGTTCGCATCCACCGTCCTGGAGATGTGGAAGGATGCAGGATCACACGCATGCGATCTCATGAAGGGGACTCCGTGGGAGAAGGTCCTCGAGAAGAACCCAAGTCCAGAAGAAGTATGGATCGCTAAAGGAAGCAAGACACATCGTAATGTTAAAAATATTAATAGTGGACTGTTCATGGCTGCTGCGAGCTACGGTCCGGATCTGGTGTTCCTGCGCAAAGCCGCATCCTCCGAAAAGGCACTTTCATCTCTCTGGGTAAGGGCGTGCGCGCTCGATGCACTAGGCACGTTGATCGATGCACGAAAAAGCATGAAGCTCAAGAGAGTCTCCTTCCTTAATCTGGCTGCACCCCACCTGGTCATGAAGGGGTTGTGGTACCCAGGCATCGCCAAAGGCGCAGTTCCGAATGACTGGAGTTTCACGGGCGAAGAGCGTAACGCGATCCTCACGGGACCCAATGCAGGCGGCAAAAGCACGCTCATGAAAGCGGTGCTTGTAGCGACTCTTCTAGCACAAACCATCGGAATTACATCCTGCAAGGAAGGAATGGAAATGCAACCCTTCGGATCTATCGCAAGTCATATCAATGTTCCCGATTCGCAAAGAAGGGGAGAGTCCCTCTTCCAGGCAGAGATGCAGCGCGTCAAGGGATGCGTGGACCTTTTGCAGAATGCGGAGAAGAGAGGTCTTCCGGCATTGGTCGTTATAGATGAGATTTTCAGCAGCACCAATCCAGTGGAAGGTGTAGCGGGTGCATACGCGACCGCACAACGCATAGGATCGTTCGCGTGCGCGTTGAGCATCATCAGCACTCACTACGGGTACCTTGCACGTCTCGCGCGTAATGGACGCATGGTGCATGGTTCACAAAAGTTCCGTGCATTCCAGATGCCTGTCAAGATTCGTGAAGAGGATAACACGATTCTCGTTGCACCCTATAAGTTGAAAGAGGGAGTTTCACGTCAATATGTCGCATTAGAACTCATGCGTAACTCGGGCGTAGATCAAGAAATTCTGGCGGACGCTATAGCTGTCAAGAACGATATTATCAATCAATCAAAGCCTGTTCTTGATCGCGCGCGACTGGTAAAAGAATAGCGCGCACAGTCCGCCTATCACCTGTGCGGCAACGTAAATGGCCCACTTGTAAAGAGAGATGTCCCCCTTCACCAACTTGGCAGTCGAAACTGCGGGATTGAAGTGACCGCCGCTGATGCTGCCTCCGAAATAGATGGCGGCAATCAAGGCGATACCGATAGGAATAGCTTCGCCAGTGATCAGGATGACACTGATAAACACGAATGTGCCAATGAATTCGGTGATAAACGTCAGCATCTTTTACATTGAGGATACAAAAATAAATTGTGAATTATCGGCATTCCACAATTTGTGTGTGTGTGTAAGAAGAAATGGATAAGTACAACACCCCTATCCTCCTGGCCGTTGTCATACTCTATCTCGTAGCGTGGACAAAAACGTTCGAAGACGAGATTTCGTATAATAAAACAGATGACGTAACCAAAACGCCATGGTCCGTGAACGTGCAATTAATGGTGAATCTAGTGCTCAGCATATTTTTGTTGGTGCTAGGAGCTATCATGCTGAAGTTGTTAAACATCATCCATTTCAAATGGATCTTGGACGCACCCGAATTTATTGACAAGGCTCGATTGGATGAGGTCTTCGAAAGCATATCCATGGTCCTCAAACAATCCTTCTTCATGTTCTTGGCCCCGTTGATATTATCCCTCATAGTGACAAACATTATTGACTGGGTCATGATGACGTTCACGGGGGTAGGAATGGCGCCCGTGACAGTCCTTGTGTGCAATCTAATATTCACGATGGTTTCGTTCATCTTCTAAGAATACTTCTTCTTGTTGGTCGTACTGATTGTGGGATCATTGTATAACCAATTAGCGAACCCTTTCTGATCGTTAGGGGATGTGCTAGAAGGTGCAGTGTAGAACGCACGTTCTGCGATATTACGTCCGAAAATGTCTTTGCCACCATGTTCGCCGTAAATAGCAGGATCGTCAAAGAGTCTCTCTACCTTCTTTTCGATCACAGGCCTTGTTATATCACACGCAGGGACTCCTTTCGTGCTTTCTTCCTGGCCGGACATGACGTTCATGAACGGATTCTGTAGAGTGGGAGCCCTGCACACCTTTTTGGTCTGGGGATCGGTTTCTAGTCCCTCCTTGTTCATCAGATTGGTCATATCGCTACGCTGGCGCGAGTCCACATGATACACGAAAAACGTGATGGCCATCACAAAAATGACCACGAAAACCATCTTGACGGATCCCTTGAACGCGAGCAGAAGGATCGAGTAATAGATGGCGAATCTAAGAATTGCGTTGAGTTTCTCCGCCAGGGTCATGCTCGGGAGAGGAATGAACGTGTACCAATGTTCCAGTTTGGACATGAAGCCCACAGGGTCCTCGTACCATATCTTCGTTGCTGTCATCTGATCGATCTCTTATTGTTACACTTGAATTTTTTCAGTTGCATCGATCGCTACTGCTGAAAAAAATTGAACACATTTGCATGATGCTTAGAGAGATAACGAAGTGAAAATGGCGAGGACAAAGCGGTCTTCTGTGCGTCCGCGCCTACTCAGAGCTTCTGGCAAGGGTCCAATCCTAATCGTGAACATCTCTACTGTCACTCAAAATCTCTTCGAGAGCATGCGCTCTATCAAGGGGGGTGAGAACAAATTGAAGGTTGTCAAGAGTACTATCAAGAGTCTGGAACGCGCTATCGTCGATGGCCGATTCTACCACGACCTCGAGAAGTATGTTTTGTGTATCCAGAATGTCGGGATCAAGTTTGACGCTATGGTACAATCATACATCAACAAGATTACGATGACCCGCCCAAGCTGCGACCCCGCATATTTTGATATGGTGGAACACATTTCGGTGCTCATGCATGACGCATGTACCCTGATGCACAAATGCCTGCGCGTCCATCAAGATGATGTGCATGATCTCTGGAGTCTGTGCTCCGAGTCAAAAGATACGATTTGCAATATGCACAGCGATATGCTACACGTGTAAGTGTAGATGAGATGTGCTGCAACGTGTCTTGTCTGTGTCCATCGAGCATGATCAATGCTCAGTGTTCACAAGGCTAGGTATTCTGGGACTCTTCATAAAAAAATTGATTAATTTTTTGATGTATTCACGATGGGGTGACACACTGAATTGCACGAGGATATGGATACTGTCAACTCCATTGTCAAGGCGGTGAGAGATCTCGAGCCGGGGAACTCAGCTCGGGGGCTGTACAGGATCATCAATACGACCACGTTGACGAATTCATCGTTAACTGTTGAAGATGACGACTATCTGTACATGTACACATTCCGTGAGTTCACTTTTGCTATCACTCACATCACTCCTTTAGACAAGGAGACGTTCTGTAACCTGAAAAAGAGCATGCTGATTGCATCCAAGCTAATGAGGGGACTCATTGAGTCTTCAAATCTGCGAGAGAATATCATCAGACGACAAAACCTCCGTACTCAGTGCGAGAGGATAAAGTGCATGATTGGTTCTGTGCCATCATTGAATGCGCACAGCATCTTTGATGCCCCCAGTGATTCCGATACTGTCTCCTGGACTCATACGGATTCATCTGATGCTGATGATGCTGCTGTTCCCAAGACTACCACTGCTGTTCCCAAGACTACCACTGCTGTTCCCAAGACTGCCACTGCTGTTCCCAAGACTACCACTGCTGTTCCCAAGACTGCCACTGCTGTTCCCAAGACTGTTGGCGGTGTTCCCAAGACTGTTGGCGGTGTTCCCAAGACTGTTGGCGGTGTTCCAAGGAATGCTGCTGCTGTTCCCAAGACTGTTGGCGGTGTTCCAAGGACTGCTTCTGCTGTTCCAAGGACTGTTGGCGCTGTTCCAAGGACTGCCGCTGCTGTTCGTGCTTCTCATGATGCTGCTGTCCGTGTCAATGCGTACCCCGAGTATGCGTTCGGTGCGAGTGGCGCAAGTGAGAAGCTGAGGACGCTGCATGCTGCAGTGCTGACATATCTCGCCCTGAAGGACCAGAATAAGCATGGCATGGTCGTGTCCAACTTCCCAGCGCTGCTAAGGCTCGCAGGCGGATACCCTGACATGTACCAAGAAAAAAAGTTTGTGATGGATATCCGCCAGAAGTTCTGCTTCATGGAGAAGGTCGGTGGTAAGACCGGATGGTACAAGTTCGATGTGACAGTCATGGACGCTTATGCACGCATTTGCAGGGTCGTGCTGTCACAGGAACTGAAGACCACCATCTGCAAGGAAGCCGCCTTCCACAAGTGGCATGACATCTCTCCCCTCTGCGGACCTCCCAAGGACGAGAACGTGTATCTCAAGTGCCTGAGGTCGCTGTCAAAGGATGTCAAGCAGGTGAAGAGGAGGAAGGTCTAGTGCATGAATGAGTGCTACGGCCAAGTGAAGACTATGATATTTCAAGTCTTGCTTGGCCAATTAAATATTCTTTTTTTTACTTTTGGTATATTTTTTGAATTTAAATTAATAGTTTCTTGTTTTAACCTTTGTATTTGTGTTGCTGAGAGTGGTTTCCCCAATTCAATTGTATTATTTTTTTTCGTTGCACCACCTTTGGTATTTAAAATACCTTTTATAGTTTTTGTGATGTAGTCTGTTTCACCAGGCATCATCAAGTTTCCTTTTCCTTCCCAATCGTTAACAATTCCTAATACAGTTTTCAATATCTCGAAATTCCCTGAAGATTTGAAATAATTGTGTAGTATTTTTTCAATTTCGAATAATAATTTATTATATTGATCTATTTTGTTCAATTCATTTAAATTATACAATTGGATCATGCTATATACCAAGTAATCTACTGCTGTATTGCTTCTTAGTTTGTTTTCATCTGCCCATTTTACTCGATCTTCTGCTTTCGCTTTTGCATTTGCTTTCGCTTTTGCGTTTGCTTGTGCGTATGATTTAGCATTGGCTTGTGCTTTTGCAAGTGCTTCTTTTTCAGTTTCACATATATTATATATAACGATTGCACCAACCACCACATCAAAATATTTATTGTTTATATTTTTATAGGTGTATTGCATTCCAAATGTTTTGTTGTATCTTTTTTCGTCTTCTTTATCAATAAATTTTAATTCAATGAACTTTACATTAGGGTACATACCTGAATCTTTAAGTCGTTTTTCCACTTCTCCGAAGAGTTTGGTTGAGTTTAGATAAATAGGTTGGTTGATTTTAGATAACGAGGTTGTTTGTTTTTTTGTTTCAAAGATATTTGTTATAGTTTTATTGAAAGCATTCACACTTTCATCAATGGCAGTCGGAAACATGCAATCCGATATCAATTGAGTGATCAACTGGATGTAATAAAACGCATAATACACCTTGATACCTAAGTATGGTACATCTATTTTTTCGTCATCTATTTTTTCGTCATCTGTCCATTCACCATCATATACTTTAACATTAACTATTTTTACATCATTACATGTCTTAGAATTGATAGTAAATGTTATCGTAGCATAATCACCCTTTTCTACACTCGATACTTCACCACTAACCTTAAATTCTTCTGTATTTTTTTTTATGAATTGCTTAATTGCAGTAGCAAACGATTTTGATGTAAGAGTCATTTTGTGCGTATCAACTTCAGGCGACACTACAACCTTTTTATTCGTGGCATCCTTCAACCTATCAACATTGGTACGACGAAGAACACCATAATGTTCTTGGTCTGATGTTATTGCAGCCGGGACCATCCTTGATTATACGCGTTTTTTATAGTGTACACGTGTATTTATTTGCAAGCAACCATCCATCAACGGCATGTTCACGAAATGCACAAGCAAAGCACAAGGGAGCGAGCACAGGGATTTAAAAACTGGTTAGAAATTTCTTATTTAGAAGTCTTGTTTTGTTGGGGTGCTGCTTGTGTAACGCCAGTTCCTGATGCAGTTCCGTTTCCTGTTCCATTTGTTGTTGCTGCTGCTATTGGTTGTGCTGGTCCTTGTGCTGGTCCTGTTGCATTTCCTGATACTCCTACTCTATTTGCTGCTCCAGTTGGATTAGCTGCTGGTCCTGCTTGTGTCGATCCTCTCTTTTCTACATTTGGTCCTGCTGGTCCTGCTGGTCCTGCTTGTGCTGCTGGTGCTGCTGCTGCTCCTTGTGTTCCTTGTGTTCCTTGTGCTGCTCCTTGTGTTCCTTGTGTTCCTTGTGCTGCTCCTGGTGTTGTATTTGTTGTTGGTGTTGATGCTCCTTGTGATCTGGCATTTGCATTTTTTCTTGGTGTTCCTGCCGATGCTTCATTTGATCCTGCTGGTGCGTTTGCTGTTGAATTTTTGTTTGCGTCATACAAATGCTTTATTAATGTGCCCCCGATTACAATGTTTTCATAGGCAACATCGATATTTGTTACATCTTCTTCTGCTTGTACAGCCGTTGTAGGCTCAACAATAACTGTCAATCCCTTCATGTTTTCTAGCCTTGAATTAACCTTACTGTTAACAAAATCAGTAGTCAACATTTTAGGTGGATCTGTAGATTTAATATCAAGCAAAGCATTCACATGTTCGTTGAAATTTTTCACAGTAGAATCAACATCGATATTTTTATCTAATACACAATCTGTTATTAATTGTGTCAATAGCTGTACATAATAATATGCATAGTACTTCTTCAGTGCATCAGACCAAATATCGTTGTTATTAAAGTTTTCATTAAACACGACAACATCATTACATGTGATATTATTACTTGTGAATGTGATCTTTCCGTTATTATCAGAAATGTAGGTACTATTTAATTCACCTAACAATTTTTTAATTGATTCAACAAACGAAACTCCCGTTAAACCTGTTTTACTGACGTCGGTCGTTTTTAGATCAAGCTTGTAGTTTTTTTTCTTTAATCGATCAACATTCTTCGTTCTAAAAATCTTCCACTGTTCTGGCGCTGCTTGCGACCCTGCTTGTGGAACTTGTGACCCTGCTTGTGGCGCGTGTGCCGTCCCTTGTGACCCTTTTTGCACTGGTGCCGCTTGTGCCGCTTGTGTATCACTACTCATCCTTACGTATATATATCACAATCACAAAATTTAATCCGTTATAAAAAAATGACTACGACCCCATATACACCTCCGATTGCCAACGACATTGATAGCGTCCACGAGCATGCAATCGTTCACACGAGAAATGCCCTCCTATCCGCGAGCATACAAGAATATCGCTCATTAAAGTCTACTGCTGCCCCCAAAAAGAAGGGCGCAGTTACAAATGATACCCAAAAATCACAAGAAGATGCAGCTTTCTGGATAGGAGCGCTTCGTGATATGACACATTAACATGACTCCTACTTTCAAGGATGTCTCCTGTTCAAGGATGTCTCCATATGCCGACGCCTTTTCTGATTTGAAAAATCCTCTTCGATCTGGATAGGTTGAGGCTTAGCATCCTTCGTGCACTGCACCTTATCCGCACGGAACGTGAAACAGTTCTCCTCGCTATCCCTATAAATCACCTTACCCACATTGTTAGGCGAAGGGAACTTCATCACCACCTTGGGAGGAGGATTGATGACATAGCAACATCCGATACCTATAGCGAAGGCCAAGATGAATGCGAACAGATTAAGCTTAAACATTCTGTCTGATATAATCAGGTGACGGAGAATAATGCAAGATCAAAATCATGACAATGCCAAGAATGACAGTAGCGATTACGTTGCGCCCAAGGAGGGTGCAGAGATCATCGATGCCTTCTTCGCATCAAGACCTCTCTTCATCACTCAACACCATATCGATTCGTATGACGAATTTTTAGACACTAGACTGCTCACCATTATCAGGAGTATGAATCCTCTCGTTATGGTGAGGGAAGATCCAGGTCCGCCCAGTCACACGTACACGGTCTCCATGTATATCGGGGGCGACTCCAAGATCCGACCCGATCACGGTGTGCATCTGTCCGAAACGAATTACTCGCCAAACTCCGCCAGGACCAAAGACCTCACGTACGGAGTGGAAGTCACGGCGGATGTGCACCTCATCTTCCAGAAGGACGGACAGATCGTCGGAACAAGCGAATTCTCAAAGGTGCCGATGGGCTTCCTGCCAGTCATGCTGCATTCGCGCATCTGTATGCTGAGAGATAAGAAACCAAGCGAATTACGGTCGTTAGGGGAGTGTCCTTATGACCAAGGCGGATATTTTGTGATCGATGGACGCGAAAAGGTTGTGGTCACGCAAGAGGAACGTGTAGGGAACAGGCTGTACGTTCGCGCTTCCGAAAAAGGTGACGATAATATTATCCTTAAAGCATTTATACGATGTTTCTCAAGGGATACGAAAGATGTCTTTCCCAGGACGTCCGTGTTCAGAGTTCATACGAACAACGAAATCACCATGACCATAACGCATTTGGATGGTCGTATCCCCCTGACATGCATCTTCCGTGCCCTGGGCGTGGAGAGCGATAAGGAGATCATGGATATGATCACATCTAACGAGGATGAACGTTCGTTCCTGAGAACGTCCTTGGTCAGGGGGGCCAAGATCGCGGGTTACAACCAGTACACAGCCATAGCGTACCTGGTGCCGCGTACACGCTTTCATACCCTCCTGGACCTTAAGAACGTCCTGGCGAACGATCTCTTCCCCAATATGGGATCGTCCGCTGCTGACATGCTCAAGAAGGCACAGATGCTCGCTCGAATCACGCTCAGACTCGTGAGATCCGCATTAGGAAAGGAGCCACTGTCCGAACTTGACGATTACACGAACAAGAGGTTACACGTATCGGGTGACTTCGTATCTGATTCTTTCCGTGACGCCTTTTACAAGACGGGAGTAGCTGCGACGAATGCGCTCAACGTAGAGTTCGATGTGGGCGCATGGCGTATCACGAACGATATATTGACGCTCGTGACTGAAGCCAACCTAAAAAGTATTTTCCAGACCTACATATTGAAAGATGCGCTGCGTTTGGCGTTGAAGGGTAGGGGCAAGCTGGCCGAGTCAGAGGATCCGGGGACGCCTGTCCAGGCACTTTCGCGTGTCTCATACTTGGCATACGTGTCACATATGCGTCGCGTGAACAATCCAGTGGATCGTACCGTCAAAATGGTGAGTCCGCACGTGCTCAGGGCATCGCACTGGGGAATCGTGTGTCCAGTGGAATCGCCCGACGGACCCAATATAGGACTTCTGACACATCTCGCATCGTGCTGCATCCTATCCCCCGCCGTACCCGATGAGATCGTCATATCCCTCGTATCGAAGCACTTGGAGGACGCCACCACGAAAAAATGCAACACGTTCCTTAACGATACGTGGATAGGGACGTGCTCGGATCCTGAACCTATGATTGCGAGTCTCAAAAGCTTGAAACGCAAAAAGGAGACGCGGATGATCGGTGTGAGCTGGGATGTGCACCGGAACGAGGTGCATATACGTACAGACAGGGGCAGGTGTTGTCGTCCTTTGATCGTCCTACCTCTTAATAAATCAGTACCCAAAACATTCGATGAGATGCTGGACAGCGGCATCATAGAGTTGGTGGATGTGGAGGAGGTTGCCAGTAACTGTTTGATCGCCATGCAACCGGCAGATATCAAGCGGTACCCCCTGAACAGGTACACGCACATGGAACCGCACGCGAGCGCAATGTTATCTCTAGTTGCGGGGACGTTCCCGATGCTGAACCATAACAGCGGCACCAAGAGCGTGCTGAGCATGGCGCAGGTCAAGCAGGCGTTAGGTATCTCTCTGACTAGCCAGAGAGACAGATTGGATACGGACGCTTACGAACTGAACTATGCACAGTGTCCATTGGTCACCACCACCATGGCCAATCGTTTGTTCGGAGGACGTATGGCATATGGCGAGAATCTTGTCATAGCTATCGCATGTTATACAGGCTACAATCAGGAGGATGGAGTCATTCTCAATCTCGATTCCGTACAAAGGGGACGACTGAATCTCACCACCTTGCACGTGCACAGGTTCGAAGAAGAAAAAAACGATGAATCATCAACCATATTCGCAAATCCTCCCCTGCTAGCGTCGCGCGGATACAACATATCGGGCAACATCCCCAAAAGATTGGAGACACTAGATGAAAGAGGATTGCCCCGTCTACATATGTTTATCCGGCCTGGTGATGCTATCTTGGGTATGATCCAGGAGACGTTTTCTACTACTGCTGATGCAGGAAATGATAGTATGTTAAAAAGTTATGTTCGTTCACTTGATGGTGTGGGGCAGCAGGGATTGGGATCTTTTGTCGACGGTATCTCTGTCGAGCCTTATGACCGTGATTTGTCTCGGTGCAAGGTTCGTGTGCGCCAGATGCGAATTCCTGAGTTGGGCGATAAATTAGCATCCCGATACGGACAGAAGGGTGTGATCGGTATGTTGTTGCCTGCCATCGATATGCCTTTTTGTGCAGAGGACGGAATCGTTCCTGATATCATCATTAATCCTAACGCCTTTCCATCCCGTATGACTGTCGCTCATCTCCTGGAGACAATCCTGGCTCCTGAGGCTGCTCGTGTAGGCACACGCTTCTGTGCGGATACATTTGGTGGTGGTGGTGGGAATCTGGATCCTGTGCTCGAAAAGCTGAAATTGCAAAACATGGGCGATACCAAGATGCATTCGGGACGTGGTGGCGAACTCATCGATACACAGATATTCGTGGGGATCAATTACTATGGAAGGTCGAGACATATGGTCGAGGACAAGTACCAGTGGCGGTGCACGGGTCCTGTGGATATAGCGACTCGTCAACCTGCCAAGGGTGCAGGCGGAATGAGCGGGGGTTTGCGTGTGGGCGAGATGGAACAGAATGCGATCATGGCGCATGGAATGTCTGGATTTCTCAAGGAATCGTTCATGGAACGTAGCGATGGTTACAATTTTAAAATTTCAGACGAATCGGGGGCGCCCACCGGTCGATGGGATCATAAGAACGTGTGGAGAACCGATCCCGAATGTCCCAGGGATGTGCACGAGCTGAAAATACCATTCGCGTTCAAATTGTTGCAACAGGAAATGCAAGCTATAGGTATCGATTCAAAGCTCGAATGTGATTCATAATTAAAAAAAATTGAACCGAAATGTGAGTATGAGAAATGATCTGTCACATCACACACCATGGATTCGGTGTTCACTTTGAACCTATCGGGAAGGCCGTACGCCTTGTTCATGATCGAATGCTTCAAGCAGGACAAGATCGATGAGTTTCGGGATCTGATACTCGAAGACATGGTGTGCGAACACACAGGCTACTACATGCACCGGTGGGAAGTGGCGCGGAGCGTGTATCTGCACATGCACATGCACATGCACCTCACTCATGCAACTCACAGGTCACTTGATGACAAACTTTGGATGCGTGTCTTTGAATGGGCGGCAAGTGATCGTGATGCTGGATCCCTTTGGGACTACATCACATCCTCGCCGCGCAGGAATGCCGCTCGAAACTCTTCGTCCACTATCCCCGCTGCAAGCATGCGAATCATTGACAGGTTGGCGGCACAAAGTGTGTCCAGGAAACGTCGTGTTCCTGAGCCACCAGTGCCTCTACCCCGACCATCACCATCACCACCACCGCCATTCACTCGCTGTAAGCACCGATGCCTCAGACGTATTCCGTTGGCATCCGCAGTTGCATTCCAGTAAGGCTACGGTGGGGTGCGACTCCTTGTGTTACAAAAAAATTGATTACATTTTTTTACTTCATGGACATGACATCGATCTACAATCAAACGTACTGACACGTTCCATCAACTCAAATCATTATGGACCCCTCATCTTATCTCGCTCGTACAGTTTCCCTCATGCCACGATACACTCGTGACATTGCAAACGGAGCTGTTGACGATATCATAGAGATGTTCGAGAACAGTCCGAATGAATGGATGAAAGAGGACGACCAGGTCGGAGCCGCAGTGTCGGTCTGTATCTGGGAAGTCATCATTCCCATCGCGACTGATCGCGATGGCGATAAGGGACGGTCTCAAGCTATTCGTGAACTCCTCGCGATGTTCATGAATGGCGACATGCACGCATGGTATTGTTCTTCTGGTGGCCATCTTGGTCCTCTCTTTGACGATCATGCTGCTGTCAGCAGTACCACACTGCGCGATCTGGTGTTGCGTGGTGTGTACACCACTGGCGGCCAGGAATCTGTTGACACTGATTGGCTTCTGCAGCGCGGGTATCTCTCGGGATCATTTCTGATGCGCGAGAATACCTCGTTCGAAGATGCCCTTGACATGTTTCGTTCTGTCGACAACTGTCATTTCATCGTTCACCACAACGAGCGCTTTGTCGTCCAGTTGAGGCATGTTACGATGGAAGCATCAAGCTTTGAGCCTTTGGAAGAGATCATCGAACAGTTCGACGAGAATTGGGTCACCTTTCAGAAGGATGGACATGGAAATGTACTCTATGAGTTTACGAATGTGTGCTTTGAAGTGAACCCGTTCGGATTCGCTCCTGGTGCATCTGTCGATTTCATGATCTGGGAGGACTCCTTCCCGGACAACGCATCTGCGCAGCAGCCTCAAGCGATTGAGGCACGGCTGCTGGACGCAATCAGGAAATCCAAGGTGTCCATGGTACACTCGGTGGAGCACTAGACGTGCATATCTTCCAGTAAGGCTACGGTGGCTATCATCATGGGGTGCGACTGCGTATGATCGTATAAGTTTACATTTTTTTGATTACAGGTTCATTCGTTTAAGATCACTGTCCTGTGCACAATAAAAAATTGAAAGGTATTTTTGTACATGTAAAAGTGTCACAACATACAACATACTACAAAAATGTGTGCATCAGAACAACAACAACATGAACAACAGGAACAATGCCGTCCTTCTTTGAGCCGAAAGGCGATGAGCAGGCCTTATGCACCTTGTATTCAGGGCACACGTAGGAACAATAAATTGTCGCTCATTAAGATTCTCTACATCTTGTGGAGATGATTTGATGAGATCACATTTTTTTCTCTCATTGGATGATGCTCAGCGTGGCTCGCGCTGCTGCGTTTTCCGCTTCTGATTTATTGGCTCCTATCCCCGTTCCTATGATTGCATTCTCTACATTTCTCACTATACATCGCACTGATGATTCGGATGAGGATGATGTTTCAGTGCAAAATGTAGGCACGTATCCAAAGCGTGTGACGTAGAGTCTGCACAATTCGGACTTGGCACTCGTTTTGGACATAATGATGGCTGCGAAATCCACATACGTCTCCATGAAGTTGATGATCCATTTCTCGGCAATGTGATAGCCCAGGTCTATAAAGAGCGCTCCCAAGAAGGCCTCGAAGACGTCCTCCATGATGCGTGTATGCAACGCTTTTGACATGTCGCTATTTTTTGTGAGACGATTGATGAATGTACCGAATGGCGTGTGTTGTGTCGACAGCTTGGATAGGCTTGCTCCACATACAATTCTTGATCGCACGCTTGATAAGAACCCTTCATCCTCGTTGGGATATCGCTTGTACAAGTATGCGCTCATCACTGTGCTCAGAACTGAATCGCCGAGGAATTCTAGACGTTCATAACAAGCCCCTGGATTGACCCATCGAGGTGTGAACACCGTGGTAAACATGGTAATGTCATTGACATCGTTCACTTCAGGTACGTGTCTCCTGATGATGCTCAGGATCTCGTGATACGAAATCGTTAATTCTGATTGGAAAGTATGTGGGTGTTGGTGCGATTTGGTGGAGGGGGGGGACACCATTTTGCACAACCTTAAGGGGTCTAACATATTTCAATACACTGTCTCCCTTTACACTACTACTCTTGTGCATCCAACGCATCAAAAGGGAGGAATGTATCTCTCGTGCATCCAACGCATCATGCCTCCTTGGGGCTCAAACACATGATCAACGAACTCAACAGGCTGTTTGTTGATTCTCTTTTGCTGAGCAGTGCGAGCGCGCGTCTCTCTGTGCAGACACCAAAAGTCCTGGTAAATCTCATACCTCTCTTGTGGCGTGAGAGATGAGGCAGAGACAGGAGGTACATCTGATGATAGAGATGATAGAGAGGATACCGAAGAAACGGATGATGCTGGTGACAAAGACTGTCGTGACCGTGTCGAGGATGATGGTGTTGAAGAAGACATGGTGGTGGATATGGATATTGTGTTTGCACACAAATGTGCTTTTATAAATTAAAAAATAATAATTTATTCATCAGTATCGCGCTCTGAGGAGTTTTGCAATGGTTTTTCCTGAAGCTAAAATAAAAGCCTTGTTTCTTGGGTATGCACATCAGCACCAGGATTCTCCACTGCAATAACAGTCATAATGGGGTGCCACGCCTACAGTGCGGTGGTCGACTCCACTGCGAGAAGATTGGGGACAGTGATGCGACCATCCACCAGGTATTAGGGAGGGAGCGCACTCCATGGCATTTTGTTTTCGCGACAAAAAGTCGTTCCCTAATACCACCACCCAATACGAATTTGGGGACACAAACAGTTGAGCGGTTCTCCGAGGAGATGACTCGGAATATTTTCGAGCGCCTCTACAACTTGCTGCACCCCCCAACGAAGTTGATTTCAAATAAAGCGGGACACCTATTTAATCTCACCTGTATACATCGATCATACCGCCTGAACTTATGTACGAATCTCGCTCACTTATAATTACGTTACCTGTCGCTAAAAAGAGTATAAGCCAAAGAAATGCCAGAGCTATAAGCATACATGGCAATTCTATAAGATAATAAGCAGCATCTCCTACTACCTGCATACCAAAATTGCTAGCGCTTTGCGATAGATTAATTATTGTAAGGGAACCGCCCGATTGCTTTTTAGAGTTGTTGGACGTTATGTTTCGAATCAATACTCTATTGTCTTGGCTAATCATGGATATATTAGAATGTTTAATACCATCAACCATTCTTTGCCGGATATCTGCGTCTATATCAGTCACATCGATTACAATATTATTTTTGAGTATATGTTTTCTAATAGTAGAATATCCATTAAACATATTAAATATTTTGGATAATATATAACTTGTTTTTTTGTTAGTGTTTCCAATGAAACAATTAATTTTGTTTATGATTTCATTTTTTATCATTTGATCAAAATTCATTGTTTTCTTTAAGAGTGGAAAGAATAAGGAGTAATCCGATAGAGCCCCCCCTCTCTGAACACCCATCCCCTGCTGATGTCCCTGCTGCTGCTGCTGCTGCTGCTCAGGTAAGGTAACAATAGATAATGCAGAAAATATACTTATAAAACCGAGTTCATCTTTACTGATTGTTGTTAGTCTTGTACAAACTTGTTGTTCGCCCTGTTCTGTTGCATGCAACCCAGCTCCTGCACTATTTGTATATGCTTGTGCATTTGATTGCATAGCATTATGTTGTTGCGATTTTGTATTTGCATTTTTGGAAAGACCACCTCTCTGTTGCGAAACACGTTTGCTAGGTGGATTCTTCTTAGGCTTGTTGTTACTCTTCTTTGTTGATGCACTCTTGGGCTTTGGCTTTGCACTAGTGGCTCGGGGTGGCATTTTTACATACTAAAACATTTTTTTTGTGACCTGACCATAGATCATGTGATCATCTTGGAAAAAATTGAATGTATTTACGATGTTTTCCAACATGATACAAACTGTCGCATTTCGCATACGCTTCCACCCTTTATTCTTTGAAAGATGACTGAGAAATCTACTTGTGGACAGAATGGCGGAATGAAGGCTGATGGAACCCCTTGTGGGTCTACCATCATCAATAAGGACACTGGACGGTGCCGCTTTCACCCAAACACTACTGTTGCTACCGCTGCACCAGCTGTGAAGAGTAAGCCAGCAGCGAAATCTAAACCGATGCCTGTGGCTGCAAAAAAGCTGCCAACGGTGCCAACGGTGCCAACGGTGCCAACTGCAAGTGGTATCTGCCAGGCTATTCGCAATGATAACACACCGTGCACTAACAATGCGAAGTATGGTCAGTTTTGTGGAGTCCACAAGGACAAGGTCTCTGGTACTGTTGCTGCGCATGCACCTGTTGCTGCGCATGCACCAACACCACGTCCTGTTGCTGCGCATGCACCAACACCACGTCCTGTTGCTGCGCATGCACCAACACCACGTCCTGTTGCTGCGCATGCACCTGTTGCTCCTGCACAAAAGTCGTCATGTTCTGGTGACTCGAACTTCACGGAGGGAGAGGTCATTGGGAAGGTTCAGTGTCTCGGAAAGACGTCTGAGTCTGTCTTCTGTAAGTACTATTCCGGCAACGGGATCCGGTGCCACAGACACGTTGCGCGATTCCGCAACATTCAGACGAAGAAGGAGTTCCTGGCTGATCATTGCCTGAAGATTCACCATTCGACTCAGACCCTCGAGGAGCGGGAAGAGAGGATGCGTATTGGTCAGGACACTATCGTCAAGACCAAGCTTGCTGCAGTTGCTCAGTTCGAGTAAATTGAGTAAAGCTCTGCTGTTACGATAACGGCATGATAACTATTTTTTTCAGTTATGATATATATACATCATGAGCGAACTCCAAGAGGAAGTATCGCGATACAATAGAGAAAGAGTTCTTATCTCTCCTGACAATGGTACCCTTTCTGCGCAGTATTCCCAGATTCCGCCCAGGTCCTTGAACGGAGGACTCTACACGGGAGAGGTGTTCATGAAGGGAGCGCCGTGGGCTAACAGGCCAGTCAGACCCGAAACAGTCAACTACATTTACCACAATCTGCGAAGCATGCACATACCTCCCGAAGAGGCGATTTACATGTTCCCGGGGGGTGGCATTCGCCCCGGCAATAATACACCCGAGCTGCCACTCGAATACATCAACACTCTCCAACACTCCAGAACGAACACTATGTGCATCCCGTCCGTGCCCAGCAAGCACCTGCCCAAGAGCATCCCGCAATTCAGCGGACACGCTTACATCCAGTATTAGACACATGATACAGGAGTGCATGCATAGATGAGTACATGTGTACATGCGTACATGAGTACATTGTTGCATGCCCGAGCGATTATGACAACCTATCCACTACGTGAACCTGTGAGTGAGGGACAAGTGTATTTCAAACGGTAAAATAATACTGTTGGATTGAATTCATCGGTTATTGAGCTGAATGTTACATTATTTGATACAGTTGCATCATTGAATTGCCACCATGCATCATTATGTTTTGCATATGCAACATAATGACCACCGATATCAGAAGGACTATGCATGCTCATAGCTACAAGCTCATAGTTGTACGTATGCTCATCTATATTTAGTTCTAAGCTTTCAATTTTGTTATTCTTCATGTATGATAGTCTAATTGGGTTTGTTGTTGTTGTCTTGGGATCATTTATGTTAAACATAATGATGCATGATAGCGTTAGATTTTGAGATGTCAATACATCCTTCAATATACCTTCCATGTGCAGCTCTGATGCCAATTCAGTCCTTAAGTTAGGTATAATAATATTCGATATAATTGATGATACATCGATGGATTTTGATATTGTTTCTAATTCATTGATCAATAAATTGATGAAGTTAGCACTGCAGTCTTGATTTCCCGGTTGTAGTCCAAGATCAGTCTGAATTGTTGTGATTTTGCTCGCATCTAATTCGGTATTCCCCCTCATTGCGTCGAATACATGAATCAAGTTATCTATCAAATTTGCTTCTTCATCACTCGAGGGGTTAACTTTATCTTTCAAAAACATAAGCCATGCGACAAACTCTGGACATGCATTGAGGCATTGCATAGCAGTATTAAGGTAGCACGTGTTACGTAACTGATCTGACTGAGCCAAACCTTTGTTTTCTGTTGTTATTGGTAATTTGGTACCATATTCGTTCATGAGTTTGCATACAAAGGGTGCTTGTAATGACTGATCATTCTGTTGTTTGGCTTCTCGATGAGCAGTTTGTTGAGATGATTTTTGTGTGGCTGGTATGGATGAAGGCCGATGTGTCGACTGTTGAGAAACTGGTGATGGACAACTGTACTTCAAACGATAAAATAATGTGGATGGAAATAATGTACCATCTATCGATTCGAACGTATCAATTGATTTAACATGTTCATCATTGAATTCCCACCATTTATTATCATGTTTTGCATATGCAAGATCACATTCTCCAATTGAAGGATTAAACATACTCATAGCTACAAGCTCATAATCGTACTTGTACTCGTTGTCATCTTCACCGATATTTAATGTTACATTTTCAATTAGTCTTGTACGCATGGAACCTAGGTCAGTTTTGTTTTTGTTAATACACTCCTGTAATTCGAACATAATTATACACGTTGGAGATGACATATTTTTCGTTAAATCAAAACTAAAATCATTATAAGAATTAACAATAGAGTTCAATATTGACTCCATTTTTATCTCTTTCTCTATAAACTGTGAATTATTATGTTTACTATCTCTAAGATTAAAAATAATTGATGATATAGTAGTCGTATTATTTGTAATTGTTATTTTTTCCAATCTATTGACTACTCCAACTATGAAGTCATAACCACTATATGTTGACGCAGGGGGAAATTTTATATATTCATGAATTGTTTTGATTTTATTATCGTCTAATTCGATATTCCCTCTCATCACGTTGAATATATGAATCAAGTTCTCTATCAACTTTGCATCTTCATCACTTTGGGGTTTAACATTATCTTTCAAATACATAAGCCATGCGACAAACTCTGGACATGCATTGAGACATTGCATACCGGTATTAATGCAGCCTTTGTTACCTGAATTCGCCAAACATTTGGGTTCTGTTGATATTGGTAATTTGTCCCCATATTTGTTCATGAGTTCGCATACTCGACCTATAAACAATTGTTTATCATCTCTGGGTATGAATGAAGGTACTTGCATCGATTGTTGAGAAACTTGTGGTACCTGGTCACCTAGAATTTTATGCGGATCATAATTGTTAACGACTTTCTTAACATCATCTGTCAGATCTTCCTTGATGGTTTCGAACATATTTGTATCGGTTATTGTTACATTTTCAATTGCGTTCCCACTGATTAATTGAGTGACGTGATAAAACAAATCGCTAGCAATTAGATAGACACTCTTTTGGGTGTCTATTTTATATCCTATATTCGTGCCATTTATTGTTACACTATTATCGTCTATGGTTATTTCTATTTTAATATTTGCATACACGTCATTTTTGATCGCACCCAAAATACCCATCACAATTTGGATGTAATCTTTTTTATCTTCAATTGAGTCTATAACCTTCCTTACAATCCCAGCATCGACCATAAAATATTTCTCGTTTTTACTATTACTCATGGCACCTGATTATATACACCTCGATATTTTTTGCATTCCGTTGATCAAACACAGAAGAAATAGAGAAATTAGAATGATACATATTCGTCATGGCTTGCTATAAGATCCACTTGAACACTAAAGATGCGCATGCACAGTACCTCGCGAAATGCACTAGATGTTCATGCATCCAGTGGGTTGCGCATGCATTCATGATGATTCTGCGCAATTCTTGAGTGTACACAAATTAAATACACTGCTCCAGCTTGTCCAGATCGATACGGTACAGATCCTTGCTGGTCATGGATACCAATCTATCCAGCTCGATCTGTTTGGAGTCCTTCTCCTTCTCCAGAGCATCCTTCCTCTTTTTAGTGAGAGAGGAGAGTGGCATCCCCAAAAGCGTAGAAATCATCTCCTCAGGGAAGCCAAGACTCTCCAGCAGGTCATTATCAGCCTCGTGCAAATCGAGTTCTCTAGTGACAATCATGTGCACGAAACGCACCTTGTGAGACAGGACCTCCAACTCATGTTTCAGCACTTCGATCTGACACTCGCGTCTCTTGGCGTACATGTTCAGACGGACCGTAAAGAACTCCATAAGAATCTCGGCGGCGTTCTCAAACTTCTGGATCTGACCCTTGCTGTTGAAGAGGTGCATGTTGGTCGTAGCCAACGGTTTGGTGCTGTGCATCTTCAGAAGGACTTCGAACTTGGTCAGACCTTTGGCGGGATCCACAGCCATCCATTCGGTCGCCGCAACAGCGCTCCCAAACGTGACCACAAATCCAACCGTATCCTCCGTGCTTTCGTTCGTAATGCTCTTGATTTCCTTAGGATGATCAGTTGCCAGAGTCTCGAGTCCATCCTTGAAATCGTCCGTCCACATACCCACGGGAAGCTCGCTGATACGGATCTTCAAGGGGGAGACCTTATCGATCCTTCCCACCATCATATGCTTCCCGTCATGTTCTATCACGGATCCAGTGAACCCCTTGTACCACGGAGCCATCGCAGGAATGGGGTCACTCTTTTCATCCAGTAAATGACGCACAGCAGCGATGATGTCCTTAGGATTGTGGCACGGCACCTGAGTGCTGTAACCGGTCCCTATCCCCACGGCCCCGTTGATCAGTACCAACGGAATGACAGGAACGTACGTAGTGGGCTCCACCTTGATCCCGTCATCCTCCTCGTAATCCAAAACACTGTCATCCTCTGCCGGGAAGAGCAGTCGAGCAACTTTCGTGAGATGGGTGTGGATGTAGCGGGGAGATGCATGGTCGGTACCTCCGGCCAGACGGCTTCCGAACTGTCCCACAGGTTCCAGCAGATTGATATTGTTACCCGACCCTACGAATGTCTGTGCCATCCCTATAATCGTTCCCTGCATGGACGTCTCTCCGTGGTGAAAGAGCGAGTGCTCTGCAGCATATGCGGCCAGCTGCGCCACACGCATCTCGGACGTGACAGGTCGCTTGAAACAGCCGAAGAGGGCTTTGCGCTGGGATACCTTAAGTCCATCCACGACCGACGGAATGGAGCGCAGGACATCGTAATTTGAAAAGTGTTTGAGATCCAGGTCCACAAACTCTCGATATGAAACATTTTTGGAGTTGTAATCCAGCGTCTGGGACCTCTCATAGCTCTGGAGCCATACTTTCCTGTCGTTCGCTCTCTTCTTATCGAATGACCTTGCAAGTGCATCCTCGCATGATAAGGCCTCTCCGGGTGAACTGCCGACGTGGTAGGTCACTATCCTCAGTTCCTTGAAGTACTCGCGCGCTTCGGCAGAGGTGGACGTGCCCAGTCCCTTGTAGTACTTGATGGTCCACTGCTTGGCGTTTTGATCCTCTAACCATTTCTCGTAATCAGAGAGACTGTAGAAACTCAGGACCTTTGCATCTCCGCGCATGGATTTGGGAGTAGCTTTAACGATCGGAGTGAGCATAGATGTCACGAACCCAGGAATGTTCATGACCAGGGACGGCCACAGTTGGTGCAGCATGTTGAATACTAGGCCTTTGATATGCGATCCGTCCACATCCTGATCGGTCATGATCATGACGCGTCCGTACCTCAGTTCGTTGGTGGATGCATACTCGCGTCCAGATTGTAGACCCAGTATCTTTTTCAGGTTGGCAATTTCTTCGTTCGCAGCTATACGGTCGGCTGATACGTCCCGTACATTGAGCAGCTTTCCTCTCAGGGGGTACACTCCGTACTTTTGTCTGCCCACAACCGATAATCCGGCCACGGCCATAGCTTTGGCACTGTCTCCTTCCGTGAGGATGAGCGTACACTGATCGCTTTTGGCCGTTCCTGCCCATTCTGCATCATCCAGTTTCTTGATCCCATAGACGGCGCTGCGTTTGGCTCCATCCGTCTTGCGACTGTCCCGATCAGATGCCACTCCGTTGAAGGTGCTGATACGTTCCACGAATCCGTCCAGCTTGCATATCTTCTCGATGAATTTGTCGGAAATCTGCTGAATCTTTCCGGCGAATTTGGTGGCGGGGGTGGTGAGCATCTCCTTGGCTTGAGAGTCGAACGTGGGATCCGGGATGGTAGCTCTGACGAAAACAAAGATGCTCTCTCTCACGAAGAGGGGCTTGAGCGTGCCCGCATCCTTTTTCAGGGTACGTCCGACCTTGGTACTGGGATTGCGCAGGTACTCCAGCACGCGCTTGCACACATGGGTCATCACATGGTCCACGTGCTTCCCCCCACGGATGGTGTTGAGTCCGTTCACGAAAGAGACCTGCTGGAACCCGTTCAGGGAAAGACAGACCGCCACCTCCCATCCATGCTCGATGCATTCGTATGCCATAGTAGTACCAGTGCCAGTAGTGTGTAGAGAAACATACTGCTCGAACGTCTTGACGGGTATCTTGTCGCCGTTGAAGGTGACAGTCACGTAGGATGGGGTGAGTGCAGCAATGTCGTAGACACGGCGCTGCATCACGCGCTTCATGATATCCGGCAATCCTCCTGGGAGACCAAACCTTGCATAGTCTGGGAGGAAGGATACCTTGACCCATGCGCGTTTGTTGCGGCACACCTTCACATCGGGTTTGAGAATTGTGGACATGTTCGCTTCGAATCTCTGTTTGTACAGCAATCCTCTCGACGTGTCCAGCGTCTCGATCTCGAAGAACTCGGAGAAGATGTTGCACGCCTTGGCACCGATTCCGTTCTGGCCGCCCACAGTGCGCTCCGTATCCTCGGAGTAGTTGGCCGATGTGAGCATGTGCCCGAAAATGAGTTCCGGGACGTAGCACGGCGGAGTGCACGCATCCGACATCTCCACCGGCAGTCCCACTCCATCATTGCGCACCTCGATGATGCCATCACCATTGATAGTGATGTCGATGTGGCGCACCAAATCGCCAGAGACAATCACCTGGTCCAGCGCGTTCACCAGTATCTCGTCAAAGATCTTGTACAGTCCGGGAACGTATAGGGTGCACTCCTCGGACGGGGCCTCTCGAATCCTCACATCCTTCGATAATAATGGCGAGAGCTTCCTCTTTTTGGGTATGGATGATGATGATGATGTTGTCAATGATAACACTGACGATATAGATATTGACGATTCAGATCTCGTCAGGTCGCACAATGACTCTTCTTCTTGTTGTTCATGGTGAACATGTCCTTCATGGTGATCTTGTCCAACAGAAAGGACGCGAATTGTAGCGCCCACTGCCGGTGGGGAAGGCTCTATGGAGCCCACATACATGCCGGGGCGCAGGAGAACATGTTCCCGTTGCGACAGCTTTTTGTATTGCTGGGCGCTGGCAACGAAGTCCTCAGCCATTATGTGTATGCGTGCGTATGAGTCTCTGTTGAGTAAGACAACGTGGTATGTCTTTATGTCATCATTGTTGTGTTCGATGATATAAGCGCATTGCGCGCAATACGTTTGACAATGAAAGATAAAAATAGATGATGGAGGATCTAATAATAGACGACTTCGGACCCATCAATATCGACTCTTCGCTATGGTCTTTGGTGGACGCTGTGTGTGCGAACATGCCATACGAAGAGTTGCTTGAGACAGAATATGTCAAATCCATACGAGAGAGTCTAAAAAGATATCCTCACAATCCGTACTCGGTTTCGTGTTCCTGTTTCTTGCCGTGGGACATAATATCGTCTGTGTACCAATCTGATGACAACGACATGAACGTGTTTTATGACGATGATAGAGATGTGATCATCTTTGATTCCCTGGATGATACGTTCAATGGACTATTGCATATCGCAGAGATGGTCATCTTTCACGAGGAGTACTCTGACATTCTAGATCGTGAGCATATCCTGAAGATGCGAAAGTATTGCACGTTTATGAAGAACGTATCGTCGATTCTGGATATCAACGAAGTGTCTGAGATGATGGATACATTTTCCATGGATTGATCTCGTATTTTCCTCATGAATATATGTGCATGAATATAAAATGACCAGGTCTCTGAGCTTGCCTGATATAACTGTCGCGTCGATCTTGTTCTTGATACTGGCATTATGTGCTGTCGCTGCATCTCTGCTGCCTCTGAGGTTCAGGGCGGCATACGTTGAACATCTGAGCGAGGAAGCGCTGCGTAATATGAAGACTGAGAAGAGTGATATTTACGATAGGGGTGGAATTCGTTTCTTTTATTCGGACGGGAACACCTACCCGTCCGATTCTGTGTACTTCAATCCCACTGATAACGATATCGTTTGCAAGTTTGGAGAGCAGGAGGTCCAGGCACAAAACTGTAAGCAGGATATCAATCTGGAGACGTTATCGATGGGTGACCAACTGACACCTTTGACCGATCCTAGATACGAATGTTCGGCTCTCATTATGCCCAATGTGCATCGTATGATCACCAATGACAAGGATGCTAGGTTGAGAATTCTGATGGGTGAATATGATTTCGTAAAGAATTGTCTGACAATGGAGTTCCTGGTGAACGCAACTGCACCACCTAACACATTGATGATGGATACGCGCTCTTACGCGACCAAGCTTTTCTTCTTGTTCCGTCCCGTTTTCATCAGAGGTCCTCAATGCCTGCCCACGCGCTTCAGTACCGTCAGCATGTACGATTCGCATGGATCTCTCACGCGCATCCCCCTGGTCCTAGAACCTGTCACGGACACGCGCATCACGGGTGTACCTGCGAGTGCAGCGCAATCATATAACACCCTAGGCAGCATCGTGGATTCGAAGCGTCTTGAGGTGCTCAAGCACCTAGGCGACAGGATGAACGTTCCAGTGGTGTTGTACTACATGAACTTCGTCCAGGATAAGCCGGACATTTTAGAGTACTCTAATGTCGCCACTGCATTCATTACCCCGGCTTCTAGGAACTATGCGTTGGCTATCGCTTCCGGTCTCACATTGGATGTCCAGGCCGACTCTGTGCGGGTCCTCACCATGAACAATACATTGACAGTGGTAAGGACGTCCACTTCGACGATCATTGTCACGTTCACTACATCCCTTGTAGTGATGGCGTCGATGGATAAGGCCAACCAGCGTGTGCAGGTTGTGCAGACGGGAGGGATGCCGGTCAGTCGTGTATCGATGAACACGATCCGTCAATTATCTCAACTGTATCCGCCTACAGGTGGCATGTATCCTTACACGAATACTTGCATTCCCAACCTTGCGGATATCGCATTGAGACAACAAGTTTTGCGACCTTGATCAGATCGATACCATACGTTAACAAAAACAGTCAGTACATTACACTGACTGTAGATCGACAAATCGCGGCTGGTAGTTGTTTTTTTCATTTACTACTGTATATCGCGGCATGAGTACCGAAAGTGTCCAAAGTTGGAAAATATATCTTTTCATTGTTATAGTGTTGATTATAGCATATATCGCAGTCTTTGTGTGGTGGAAATCGAGGAACGGGGGATGGCGTGAAAAGTTTTCGCTATGGAAGAAGGATGATAGCGATAAAAGCGACGAATCAGAATGTTCATCTGTATCGTCGTCAGAAAACGAAGATGACCATTTACACATAACTATCGAACATACTCATGCACACGATCATCCCGTCTCGAAGCCATTACCACCACCACCAGTGCCCAAGCCCGCCCCAAAGCCAGTGCCTATGCCAGCGCCTAAGCCAGCGCCTAAGCCAGCGCCTAAGCCAGCGCCTATGCCAGAGCCCAAGCATGTGCACAAGCATGTGCACAAGCCAGCACCAAAACCCGTGCTCAATCACGATCACGATCACGAACACGAGTATGAACATGAACATGAACATGAGCATGAGCATGAGCATGAATCATCTCGTCGTCGTCATCATCATAGTTCTTCATCAGATTCTAGTGATAGTAGCGATTCGGATGATGATGATGATATGTACGATGAGAATGTGCACAAGAATCTTACGGAGTACGATGCTCGTATGTGTACCATGAACGCCTTCCGCAGGATTTTTAATAGGAACGCCACTCCTGAGGAGATTTCAAAGTATTCGCAATTGAAGTGTACTTCGGATATCGACAAGGCTGTTTCCAATATGAAGATTGAGGGTGTCACGAAATCTAGTAACAAGAAGAAGACTCCTATCAAGATCGACGAAGATGATAGTGGTAGCGACGATGATAAGAAGGGTATCGACAGGGTCAGGAACACATTTAGACCGAAAACTGATACTAATATTAGCACACGTCCTCTTGAATCCAAGAAGAACAACAATGCAAACCGGAGGAGGCAGGGACAGAGAAGCGATGCTGTAACGGAAAATGGTAACGGAAAATGCTTGAACTCTTGGTATTCTGGCGCCCCGTATACAAGCTCGGCTTCCCCCTACACTCCATATGATCGTATGCCCAAGAACATCGAAGACGATCCAACAGCATCCCGTCTTCTTAAGGGTCTGAGAACGATTGATAATAATCAGTGCATGACTTCCCAACATGCTGCTGCGAGGAAGAGGCAGCAGCAGCAGAACCAACAGAACTCGAATTCGTTGGATGGGTTCGACGGACTTGACATGTTCGATGATTTCAATAACGTGACAAATGTGAATTGCTCCAAACCGTCACCTTATACCGATTCGTATCGAGACAACCTCCAAAAATCGACAAAGGGACGTAATGGTAAAAAAATGACTAGTTTGTCAGGTTCTGGTTCTATTTCTAGTATGGGTTCTGGCAAAAAGGTTGCCATTGATAGCGACCAGATGTTGACCTACCTTGATAACATATGCAAGCAGGTGGACAGTGCCAAGGACTTGGTGAGTATCAATCGATCCATATGATTCGTTTGAATACCAACCAGAACACTAAGACGCCCAACACGATATACAATAACATTTCGATGAATTCGCGTGAAAATATGTTGGTGTCTGTCCCTCCCACATACATCATGAACTGTATCGTGAAATGAATGCATACCATGCGCAAGATATCAGAGATCATAGGTTGGTACTCCTCTCCCAGGATACGTGAAATAGGAATGGTGAACACCGATCCCTCCTCGGGAAGTCCTCCGCCGTATGTCCATTCCGGAGGCAACATGCGAACCATTGGATCCTCATTGTGGCTAACGTGTTGTTGTTGTTGTGTATCCTCGTCTGAACTCATCTTGATTCTATATTACTCTTGGGGAAATTATAATTTTTTTCTCGTACACCCGTTTTTTTATGATTGTTGTACTTGTTCTTGTTGCTGAGAAGGATAAAAGCCGGGTAGAGTCAGATTATCGTTGCCCTGGACAAACATCCCTGGCAGGGTCATTGTCTGCACTTTTTCTGCATCACCGTATCCCAATGGCTGAGAAAGAACATCATTTACACTGGATACAACGTCGACTACGGACTTGCCAATTTTCGACATGGCCAGAGGCGTTAACATAGCTGCGATGAATGCGGGCATGGGATCGATACCACGTTTCATCTTATCTATCACATATATCATCACTATGCAGATAACCATCATAACCGATGTGACGATGGCGTAAATCCAACTGAATAACATCTAATCTAATATCAATCGAGCATTTTTTCATCGTGCACATGTTCACACACATGCAAATGAACACTCAAACATGAACACGCATGCATGAACACGCACATGAACACGTATGCACCGACTGTAGAGTCTCCGCTGCATCTCCCAGCAAACCCGCGGGTATCACTGAGTCTCTACAAGTCTCTATGGCATCTCCCAGCAAACCCGCGGGTATCACTGAGTCTTTACGAATCTCCCAGCAAACCCGCGGCTATCACTGAGTCTCTATTACATCTCTATGGCATTTCCCAGCAAACCCGCGGGTATCACTGAGTCTCTATTACATCTCTACGAATCTCCCAGCAAACCCGCGGATATCACTGAGTCTCTACAAGTCTCTATGACATCTCTATGGCATTTCCCAGCAAACCCGCGGGTATCACTGAGTCTTTACGAATCTCCCAGCAAACCCGCGGCTATCACTGAGTCTCTATTACATCTCTATGGCATTTCCCAGCAAACCCGCGGCTATCACTGAGTCTCTATTACATCTCTATGGCATCTCCCAGCAAACCCGCGGGTATCACTGAGTTCTCTACGAGTTCTCTATTGCAAAGCAGTGGCTATCACTGAGTCTAATCCGCTGTTATCACTGATTATCTACATGTATGTATCATAGAGGTGGTCTTCTATCAAATTCAGAGTGGCGTTGGGTAGAGGATTGGTCTCAGATAAAAGAAGACCCAGACACTGCTCCTCTCCCAACCGACTCACTATGTTCTCGATGCAGCTCTTGTGATCAGAGAAGCGGTGCAGCACATGCGTTAGTGCGCCAATGTCTGAGCCACACAGCAACGAATACAAATGCTGTTGAACCATCTCGTGTGTCCTGGATGGAAGGGGATTCTCCAGAAGAAGCAAGCTACAGCAATCATCCAGTTTCAGACGCGCAACTAATATCTGACCTCTCCCCGATGCATCAATTGTACGCAGTACTCTCTCAACCATGGCGGTGTTGGTTGCGCTGATGGTGCTGGCGCTGATGGTGCTGGCGCTGATGGTACTGGATTCAGGTCCTTGTTGTTCTTGTGGAGAGGTCTGGGGAACCGGAGTAAGTAGTAGCATCTGCTGTTGCTCATGTGACTGCTGCGAGGAATCTGCTTCAGGGAGATAAATCACCATATCCTCCTCATCATGATGCTGCTGCACCTGTTGCACCTGTTGTTGCGCCTCTTGCTGCGCCTGTTGCTGCTGCACCTGTTGCGCATGTTGTTGCGCCTGTTGCACCTGTTGCTGGTGCGCCTGCTCCTGTGCGGAAACATCATCACCATGATAATCCATATCTTGGGGTCCCCCCATGGATGAAGATGGCGATCCATCGACAACAGGAGTCTCGGTGGTGTTTCCAGGCAAAGTCGCGGATAACTCAGCAGAGTCTCTGTGGCGTTTCCAGGCAGATCTGCAACTGTTGGTGAACATGGGATACAATGCCTTGAAGAGTTGCCTGCCTGACCCTTCTGGATCTGATCGAATCACATCATGGAACCTGGAGCTCAGAGACTTTGCCACCCACTCCGGCTTATCAGAAAGCGATTCTTGTAGACCTTCAAACTCTGACAGGTTAATACCCACGATATCACGCAGTACTCTGCTTCGAGCCTTAAAAACCATGCGCTTGGGGTTCGCCTTTGTAAAAGATTTACCAGAGCACTTGTTGCAGATGATCATTTGATGCCGTCCCCTGTCAATACGGAAATGCGTGACAATGGATTCACACTGAAGAAAGTGCTCCCACCTCTCCGCTTCATAGTCCTGCTCTTCTTTAGAGACAGGCACGTCGTCAGTAGTCAGGTCTGCAGCCTTCGTCAACCAGGTTGTATACTGCCTCCAGGACAGATCATTGAAAACGGTACTGGCGCATACGGGATCCTGTGCGATAGCTTGACACAATTCTTCATTCAGTTCCTGAGCGATGCGCTTGATATCTGACCACTTCTCGAGACGGGAAGCAGTCCCGACTTCCTCGATGATCTGCACAGGATCCTTTTTCAAGAACTTGAACAATCGGTGACGAGTCTTATTAGTTGACACCACAAGACGCATCGAAGAATTATACTGATTGTGTTGCGAAGGTCCACAACAGTCCCTGCAAATCACAAGTTCGGTCCTCTTGCCATGACGAATCGACTCGATGATGTTCTTGCACTGCCGAAAGTGTTCCCATTTTGCACCACTACATGCTGCACCAGTTGTCTTGGTGTCCACCTGCATGGATCGATAGAATTACACATGATGATTTGATACAACAAAAGACAACAAAAGACAACAAAATACAACAAAAGACAACAAAAGAATTTACCGTGACACTGCGACTGGATGATGATATCTCCTCGAAAATTCTGCGACCAGCATTCTCGGGATCCTTGTGAACAGCATCGTTGATCATCACATTCATCTGCGACGCTATTGAATCCATCTCCATATTTCTGGATTCCTTGCTTCTGCACGATAATGCTGTGTTCATGCTCTGAACCAGAGAGGAGAGATCGAGTCCCATTATATCAATCAGATGGTGGTACGAATTCGGGGACAACATCAATCGTTTGGGCAGCTTCCCCAAAGAAGCAGATCCTGAACAGTGTATGCATATGAAAACGAAAAATGACTTCCCGTAATAACGAACAGATGCGACTGTATTCTTGCAATTGTGAAAGTGCTGCCACCTCGCTTCTTCACAACACGACGCTGATGTAGATGTCGATGCAGATGTCGAGAGGTTGGCGGTGGTGGTGGTGGTGGTGGTGGTAGCAAGCATGATAAAAAATGCCAATCCAGTGAATGTGTACACGCTCTTATACACTTCAGATCAGGGTTTATGACACAGGGTTCCATAGATTGAGTGAGTGAGTGAGTGAGTGAGTGAGTGAGTGAGCGCCTGTATGCGCAGCATCTGTGAAGGTTCACTCTCGCGTGTGTCGAGTATCACGAGTACAAATGGCGTGTATCCAGGACTATTTTTTTCCTATCTGATGTGACGAGTTGTGCACGCTCCATAGGCACGGGAAGCGTGGAGCTGTCGTGGATATATTGCTTGTACATCTTCAATTCGCTCACTATCTGGGGGACGCAATAGTTTAACACGTGTCCGTTGAGTTCCCTGATCTGGAGGAGGATGGTATCCTTCTCGCCAGGAATGTTCCGAGATTCTGTCAGAAATATGGATCTCATGACGAACAAAAGTTGCTCCCTGGATTGCTGCCCTATCACGTGCTCCTTGTTGGTCTCGATCCATACCCTGTACCTGATAGCATCGTGCAATGCGCTGACATTTACATCGCTGAAAAAGACATCGGCTACAGGGTTAGATTGCAATTTGTTGATACGGACACGATCTGTAGCCATTATTCTCCTACTTATCTACACTTCCTGAGAATAAAAGTGTGCGCGTTTCTTACGGAGGAGGACCTTGCTGCTGCGCCATCATCTGTGCTATCACGATGGATGGAGGAGGACCGTATTCTCTCGCTAGTTTATCGTAGACCCTGTCCAGAAGGAACATGGTTTTGATGTACATACGTTTATTGTTCTCGTTCCATTGGGTTCTCCACGCCTCCATCAGCTGTCCCTGCAACGTCCTCGTCATATTGAATCCCAATGGGATCTTTGCGGATACGATATTCCCGACGAAGAAGAAGAAAAGGTACGTCGTATGCAATCTGAAATCTACGTGTCTGCTATACAAGCTATCGTATTTGGATATGTCTACGTTGTGCGCCTTGTATATGTCTGCCATGTTGGGCAGGTTGAGGTGGAGGGACCAGTCGCCAGATATCAGAGAGTCGTATAATTCATAAGATGTGCTCATCAGGATCGAGAGACATATAAGCGTGTTTACGATGTGACCGTGCCCTATATCGTTCGGCATTATTGTGCGTAGGACGGTCTTGGGCGATAACGCATGCACCAAATCGGATCCTATGTTTTGAATCGGTTGCGTATGACTACGTATCTTGGCGATTATGGCATTCGCATTTTCCAGCGCACTTTTATGTACGGCACTCATTGCGTCTAAGTATCTTGGAATTCGGACATAACTGTTCGTTAACATATCGATGCAGCAAGGGTCGCTCATGATTCCGTGTGAACGTTCCAGCAAGGGCACCTGACAACACACGCTCGCGTGGATCAACTTGTGTCGCGGACATCTTCTTATCTCTTCACGGATGCTCTTGCACGCCATCGACAACGCAGCTATCTCTTGCACCCTGGGCACATGTGGAGTACGCGAGTATGTCCAATGACCTAAAATTACTGGCAGCACATCAAGCAGGAGTGTCGAAGTCATCCCATTTTTGCATATCCTTATCATTTTTTCTTTAAGTCTTGTATTTCCGAATCGATACGCGATATCTCTCGGCGCAACACTTCGTTCCTCTCCTCCTGATTGGTAAGTTGCGACTGCAATCTGTTGAGATTCGCCTCGTCAGTACCGAGACGTTTCATGCTTATGCTATCGCTATACTTCTGAGCATCCTCCGCTTTCATATCCTTCTTGAATTTTACGATACATTCCTTGTTATTCTTGGACACAGCCACCGAATCTATATACGTGCCATCAAAGTACGGTTTCTCGCCCATGCCATCGCACGCTATCAAGCGCTGTCCGGTGGTGCTCTCGCGTTCACCCGCCTTTCCCACACCTACCATGCTGCCGGAGAGAAAGGAGCAAGATGTGAGACCATCGCCATCATCGTTCGTACTACTCGATGCCATCAACCCGCCATTGAACGTATCCAGAACAGGGACGCCGTCCACGATACAACGTTCATCAACCAACAACTGACCCGATTGATTCAGGAACTTTTCGGTAGTCATATTAGTCGTACTACTAGGAGGACGCATCAATGACACTCCTATAATGCATCCTATCACGAGCAGGATCGAGAGCTGAACCAATAGTATCGTCCTTGCACCCATAACACCAATAATGTATTAGGCACATTTCATTTTTCAGTTGTAGAGGCGCCACCACTTAAACCATGGTTAACACTATACAAAATGATCCCATGGTTAACACTATACAAAAAATCAATGATCCCCGACATTTTTATACTTCCATACGAATCAGAGACGGGTGGCGGATGGAGCACGTTATTGAATGCGATTCAAGATGAAGAACTCGATGGTCGAGTGCTGCATTCTGATACCAAAATAAGCTTTGATGATCAGGTCGATACGTATCGCGCGTACCTTGGCGACATGGCAGCCAGCGCAATCGAAACTGCATCCAAAGTAACCAATTTTAGGTTCATTTCGTGGAATGACTTTCATGAGAAAGTAGTTTTATTCGCTAACGAAATAGCCAAAAGAGTACTCTCCCTCCCATCTAGACACCTTTTGGCGTTCGTAATTAGTTCGTTATCAACAATCAAGTCAGATACATGGTTGTTTTTGCTTATTGCAAAACAACTCCAAAAACATCCTAAATGGACACACATCGCAAAAAACATAATACTTTTTAAACGCACCAAACATGAACCTAAAACGCCGCCCCATAAACTGATAAAGGGTACAAAATTGCATATCGTTGCAACAGATGATATGGTGTACTCAGGGCAACAGTTGGGCGTTATGACATATTATCTCACACAACTAGGAATCAATTATCCAGACATAATCGAATCTATCACAATACGTCCGATTTTTTCATCTCAAAAGGGAATCCAATACGTTCGCAGCAACATCCGAGATGCACTAAAAAATAACAAAAATATTGAAAAATCTCAAAAAAAACAAAATCAAAGCGGTGTACGTCCGATAGTGCGTCCTTTCAAAGCACCCATTGAGAGGACTGCAGAAGCAGATATGTCGAACGTGCTCAAGAAATTGGTGGATGCCGATGTGGGTGTGTGCATCACGATCGATAGGCCAGATGGAAGAGCCACATATGCCATGTCCATGCTGAGTTCAATGGGACTCGTCAGCTACATCCAATTACGTAATAAAAAATATTTCAATACCTACTCTTACGATACAATGGTAATCGTGTCTGATAAACCAGATTACATGATCGTTGCTTTATTGGAGGGAATCGACGTGATCTTCGAACACAAGTTGGCCGATAGTTTATCTCTTCCTACGTCGGCATTGATGCACGGGCGAACAGTAAGATCGGTTATGGCAAAAACTTGCATGTCTGCCGTATGTGACGGCACCATCCCGCGGGGTGCTACAGTGCATGTTGACAAGTTCAAGAACATCCTGAATAAGGTATCGAACATCCATGTCCCGTATCACGATCCCATATTTGTGATGAACGATTGGCATCCATCGAAGACGGCCGAACTCGTAAGTGTACGTAAGCATAAGACGTTGAAAGACATGCCAATGCATTTGCCATTGCTGCTTCCCGCCAATGCATGCGACGATGATACTGCCAAACACAATAAAAATGTAAACAAGAACTGGTCAGTAAACCTCGAGTTCAATAGGTCATCGAAATGCGAAAACCCACCGTACAAGAAAAACATCCTTGATAAAATCAAGAAGCTTCCAGCAGTGTCTGATGTGCGCGACTTTTATAAATAACTTGTGGGGGGGAGGACGAGGAGGAGGACGAGGAGGAGGACGAGGATGAGGATAATGTGGTGTGCCTCATTTCATTTTAATTTTAATGTTCCTTTGAGTTTAGCGGGATGCGTGATATAACTGTATTCAACGAAATTACGGCAAAGGATTTAGATATTCTTGTGAGAACGAGAGAACAAAAGCAACGCGAAGTCTTTATACTCGTATTGGAGCGCATCTATTCCCGTATTCGAAGATGTGCATTCGTATCAATGAGCGATTGTAGATTCGATTTCCCTGAGGTAGTCTACGGCCATCCGATGTTCGATATCGATAGATGCATCAAGTTCGCAACTCGTCATTTAGTGATGAACGGGTTCAATGTGAGTCGCACATTAGGTTCGCAACGAAGCATTGATATCATGTGGGGCGCATCCGCCATCGCTGCTGCTGCAAACGCACAGAAAATGATAGCACCACCACAACAACAAGAGAAACACCGACCCCTTCCAGTGTCATCATCCTCGTTATCGTATTCATCATCAGTCCCTAATAATCGTAATAATCGTAATAATCATGTTCACTTTCCGATGGATACGCGTCCTCATGGTGATGGTGACGATAATGGCGGTGATAATGGCGATATGTTGGTATCGATATCGCGGCGTCGAGGTAACAGGAGTCCTTCACCTCATCGTTCAATTGACACTTTAGTAACTCGTAACATCATTCCGTCTTCACGGTAATAAAAATTAGCGTGCCATTCCTCCTCCTGGGAATCCGACCAGGTTGGCGCCGATACCGAACCCTGCTCCGTTACGAACACTGGATCCGATGGATGGTGCGAACAGATCCAGGACAGCGAAAGTACATGCGGCGACCAAAGCGATCATCAGCACCTCCTTGGGATCCATCTTGATGTTGGGGATCAGATATGCAGCAATGGCAACGATCGCGCCCTCGAATGCATACTTGACAATTCGGACCAGAATCTCGGTTGCGTCAAAGGAAATACCTCCCCCTCCTCCGTTTGTGGGATAGCCGCTCATCTTGTAATGTAGTATAATTGGAACACACAAAAAAAATTAAGATTTACAAAAAGATTCCATGACGCACCGAACCGCATGATCAAACGCATCCGCATCGCGTTTGATTTCGTAGATATGTCCGGATAAGACATAAATGACACGCAATGGCGCATCGTTATTTTGATACGATTGCATCCATCCATAAAACACCGCCTGCAACATATGCTTCATCTCGAAATCCCCGCTCGTGCATTTAAGTTCGATCAACGTCCCATCCGCATTCAGGATGACATCCGCATCGCCATGCACGTTGTACCTCTCACAATGCACGTTATTGTACCTCTCACAATAAACTTCCGTCTCTCTGCACAGAGGAGCCTCGAACTGGGGATCCATATCATTATTTATGCAACACACGTGCTCCAAGAAATTCATCAGCGAATCGCACATGTCCGAATCGATCCATCTGAAGTTGGGAAGCTGCCGCGCCCTATAAAAGTATTGGGACCGGGCAGATTGGTGAAGCATCGCCCCACACAGGAAGTCGCCGCATACGACCTTATCCTCCGCGTACCGTTTGAGCGTATGCTCACGCAGCTGCATGCACAAATTGGACGAATCGAGATTGAGTGTATGCAGCTGGTCAAGCAACCAACAACGTCCCTGCAATCTATACTGCAACATCGCAGGGATAGCGATACCGTTCAGATCGGCCACATACTCCGCCCCGTAACCCGTCTTCACGGTAGCACTCAGTTCCGGTAGGTCAGTAAGAGTATCCCCAACCTTGGTCACCTTGATAGATTCACAAGCCATTTTCACGATATGGTAGGGAAGGTGCTCCAACAAAGTACTCACGCTCACATCCTTTTTACTGGGGGTAGGTGTCTCTTCCGATACTACAGGGGGATTCTTCTTGTTCTTATTAAGCTCACGCGCCACTATGGAACTGCATTTGGCAGCATCGATATCGCACAGTGATGATAGGGACGATACGTCTACATACGGCGCAAAGTTCGCGTTCTGGCTGTGTATGATGATCAACTCCCGCTTGGCGCGCGTCATGCTCACGTACACGGGATTAGGGCATACGTGTTCATCTTCGGTCGCATTACGATTAAAGAAGAGGGGGTACGCATCATCCGTGCCCCCCATGACCACGACCGCATCCCTTTCGGATCCTTTGCTACCGTGGAAGGTCATGAATGCTAGTTTGTTTCGCAACACCTCTTCGCTGAGGGAACAATCTTCCATGACATCGTTCACGCATACGGGCACACGCTGACGCAATAGACGTCCCTCCAGAATTCGTAGCGGGGTCCGTTTCTTCGGATCGCGACTGATCCCCTTCTTTATGGTAGGTGCCAACACCATAATCTGATCAGGACGATATTTTAGCAGCAACTTGAATATCACATCGGTCGGACAAGCACCGAAAAGGTTGCACAGCATGACGTTAGGTTTTATTGTAGAAGAAGACGCGTGACCGCTCGTCAGTACATCCTCGCCCCCCAATAATGCTCCATTGACAAAAGATGCCATAGAGGATGTGAGACGCCACGTCACTCTCAGGCTATGCGCGTGCCACTCGCGTCCATCGGACGGTAATAAAAATTCGCAATCCTTCAAGTATCGCGGAGATGCGCCCTTATACTCGTAAATGGATTGCCTGGGATCTCCTATGATGAGAAACTGGGGCGGTCTCTTCGAACAACAATGAGTCGCGATGATCATGATGATGTCCCAATAGAGGGGCGTTATGTCCTGGGCTTCGTCTATAACCACGAAATCAAAGATGGGATCATTAGAGAAGTTTCCTCCGTCCCTGATGTGCGATATCATGCTGTCTAACGCTTCGTCCGTCCTACAACTTGCGTTCCAATACCGCGTTCCGAAACTGTGAAAGGAGTGGACTTCGACCACCTCCGATAGACCCAAAAGTTCGACCTTACGTCTCGTTTCAGTCTTGAGATTGGCATTGTACGTCAGAATCAGGGTACGAACCTGACGATGCATGAGCGCACGTATGCACATGAGCGAGAGTGTGGTTTTACCGGATCCAGCGACACTCTCAAGACGTACATTTGCATCACCCAAGATAGACTCGATCACACGCGATTGTTCATGCGATGCAGGAGGTAACACGAAAGAACTCGTATCTCTTGACATATTTGGATCACGTTTGTGACTGTTTGTGAGCGTATGTATGTGACTATGAGTGTATCATTATCATTATTATCGATTATCACTATCCCCTTATGCATCCTATGCCATCATCGCCTCGAGCTTCCTGATCCTGTCTCCATACTGCTGGAGAGCGGCAACCATGATAGCTCCGATTTGATCGTACCTGACCATCTTGAAATCGTCGACCCTAGTTCCAACGATCAGAATATCCTCATCATCATGAATGGATGCCCTGATCTTCAGCAGTCCAGAATCCGTATCGAAACTGACAACCGTGGCGAAGAAGCTGTCCCCGTTAGGGATGCCGCCCCTCTTGCACTTGATCAGGCTTTCGGGCCTCAACCTGGACACGGTCTCGGGGGACAAAGTATCAAGCGACATTGAAACCTCAAACACACCTTGAACATTTTCGTCACTGGACGCTCTTGCAGTGTACACTGCAAAGATATCAGGGATGAAACTTGAACCCGTATCAACGCATTGTGGAGCGACAGCTTCGACCTCCTGAGCGATAAATCCGATCATATCCTCCAGACTTCCGTCGATGTATGAGAACCGCTTGACCTCCAGAGTATCGATCAGATCGGTGGGAGACGCGATCTGCTTATACGGCACGACATCCTTCTTGATACGCTTATCTGAATAAACGACAAACTCAGAAGAAACCACCTTGCCGGAACAGTTCATGGACACGCCTTCGACCTGCGCCTGGACATCCACAGGGTAAGCAGGGGAGTGCACACCCACCCCGAAACGACCGTCCACCGCCAGGTTTTGCTGGGTGTACATGCCACCCTCCACGATGATATCTCCCTGGACGTCCAGGTGAACATTCGAGAACTCAGGAGCGACCGCGTTGGGTACGCTGGGCGGCGCAGAGTTCATGTTGGAGCCCAGGAACATGGTTCCGCCCACGTAGGCATTAGACCTGAGAGCGAAGTTAGCATTGAGCGCCGCATCGCCATGCACCTCTAGGAGCTTGTTGGGCAGATGAGCATTGGAAGATGCGAAAGGGTAGGATCCTCCCAGAACAACATTGCTGTTGCTGGAGACCAAATCGGTATGATAGTTGGAGTATCCGCCGCTCAGCACCATCTTCTTCATGGTAGCATCGTTACCTGTGAATCCACCGATGACGGACAGAGATCCATCAACGAACGCTGCTCCCAGAGAAAACATGTTACTGGTAGTCACGTCGCCAGCAGAAACGGTCAACAGTTCATTAAATGAGACTGGCAGGGTTCGGTCAGATGGTGCAGAAACTATACCTGCCTGTGCGGCAGTATCAACACCGGCAGTCGAGCCGTTCAATTGCAGCCCGCTCATCAAACTGCGATTCGTTGTGAAAATTGTGTTCGCCCAAGTATCGCCCCTCAGAATCGTTGCTCCCGACACTCCAGCAAGCGTATCGGCACGCAGACCCGTGAAGAAAGATTTATTGCTTCCCGCGTACATGCCGTCGAGAGCGTGCACATCACCGGCCACATCGAACATCGATAGGGGATTGGATGTGTTGACACCGATCGCGGCATTTGAACTGTACATGGAAATGTCGCCTGTGGAGTTGGACATGGTGAACGCCAGGGCGTTGGAGGACATGTACAGCAACAGGATATCCTCGGCTGTAGCGGGACCCTTGAATGCGGCATTGGAGTTGATATAGTTTCCGAATGCGTTAGAGTTCCATCCGCTGAAGACGGATCCGTTCTGGTAAAGCAGGCCCGTGAAGTTGATGTCGCCGTTGACATCCAGAGTATAGTCGGGACTGACGGTATTGATACCCATCATGTTGGAGTTGGCGGAGAGGACGGATGCGCCAGTAGAATTGCTCAGGGTGATGGTGCCGCCGTTGTACACCACCTCTGATCCGAATAAGTTCAACTGGTTGGAAAGGAGAGTAATTCCATCCACGTGTAGGTTGCTATTGATTTCCGTGACACCCTCGACCAACAGATTGGATCGGATCTCCTCGGAAGAATAGATGACGATATTGCTATTGTTATAGTTGATGGTCTCGACGTTGAAGGATCCGCGAACGGTCAAATTACTAGCGAACTCTGTGTTCCCCAAGAACAATGCAGTGTTAGAAGCAGTGAACGTGCTTCCCGCAACAACGGCTTCCTTGAGGTAAGTGCTGCCGGTAACAGACAGGTCGTTGGAGAGAGTGGTGGCTCCATACGCCAGGAGAGTGTTGGACAGAGTGGTGGTGCCCCTCACCAGGAGAGAGTTGGACAGAGTGGTCGCACCCACAACACCCAGTGTGTTGGAGAGGGTGGTAGCACCCCGTACCAGGAGAGTGTTGGAGAGGGTGGCGGCTCCCACTACGCCAAGAGTATTTGAGAGAGTGGTGGCACCCTTCACCAGGAGAGTGTTATCCAGAGTGGTGGCTCCGTCCACAATAAGGGTATTGGAGAGAGTGGCGGCGCCCCTCACCAGGAGAGTGTTGGAGAGGGTGGTGGCTCCCTTTGTGAAGAGAGAGTCCTCAAGCGTGGTGGCACCCACAACGCCCAGAGTGTTTGAGAGTGTGGTTGTACCCCGTACCAGGAGGTTGCTGTTTAGTGTGGTGACACCTACAACATCCAGAGTGTTTGAGAGGGTGGTGGCTCCCATGGTGAGGAGAGTGTTGGAGAGAGTGGTCGCGCCCTTCGTCAGGAGAGTGCTCTCGAGAGTTGTGGCTCCGACTACGCCAAGAGTGTTGGAGAGAGTGGTGGCTCCATATGCCAAGAGAGTATTGGAGAGGGTGGTGGCTCCCTTGGTCAGGAGGGAATCCTCCAGAGTGGTGGCTCCAACTACGCCAAGAGTGTTTGAGAGGGTGGTCGCGCCCTTGGTCAGGAGAGAGCTCTCGAGAGTTGTGGCTCCGACTACGCCAAGAGTGTTTGAGAGAGTGGTTGCTCCCATGGTCAGAAGAGTGTTGGAGAGAGTGGTGGCGCCCTTGGTCAGGAGAGAGTCCTCTAGCGTGGTGGCACCCACTACACCGAGAGTGTTGGAGAGAGTGGTTGCACCCTTGGCCAGGAGAGTGCTCTCGAGAGTGGTGGCTCCGACTACACCTAGAGTGTTGGAGAGAGTGGTGGCTCCCATGGTCAAGAGAGTGTTGGAGAGAGTGGTTGCGCCCTTGGTCAGGAGAGTGCTCTCGAGAGTGGTGGCTCCCATGGTCAGAAGAGTGTTGGACAGAGTGGTCGCGCCTTTCGTCAGGAGAGTGCTCTCTAGAGTTGTGGCTCCCACGACACCTAGAGTGTTGGAGAGGGTGGTGGCTCCCATGGTCAAGAGAGTATTTGACAGAGTGGTTGCTCCCTTGGTCAGGAGAGAGTCCTCTAGCGTGGTGGCTCCCACTACGCCAAGAGTGTTGGAGAGAGTGGTTGCGCCCTTGGCCAGGAGAGTGCTCTCGAGAGTCGTGGCTCCCACTACGCCAAGAGTGTTGGAGAGAGTGGTGGCTCCCATGGTGAGGAGAGTGTTGGAGAGAGTGGTTGCGCCCTTCGTGAGGAGAGAGTCCTCCAGAGTGGTAGCGCCTACAACGCCCAGAGTGTTTGAGAGTGTGGTTGTACCCCGTACCAGGAGGTTGCTCTGCAAAGTCGTGTTGCCAACGACACTGAGAGTGTTGGAGAGGGTGGCGGCTCCCATGGTGAGGAGAGTGTTGGAGAGGGTGGTTGCCCCCCTCGCCAAGAGGGTGCTCTGCAGAGAAGTGGCTCCCGTAACATTGAGTGTGTTGGAGAGGGTGCTTGCTCCATACGCCAGGAGAGTGTTGGAGAGGGTGGTTGCTCCCCTCACCAGGAGAGTGTTGGAGAGAGTGGTGGCACCCACAACACCCAGTGTGTTGGAGAGAGTGGTTGCGCCCTTGGTCAGGAGAGTGCTCTCCAGAGTGGTGGCTCCCACGACACCCAGAGTATTTGACAGAGTGGTGGCGCCCTTCGTCAGGAGAGTGCTCTCGAGAGTTGTGGCTCCGACTGTCTGGAGAGTATTGGAGAGGGTGGTGGCTCCATACGTCAGGAGAGTGTTGGAGAGAGTGGTTGCGCCCTTGGTCAGGAGGGAGTCCTCCAGAGTGGTGGCTCCCACGACACCCAGAGTATTGGATAGGGTGGTAGCGCCCTTGGTCAGGAGAGTGCTCTCCAGTTCGGTGGCGCCTACAACATCCAGAGTATTGGAGAGAGTGGTAGCACCCTTCGCCAGGAGAGTGCTCTCAAGTTCGGTGGCGCCTACAACATCCAGAGTATTTGAGAGAGTGGTGGCTCCATATGCCAAGAGAGTGTTGGAGAGAGTGGTTGCACCCTTTGTGAGGAGAGAGTCCTCCAGCGTGGCGGCGCCCTTGGTCAGGAGAGTGCTCTCGAGAGTGGTGGCTCCCACTACACCAAGAGTGTTGGAGAGGGTGGTAGCGCCTTTGGCCAGGAGAGTGCTCTCCAGAGTGGTGGCTCCATATGCCAAGAGAGTATTTGACAGAGTGGTTGCGCCTTTGGTCAGGAGAGAGTCCTCTAGTGTGGTGGCACCCACTACACCGAGAGTGTTGGAGAGGGTGGTAGCGCCTTTGGCCAGGAGAGTGCTCTCCAGAGTGGTGGCTCCATATGCCAAGAGAGTGTTTGAGAGGGTGGTTGCACCTTTGGTCAGGAGGTTGCTCTCGAGCGTGGTGGCACCGACAACGCCCAGAGTATTGGACAGAGTGACTTGTCCCTTCACTAGAAGGTTGCTTTCCAGTGTAATATCTCCATTGAACCTTGTTTGTCCGTCAACGTATAGGTCGGTGTTGACCTTAACTTCCGGGGTATCGAATACGACAAGTGCATCTGAGTTGCTATGCGTACCGAACAAGATCTTTTGTCCGGATCCTCCATTTGTTCCTGAAATGATAAGATCGCCTACGTTCGCATTTGTGAAGCGGTACGCAGTGGAAGGTGCGACCGTAATAGATGCTAGTGGTATTCCTGTGGTGGCCATGGTGACGTGATACGTACTATTACATCGGGTTTTTTTTTAGAATTTAAGAAGTGTTACATACGCTTGAAAAAGCTTGTGATTTCCTGTTGCCCCTTGCAACGGTTATCGCGAGCTCTGAAAACAGGCAGTGCCAGGATAGGATCAAAAATCAGCTTGTTAACTTCACGCTCTCTCAGATCGTTCAGACGCGTACGCGCCTTGGTCTCATCCCCCTCCTTCTGTTCTATGAGAGAGCTCAAGGATGGCAGGCGCGATACATTAGGGTTATATCCCGGAATGCTTTCGAGCGCAATTGCAAGCAGCTGCACACACGGCTTGGTCAGTTGGCTCTCTATGTACGTCTTGGCATCGATACGGACAGATGATGCGTGAGCGCGCACGTAGTCCACATGCTCTATCCTGTCCCCCATGAGCGCATCCTTCTTGCTGGTCTCCACAAACACGTACGGAATGCGATCGTTCACCTGAGGCGCAGATCCAGGATCACGAGCAAACATGCGCCTCGCAAGGACAGAGTGAGCGATCTGTTCGGGGAACTTGTAATGCGCCTTGAGCGTCTTGCTGATGACCAGTTCCTCGATAGGGGTCTTGCCCAACGCCAGCTCGTTGAGCGCATCTCTCAAGAAGGAGACGGCGGCGGGGATGTCCCTGCGCGTGAGCACCACATCGATCACGCCCCCGTACACGCGCTTCACTATGGGGGCATAATCGCGCCTCTTCAACGCTATGCCCATAGACTTCTGTTTGGGCTTCACGTTAGGATCATCTTCGTACAGGAGACCCACATACCGCTTCTTGCTCAGTAGAACCAGGGGGAAGAAGGTCTTCTCGTACTCCAGATTGTGAGGAGATTTGAGGAGAGGAAAAATGCCCTTGGAGACGGCCTGGCCACAAGAGATGCTGTGCGCCAATCGAACCTTCTCTTTATCATCATTAGGAGGATCAGGACCGCCACTGGAAGGAAGAGGAAGAGGAAGAGGAAGAGGTGGGGGAAGAGGAGGGGGAGGAAACACAACGAATAACGAATCCGTATTGTGTACCACGATACTTCCTACTCCTGCAGCGAACTTATGACTCTCTGTGGTGAAATCATAGACGTACTCGGGTCGATCTTGAAGGGTTAAGACGGAATTCACTTGAGTGGTATTGTTGTATCCAAAGACGCCCACGGCCACTCCCAGTCCAGTCGGAAGCACGGTGATATTGTCCTCGAAACCCAAGGAATGCGCCAGAATCACGACGGTAGCAGTAGCGACTTGGTTGGAACATACAATGACGGGACGAAGGATAGATGACCAATATAATAACCGTGTATCGATCGGGGACGTAAGGATGCTCATGGGCACAGGGCCCATATTCCTCATACTCGCCATCACTGGGATCTTGGTCCTGCGCACGTTGTTCATGGTGGGAAAGTGGGGATACTTCGAAAAATGGAGAATCTCTTCATTATTTTTCAAGTCCTTGGGCGTGACGTGCGTAACTCCATCGGCTCTGAGCAGGGAATGGTCGTCAGTCACATCCACCACCCCCAAATCTGTCGCGACTCTCATCATCTGTTTAGAAGGATCCAGGCGGTGCCGTATCAGACGGTACGTAGGAGTCCATCCATCATCGCTCCATATTTCGACACCATCCAACTCGAGGTATTCCTTATCCTCTCGTGGGTAGAGACAACTCTTCCATCTTGTGGATGCGTACCTGTCCACGAGCTCATCGATGCTCTGGACCAGCATAAACTTCTGTGCGATGCGCAGGATGATGGGCGTGTACCCTGGCACGCTGTCGCCGTACACCACATTCCCTTTGAACTCCTTCTCGATATAGTTCTTGGCCAACAGGATCATCGACCGTCCAGTGGCGGTGGTGCTGGCCGCGATCTCACGAAGGTACAATGGACTCGTACGAGCTCCCATCTGACCATATAGAGAATTGGCAGTCGTCTTATACGCCAATTGAAGTCCCTCGAGCACGGCGCGCTGGAACACGTCAGTCGTGCCGGGGATGCGTGCGCGCGTAGCCTTACGCTCCTTCAACAACATCTCCAGGATGCGCGGCAGAATGCCCTTTGGAGATTGGGCGAACCTGCACACTTGTCCGTTTGCCCCAAAAGGATATATGTCGACATACTCCACCCCAGGAACGGACGCCATAGCTGCAGATGTCACGAGCGTATCATGCGAAATGTTCTCTGATATCATGGATGAAGGGTACAGGGAGTTGTAATCGAGAACCGATACAGGCTCGTCCAGGTACATTCCCGTCTTGGGCTCCAGCACTATAGCGCCCTCGTACCCCACCTCGCTATAAGAGGGATCGTCCATCTGTATACGGCGTGTAGGAATTACGAACCCATCATCCAGACACTGTTTGGCCACCAGGGAAAAGATCTTGACCCCCTGTCCCCGCATGAAGATGTGCGACAGAGGGACCCAGCACACGTTGGCCATTCCGGTATTGTTAGCGATAATCTCCAACTTGGACACGAGAAGGTTGCACAGCGCACAATCCTGGATACAGTACTTGGCGATGATGCCTCGATCCGTAGCAGATCCCTTCTGGAGCCTGAAAATGTCCTTGGGCGAAATATCATCCTTGGCCTCTCCGGTAAAATGTCGAGCCACAGAATCGAGCTTGTAAGAATCAAGACGATGATCACGCTGCACCACCTTCATCAGATCGATCAGGATCCTGCCCGGCATGTCCATGTACTTGAGAACGTTGTCACCCAGAGCGGAGGAGGACATCTCACGGACCACCAACTTCGATGGCGTATCAGGTAGTCTTGTCAGCAGGGATCCGACGATATCGTCCACTTTCAGGGCACATGCGCGTGCATGGATGTACTCGAAATCGAATCCGAAGATGTTGTACCCCACCACAATCTCTGGATCGATGCGCTTCATGTAGCGCGCCCACGCCACGATCAAGGACGCTTCATCATCGAATGCGTGCACCTCGATATCATCATTATCATTACTGTCTATTTCACACGTCCCCAGTACAAAAATGCATTTGAGGGATGCACAGGTCTCTCCGTACTTGTGGGACGTCACTCCGATCTGGATGATGGGATCACCTTTCAGGGGCCACCTGTCGAGGAAGGAACGATTCAGAACAGCAAGGACGCTCTCCACCCTATCTCCAGAATCATTATCACGTAGGGCGGCGTACACATCATCCGCCACAGCCGCTAGCAACGATTCCTTAGGCTTGGACGCATTGCTCACCAAAGGGAGAGTGTGTGCGAGTTTACTAACAGAATCTGTGTTAACACAAATCTCAAACGCTTGCTCCAGCATGGAGATGAGTATCTTTTGTGCCTCGTAGACATTGTGGCGCGTCATCTGTTTCAGGGGGGGGACATTGTACGCGCCCACGCTCCACAGAATGTCCGCATCCAGCGCCAGCCGTCTGTAATCCTTGGATGGGACGGGGAAATCTCCGTGCATAGAATCGCACTCTATATCGAAGCTCGATACCAACAAGGGTGCAAAGGATGACGAAAAAGAAGTGCATGGCGATACATCTTCTGGACGAGCAAATACTTCGATTGTCTCCTTTGAAGAGTAAGTGCGTGCACTGGGTGAGATCTGGATCCACGAAGCGGGACGCACGTTCCGCACATGGAAGAACCGCAGGATGGGGTCCACGTTGGATTCGTATAATGTGATGGGACTGACGGATCTGGGCGCCTGATCCGCTCTCTTGGTGAGGACGCTGGCGAACATGCGCATCCCCTTGAGAGATGAGAAAATCAGGTTCGCATACTTCCGGGGTTTCATGTTGCTGTACCCCCAGAAATCCGTCCTGTGCACAGGGACCACATCTACCAGATCGGCAAACGTTCCCGCCAGCTCAGTCAACCAATTGCGAAGGATACCAAAGGCTCTATCCGATTCACAGCATTGGGGAGAGTACACGTAAAAGTTGGGACGGTAGCCATCGACCACCATGTGCACATGACGTCCATCGCCCTTCATTCCAAACATGTGAATCTGGTACTTCTTCTTTCCAGCACGATTCCCTTCATCATCATCATCAGAGTCGTCAGAATCATCATCACTAACATCCTCGGCGTGCCAACTGACACACTGCATAGTGAGAAGAGACGCAGGATCCTCATCCAATCCCTCCATTTTTTTGTTCAGGAAAGGATTGCGTACATCAATGTGTACACATAGGATGTCCTTATACACATAATGCACATATGCACACACAAGTGATCAAGTGATCAAGTGATCAAGTGATCAAGTGATCAAGTGATCAAGTGATCATGTGATCATGTGATCATGTGCATTCCCGACCATGCGAAGCTATCCCGAAGCTATCCGCGGGTATGCCAAGGGGTGCGAGAGGATTCTATAAATTCCAAGCATTCCCGGCTATGCGAAGCTATCCCGAAGCTACCCGCGGGCACGCTAAGGAACCAGTGGGATTCATAGGATCCTGTGAATTTCCGGGTATGCTAAGGAACCAGCAGACATGCTGATGGATACAAAAGGATCCTATGCATTCCCGGCCATACGAAGCTATCCCGAAGCTATCCGCGGGCACGCTAAGGAACCAGTGGGATTCGTAGTATATTGTGAATTCTTGAGCATACGAAGCTATCCCGAAGCTATCCGCGGGCACGCTAAGGAACCAGTGGGATACAAAAGGATATTGTGAAGTCTTGGGCATGCCCGGGCATTACCAGACATTCGCGAGCATGCCCGGACATTCCCGGCCATACGAAGCTATCCCGAAGCTATCCGCGGGCACGCTATAGAACCAGTGGGATTCATAGGATATTGTGATGTCTTGGGCATACGAAGCTATCCCGAAGCTATCCGCGGGCATGCCAAGGGGGGTGGTAATAATCCCATAAAATCATGTGAATTCATTACAGAACCAGCGGGTTTCATAGGACTCTGTAAGTTCCCGGCCATACGAAGCTATCCCGAAGCTACCCGCGGGCACGCTAAGGAACCAGCAGACATGCTGATGGATACAAAAAGATCATGTAAAGTCTTGGGCATACGAAGCTATCCTGAAGCTACCCGCGGGCACACTCAGGGATGCATCTGGATCTTGTGAAATCCTGTGACATGTCACATAAAAAAATATAGGGATGCAACAGGACCAGAACATGCGAGAAATCCATGTTTCATACAAATCCTGTGCACCGTGGTGATCCGATTGATCACGTGCACAATGCACTGTCCAGATCATCGTCAATGACGTTCTCGGACTGGTACAGAACAGAAGGAACTCCTCCTCCAGTCACTAAACCCATCACGAGCTCGACATGACCATAATTTATGATAATGTCGCATGCCATCGACAAGGGTTATCAGCTGTTACTCCATTTTATACAAATTATTGAGAATTGTTGGTATAAAGCAAATGTCGACTAATTACAGTATAAGACAATTCCAGTTTTTAATAATATGAATGATTACGTCACAACTAGAATCGCAAGGAGAATACTCGGTGTGTCTGAAGAATCACTCAGATCTTGGGCAGACAGAGGGCTTATCAATTGTATTAGAACCCCTGGAGGACAAAGATTGTATGCAATCAATAGCTTCATCCAGTCGCATACAAGTACAATTGACGAACAACATACAGAACTCAAGCGAATATGCTATTGCAGAGTCTCAAGTCAGGGACAGAAGGATGATCTCGAGAGACAAATCAAACACATGCGAGATCAATTCCCAACACACAGTATCATTACAGACATCGGATCAGGCATCAACTTCAAACGGAAGGGTCTCAGGACCATTTTGGAACTTGCGATGTCAGGAGCTATCTCCGAAGTTGTGGTTGCCTACAGAGACAGACTGTGTCGATTTGCATTCGAACTGGTCGAGTGGATCCTTCAATTCCACAAAGTCAAACTCGTGGTTCTCAATCAAACATTGGATGCCGAAACATCAGACATATCAGAACTCGCAGAAGATTTGCTCGCAATCATCAATGTTTTCAATTGCAGAATCAATGGAAAAAGAAAATACAAAAAGAAAGCGAACTAACAAAGTCCGTAAGAGTACAAAGGATGTACCTAACAAAATAAGAAGGTTCAGATTGAGCCCCAATCTTGAAACTGCAGCAATCCTTCGTAGATGGTTCGGGTCTGTTCGCAGTACGTACAATTGGGCATTGGGTTGTATCAAAGCTAAACCCGACAAATACAAATGTACTGATTATATATGGTTACGCAAACGATTTGTGAACAAATGTAATATCCCAAATAATAGAAAATACCTGCTGGTTGTTCCTAAGGAAGTCAGGGATACTGCTATTATTGATCTTGCTCAGGCATACAAAACTAATTTCAAGAAGAGGAAAAACAACCCTTCACATACATTCGATATCAAATTTAGGAGCAAAAAGGATAATCAAAGCATCAACATTTCATCCAGTGCCATCAAATCTTTGTCTGACAATGCATTGCGCATGTATCCTAAATATTTGGTCAACAAAATCAAGTTCTACACGCGAAATAATAGAGATGGATTGAATCAAATCGTATATGATTGCAAGTTGACAATGGATCGTCTGAATCGCTTCCATCTGCATGTGCCACAATATAGTGCACCAGCCAGTGATAACCAAACTGGCAACAAGCACTCGTGGTGTGCAGTGGATCCAGGTGTTCGAACATTGATGACTGTTTATAGTCCAGAATATGGGGCTTGTTTCAAGCTTGCTGATGGCGATATTGGCAGAGTTTACCGCCTTTGTGTACACCTGGATAACTTGATTTCTAAGATGTACAATACAAATGACAAGAATAAGCGGAAAAGAATGTCAAAGGCTATCATACGCATGAGATTGAGGATTCGACATATTGTGGACGAAGTTCACTGGAAATGCATCCGATTTATTTTGGATCGCTTTCAAAATGTGATTATCCCCCCATTTGAAGTATCAAATATGGTCAATCGAGCAACACGAAAGATCAGTAGAAAAACAGTCCGACAAATGTTATCATGGAGACACTATGCTCTTCGTACACGATTGATTGCAGCTGCTGAGCAAGCTGGAGTTAATGTGTATGTCCGAACAGAGGAGTACACTACGAAAACATGCACCCATTGTGGAGCCTTGAAGCAAAACGTGGGAGGAGCTAAAACCTACACATGTCACCATTGTCATATGGTGACAGATAGAGATGTCAATGGAAGTAGAAACATCTTTATCAAAAATGCGTTAGAAGGAAGCGAGGGACCCACCCTTCCTTCTGACTTTGCCACGCTGAGCCTACTGTCGAGAACCCCTACCAGTAGCAAAACACGAAGTAAATTAAAAAAAGAATCTGCTTCCGAGGGGGAAACTCTGAGGCTCGCCAATGATGAGGAAACTCTGAGGCCCGCCAATGATGAGGAAACTCTGAGGATGTTGGATTCCAGGATTTAATCTTCTTGAAAGAATCCTAGTTTTTACCAGTGTTTGATCAGCGGCATCACTCTGATACCATCCATATCTTCTTCGTCTTCATCTGAAGTCATTGAAGTCACAGAATCATGGGTACTGCAGTCATCATCATCATCATCATCGTTGTAGACGATACTTCGTCTCCACCACATCGAAGGATTGGATGGGAACAGTTCCATCGAAGAAGGAAGCTCCACCAGGACCCATTTACCCTGGAACTCGCTGAAAATGTCGCAGAAATTGCGCATCCAGTAGCCCGTAGGACCCTCTGGGAACTTGTGGTACGATCCAACTTCGAGGACCTTGAACAGAATGAATCCAGAACCGAAACATCCAAATCCCGTATCATGAGACTCCCTGTCAAGCAGGACGAGGACAGAAATGAGTTCTGTTCCCTCAGATACGATGAGATGCTCAAGCTGATTAGCATCAGGATACACATCCTTTATAGTGCAAATCATCCAATCGTCACTATCGCTTCCATCCAATGATCCACAGGACATCATTTGAGTAGACATATGGAATGGATGGAGGAGGAATTTGTTATAATCCTTGTGTCTACTGGACACCACGATAAACAATTCAATTTTTTTTCAGGGTTTACAGTGGTTTACAATGCTTTATACGGACCGACACGGAGCAAAGCTCAGTCTGTGCATTCCCTCACGTGCACCGTGTTCGCGAATAGCTGCAATGTGCCGTGCAGTTCCGTATCCCTTGTTCTTATCCCACCCATACTCCGGGTGCAGCGAGTGCATCTTTTGAAGCACATATTTATCGCGATGCGTCTTTGCGAGTATAGAAGCTGCCGCTATGGAGGGTTCAGTCGCATCTCCACGCACCACACACGTATGCGGTATAGTGGTGGACTGACACGTATAATCCCTGAACCGGTCACCATCGACATACAAGTGCACATTTGACACATCCGAATCTGGTAGGTGTTCCATGAGAGCGTCCAGCGCGTGATGCATCGCTTTTTGCGTAGCTCTCAGAATGTTTATGCTATCAATGCATTCGACGTCCGCGTAGCCCACACCCCATGCGACCGCGTTCTCTTCTATAAATGCACGCGAACGATCTCTTTGTGCAGCAGACATCCTCTTAGAGTCACGAATGACGACACCTTTGGGTAAACTAAAAGAAGCGGGAAGAAGTACGGCTGCAGCGAACACGGGTCCGGAAAGGCACCCGCGACCCGCTTCGTCTACACCGACAGATAACATTTTTTAGTCCTCTTACTTCAGATTTCCTTACGCGTCGGCCAAGTGAAAAAAATTGAATGCATTTGGTTCACAAGAGAACGGTCGTATACAATACACATTCACATTCGCAATCACATTCACAATGATGATGCCATCCGATAGTACCTCGCGTGCCATGGACAGCGTCGTGAACCTGATCAAGTCTTGTGGAATCTCACAAAGAGAGGAAGTCATGCGACTTGTGAGGGACTCGGGCCTTTACAGGAAGGTGTTGGCTTTCGTTTGTATCAACGGATATATCGATTACGTCGAGATTCTCGTTGAAGAGATGATGAAAAAGGATAAGAAGTTACTACTGGATACTTTCTGCAGCGCTGTGCTAACATGCGTTTGCAAGACCCCATCAGAGTATGCGAATGCGACTGATGTCGCACACGCACTCTTGGACAAAAATGTCAGACTCACTGAATCGATCGAGATCAGAGATAAGAACATTCTTGACCTCATGAAGGCGTATCATGGCTGGCCATGAGCCACGCTGGGTGGGCCATCTAGCTCTTCTGAAGAGACCGGTGGTATGTACGCCTCTGTGGACATGTCTATTTTGGTTTAGTGACCCTTTAATTTTTTTAAACACTCTTTGGAGGGTCCCCAGTATAAGAATTTTGGTGATGTGTACAAGTAGCATCAACTGTAGATGCATATCGATAACTTGTTCAAGGTGTGCGACAATCTTTACCTATCAGGTCAAGAAGCACCTCTCGACCACCAACTTTGTAAGACGTTACAATTCAAGCTCGTTGTGAACTGCACGAACCATACACCGTACATAAAACCAAGAAATCCCAACACCACATACATTAGGATTGCGGTCGAAGACAACTGCAGACAAAAAGAGATCAATAAACTCACATCCCATCTACCACATATTGTCGAGGTGATACATGAAGTGTTGAGTCAAAACAACGCCGTGCTTGTACATTGTCGGTTGGGAAGGCAACGGTCTGCAACGGTTGTAGCTGCTTATCTGATGTGTGAAAGAGGCATGACGATGACAGATGCAATCAAGCACAATCAAATGTTAAACCCCGCCGCATTCCAACCAGAAGCCAACTTTCGACGGTCCCTTGAAATGTTTGAAGTTCACCTGAGGGACACACGGTGATCAGTTGACAGTAATCTCTGTAGAGTGTAACGATAACGTTTTTTACCGCCTTCAAAGCGGCAGCAACACTTTCATTGCGATAATTGAAAAGAACCTCTGAGAGTGCAGCAGGGGATACGCCTCGTTTGGCGAGAGCTTCGAGTGTTGCAGATGACGGGAGTGGAGTGCCTGGACGAGACAGATGCCACATGTGACCCGCCTGCTGCACCGATAATGTTGGTATGTGCACGAGTTTATCAATGCGTCCCGGCCGCATCAATGCTGCATCTAGACGATCAATGTGATTTGTCGTAAGAAAAATTATAACGCCACGCGGACATAATACGCCATCCAAGGCATTCAGCAAGGTCGAAAAAGTTATGCCACCTTCGTCACTACTGGCTTCACTATTTAATATAAATAACTAAATCTGGATAACTATTGCCTGGTGCGGTTATTTGGCACAGTTTTCGAATTGCATCGATACCATTTTTTTCTTTTTCTTGTTCGTTCTCTTTGTTATTGTTATTATTCGTGTCAGTACGCATAAACAATCGATACTAAGAGATCTTCTTGTATTGGAACTTTTTAGTTGTAGGATTCTTCATCTTTACATACGAATTCATAATTCCCTTACTCGACTTCTTCTCGTAGAGAACACGGGAAATACCCTTTGAATCTTTATACGTTTCACCGGTTTTTGTGTACTTTACAGGGGTCTTCTTATTGCGTCTCTGGTTTCCACCTTCTTGTTGACTAAATTCTTGAGTATAAGAATTTGGAGACAGATTATTTTTATCTTTTAAATAATATCCATAAACTTTTGAACTCAGATCCTGTAATGAATTATTTTTTGGAATAAAAACATCTGAAATAAAAAAATGGTTTATGTTACTTAATTCTTTTGTTTTATAGTACTCTATCTCAAGTGCTTTGAATATCGCCCCTTTGTCTTTTTCTTCAAAATCTTTCTGTGCATGATCAATAAATTTGTTATAAACGTTCGTTCTTTTGTTTGTATACATATCTTTGATGTTTGTATTGCTCAATATAGTGATTCCGTATTCATTATTAAAATATAAAGTTGTTTTGTCATATTTGTTGATAGATGATTGATTCATCAAATACTTGTACAACTCGTATGCAGAAATCATATCAAATGGTTTACGATCTGCCAAACGTTCGTCTGTGTAAAATGCATCAAATAACATATTCATATATTTATTAAACATTACAACATCATCTTGAATATTTGTATTAAACATTACATTAAACATTTTTTGAATATCTTTTTTGAAATTAATTGGGAGGATTGGGGGGGTGGCTTTATTTTGCGCTCCAAAGGTAACATATTCATCATTATTAATACCCTTTGATTTTAACCATGTTTTACGTCCCTCATGTGGACGAACTGCCCAATTGAAGTATTTATTGATTGCATTATTTGAAACAAAAATGCATTTGTCTGCAAATGTACTAAAGAATGCTCCTGTTCTTTCAGGGTGATATAATTGATTCATGGTTGCAGTCGAAAATCTATTGATGACATTTGGCACAGAACTCATTGTATCAATACTGATTTCAGGTTCTACGCCACCCATGACCACACAACATTCCATTTTTGTAGAATTATGTTCTAAACAAGTTTGAATATCTTTGTCATACCAAGCCATGGACCCATTCATATCCATAAATATTTGATTACATTTGTTACAAGCTATAATAAATTGTCTGCGTGTACATTTGAGACAATAGCTTGTGAATTGAACTGTATTTGTTTTAATCTCAGATAATGGTTTACCATATACATACACCTCGTTCTTGATTGAAGTGTAATTAAATGGATTGATTTTATTATACCCACCATCTATCAAATATATTTTGGGAACAGTTTCGTTTGGAAATATTTCTTTTGAACACCAATCCCAAATAATTGAGATAATGTCATTGGCAACTTTGTCCATACCATTTTTGTACGTTTCATAATTCAAATCGTTCCATGATTCCAAATTCAAATATTGTATTATAACATCTTTAACATCATAAGTGTTAGACCATTGTTGCTTTAGAACATCGAATCCATAATTATATCCAAGACCAGGGGTTGATTCATATGTTGATTCATATGTAGAACTGAATGAATTTCTAATTGGATCAAGATAACTAGGGTATGTCATCATGAAATAGACATCTGCACCCGTTTCCAATGCTGCTTTGTAATATATAGGAAGAGCAAGGAAACCATCAAAGTCTGAACAGTCCCCTGATGATATAATCATAGCATTGCTACATTGTCGCGCTGATTGTTGCGCTGATTGTTGCACTGATTGTTGCACTGATTGTTGCTTAAACTTATTAGATGGGGGGGGTACTTTTACCGTTTTGTTAGGTATTGGCCATGCAGTTTTGGGAAGTGATATGCCTGATGCACCAATATTCGGTCGGCTAGATCCTGATGGTGCACTATTCTGTTGTATCGATCGAAGATCTATTGGTTGTACTTGTTTACCTGTACTATTCTGCCATGTCCCGAACTCTCGAAATTCGGAGGAATTCTGACTCATCTTTGTTTTATTATTCCACCGCAATATTTTTTTGGCGTGTGTCACTTATTTCTTCAGCATCGTTTCAATCGTTTCCAATCTTTTTTGCATCCCTTGGACGCATCCGTACAAGGCCGCAACCAACTGATCGATATTCAGTGTCTTACAGTCCTCCATTCCGTGCATGTTTCGCACATCCACTGCCTTGGGAAAGACTCCTGCAACTTCTTGAGCGATCCATCCCAGTTTAGATCGATCCGAAACCTGGCTATCATCGTAAACATCATCACGCCACGTGAACCTTCTAAGCGGGGTCTGTTTTACGATGTTGTAACATCTTGATAGGTCCGCATTCACTATAGAGGTCTTTAAGCGTTTATCGGAAGTGACAGTCCACGTGCTAGTCGCAGGTTTGGCCGCGCTATCCTTTGCCAATTCCAGCGTGAACGATGAATTCTGATTCAAGAAGTTGGTAGAACCCAGTCCCATGCTCCCCGAAATGCATCCTGATCCCGATACTGCGAGTGCAGCAGTCGATGTCGGAGCGTACACGCCCACCCCCAATTTACCAGACACAAGACACGATTGTCCATGGACGGATAACAACGAATGGTTCGTTGGCGTCCCGAACAGTTGTAGCTGACACATGGTGACAGGGACGCGCACGTTCTCCGGTGGTTCGGTCGCAGATACAAGAACTCTCGTGATCACTAATCGGAATCTCGAGTAGCTGTGCACAGGTCGAGATACGCTCGTTACACTAATAACTGCTCGTCTCACAGGATAGGTTATGTCTTTGTATGTATCGTCCACCACTTCCCAATTTCCGCCGCCAGAAGAATTCCAGCCTAGCAACACGAAACTTGTGGGCTGACCCGTATCCTTTTGGATCAGGGGCGCTATCGTGTACGCGCTCGCTTGCACAGGATCCGGCAGGTGCACATCTATCCACTCGCCTACATGTGTGTCACTTGTGGGCGCGACAGCTGCCGACGGTCTGCCATTGATCGTCTCGTAATTGGATGAAGAAGTCCATATACTAGTAGAAGAAAGACCGAGAGTATTCGATTTGTCGAATATATATATTAAAGAAGAGGATGATGATGAAGAAGTAATCTCATAGATACCGTTTCCGTAAGCGTTGTTGCTGAGTGTCGCATACGGTACAGTGTAGACCGGCGATGGTGGCCATTCCAGTTTGTGTACAGGTGTAATGGATCCCGAATTCGTAAACGATTTCATGATTGCCGCAGCTCCCCCCGGCCCCGCCCGAATCGTGACATTATTGCTGGTGGTAGGAGCAATCGTTGCGTCCGCGCATATACTAAAGATATTGCTACCATTTCCCAGGTGGATGGTCGCGTTGGATGTGAAGGTGGACGATGCACTTCCTATTGTCCTGATCACCGGATTGCTTATGTAATTAGATCCGAACGCATTGTTGCTTGCGTAGGTTGCCATTGGCAGTAGTGTATCAGTCACGATATTGGAAGTGTACAAGGATGATGGCGATAATTGACTGTGAACCATATTAGATGTGTCCCCTGATTCCGATTGGAGTGCATCGCATAAAATGAGAGACTCAACAGCCAAGGTATACGCATTGCTCCCTAGAATTGATTTATCGTATATTTCAGAATGCACCAAATTCGAAAGAGGTACAGAGATGGATAGAGCGTTACTACCTCTTTCAGCATTTGAATGTGTTTGTTGATGTACCAAATTCGAAAGAGTCGTTACAATATTCAAGGCATTGCTACCTCTTTCGGCATTTGAATGTGTTTGTTGATGTACCAAATTCGAAAGAGGCGTTACAATATTCAAAGCATTGCTACCTCTTTCAGAGTTTGGATGTGTTTGTTTATATACCAAATTCGATAGAGTCGTTACAATATTCAAAGAATTGCTACCTCTTTCTGCATTGGAGTATATCACTGTGTGTACCAAATTCGAAAGAGAGTTGGTACTGTTAAATGCATTGCTACCTCTTTCGGAGTTCGAGTATATCACAGTGTATACCAAATTCGAAAGAGAGTTGGTACTATTAAATGCATTGCTACCTCTTTCGGTGTTCGAGTATATCACAGAGTAGACCAAATTCGAAAGAGAGTTGGTACTGTTAAATGCGTTGCTACCTCTTTCGGTGTTCGAGTATATCACCGTGTAGACCAAATTCGAAAGAGAGTTTGTACTGTTAAATGCGTTGCTACCTCTTTCTGCATTGGAGTATATCACAGTGTAGACCAAATTCGAAAGAGAGTTTGTACTGTTAAATGCATTGCTACCTCTTTCGGAGTTTGGATGTGTCACTGTGTATACAAAATTCGAAAGAGAGTTTGTACTGTTAAAGGCATTGCTACCTCTTTCAGAGTTAGAATATGTTTGTTTATATACCAAATTCGATAGAGGTTCTACGATACTTAAGGCATTGCTACCTCTTTCAGAGTTCGAATGTGTTTGTTTATATACCAAATTCGATAGAGTGTTTGTACTGTTAAAGGCATTGCTACCTCTTTCAGAGTTCGAATGTGTTTGTTTATATACCAAATTCGAAAGTGGTTCTACGATACTTAAGGCATTGCTACCTCTTTCAGAGTTTGAGTATGTTTGATAATATACCAAATTCGATAGAGGTTCTACGATACTTAAGGCATTGCTACCTCTTTCTGAGTTCGAATGGGTTTGATAATATACCAAATTCGAAAGTGGTTCTACGATACTTAATGCATTGCTACCTCTTTCTGAGTTCGAATGAGTTTGTTTATATACCAAATTAGATAGAGTGTTCGTAATATTAAAGGCATTGCTACCTCTTTCTGCATTTGAGTATGTTTGTTTATATACCAAATTCGATAGAGTGTTCGTAATATTAAAGGCATTGCTACCTCTTTCTGAGTTCGAATGGGTTTGATAATATACCAAATTCGAAAGTGGTTCTACGATACTTAAGGCATTGCTACCTCTTTCTGAGTTCGAATGGGTTTGATAATATACCAAATTCGAAAGTGGTTCTACGATACTTAAGGCATTGCTACCTCTTTCTGAGTTCGAATGTGTTTGATAATATACCAAATTAGATAGAGTGTTCGTAATATTAAAGGCATTGCTACCCCTTTCAGAGTTAGAATGTGTTTGTTTGTATACCAAATTCGAAAGTGGTTCTACGATACTTAAGGCATTGCTACCTCTTTCAGAGTTAGAATGTGTTTGTTTGTATACCAAATTCGAAAGTGGTTCTACGATACTTAAGGAATTGCTACCTCTTTCAGAGTTAGAATGTGTTTGTTTGTATACCAAATTCGATAGAGTGTTCGTAATGTTAAAGGCATTGCTACCTCTTTCTGAGTTAGAATGTGTTTGTTTGTATACCAAATTCGAAAGAGGTTCTACAATGCTTAAAGCATTACTTCCTCGTTCTGCATTCGAGTATATTTGTTTGTGTACCAAATTCGAAAGAGAGGTCGTAATGTTAAAAGCATTGCTACCTCGTTCTGCATTAGAGTATGTTTGTTTGTACACCAAATTCGAAAGTGTTTGCGTCGATTCTATCATTGGTGGCAGAACGTTGTACACGTAATTAGACGTTTCGATCCCCGTTTCGAAGGATGTAGATTCGGGAATCAATATGCTATACACCGCATTGGATGTAGCGACCATATCAGGAACTAGATGGGTATAGACAGTATTGGACATGTACGACACATTACATCCAAGTGATGGCACTACCTCTCTCACGACGGGTAGGATTTCGTCGATAGTATTGCTCGTGTTGCCAAGTTGTTCGTGCACAAAGTCATACAACAACTTATGGGTGTTCGACGTCTCTAATGCCATAGCCTGTACGTTAGATACGTATGCTGAAGATGCGGGTACTACATCATTATATGTATCGCTTTCGGATCCAGTAGCAAGTCCCGCGAATGTGGCATTAAGTAGCGCTCCATCGAGAGATAGAACACCATTATTATTACTAGCATCCATGCCTAACGTAGAAATTCCTCCATCAAATACGATTCTTCCATCGACATATATATTCGAAAAGGGTGCTCCGAAAAGTGTATTACTCGTGTGTACACTGGTGTTGCTCCCGAATATTGCTGCATCTCGGTACGCTTGCGTTCCTCCCATGAGATCGAATACAACATTGCTAGCACTCATGGCGATGTTGCATGCACTTGTTGCTTTGACGAAGTTGACTGCAGCTGCAGCGGCAGATCTCTCGTACATGGCACGGACAGATGCGGCCGAGGCGGCTGCATTGGAATCGTCGGAATCGATACGAGTCACCAGCCTCTTAACTATACCGGCGGTCTGGTAATCGGCTACCGGCAAGTTGGAGTATTGCGTGGCAGTGAAAGTTCCGGTGTTCGCATCAATAGACGCAATTTCAGAATCGTTATTAAGCCATACGAACCTACTATTGGAATCGGTCGAGATAGGGTTCCGGAACGAGTTACTGAGTTCCGTGTACGCCATGAAGAGCGCCGCTGCGCTGGGAGGAACCACTTGCGTGGGCTCTGACTTGAAATCAAGGATCAGGTTTGAGTAGTTCCTGGCGCACAGGACACCTCCGTCTATAACGATGATTTCGCCGCACCTGATAGAATTGATGTCCACCCCGTCTTCGTATTCTGTATCGAAATTGTAGGATGTGTAATTCGAAGCAGTGTATCCCAAATTGAAATTGGATCCGAGTGCTGCAACGCCGACATCATTGATCATGTTGCTGAGCGATCGGAATGCGAGATATAGCGCGGTCGCGCTTGGTGGCGTGGTGGCGGACGGGAGCAGGTGCGTGCCCACCAGATCATAGTATTGGTGCGCCCTTATGGAGCCGGCCACCACCATATTGGATGTAACGTTCAGGTCAGAGAGGGTGACCTTCTTTCCAGTTACGTTCACCACTTCTTCCCATACTTTATTTGAATACGACTTCACAGGGGTGCGGAGACTTATCGAATACGGGTTCGAGTTGTTCGGGTCACTATCGATGGCGGATGCATATCCTCCCACACGCAATTCGGTGGATGCATTGGATACATGCGCGTGCACTGAAAAGATCGGTATTGGTACGATGTCACTAGCATTTTTCGATCCACAGTAGAGATACTCGATCGTTTTATCATCGTACTCTGTACCGCTTGGATTTTCGTTAGCATTCAAGAGCGTCTTCAGGGATGATGAAACGATTTCGATAGTGGCAGGGGTTTCGATTCCATACGAATTGACTACACCTACTGCATCCTTACGGGATGCATTAGTAGGATCAAGAAACGAAAAGTAACTCATTTAAATTCAGCAGATACTTTGTGCAGCCAACAATGGCACACAGAGAGACACACACGCATCACAAAGACACAGAGACACATGCTAACAATAATTTTTCCTTGATTCAAATATGTTACACTAACCTAAACAAACATGCCACCTCGATCAACAAAGAACGAATCTAAGCGTGCGATTATTCTGGCCACTCCATCCTCCGTATATTCTACGGAAGCTCCATCATCTCAGAAACCATCATCTCGATCTGCTAGTGCCAGAACCACTGCCAATGCGACTATGCGACTGCCTGAGCCTCACACGGCTACTGCTATGATTTCGTCAGGAAAATCAGGATCTCTTTCCACCAAGGGGAAGATCTTGAACGTGACCAATGTCCGTGATCTCAGCAAGGTCAAGAAACTGTATGATAGCGACGAACCTATGGTCATTCTTGTTTACAGGGATACTTGCGGGTTCTGCGAAATGATGAAGCCTGCATGGATTGCTTTTAGTCCTGAAGCTGTTACCAAGGGTGTTCATGTCGTAAACATCGACAGTTCTGTCCTCGACGCTGTGCCTCCTCAAGGTAAATCAGAATTCGTGAATTCTCTGAAGAAGTCATTCGAAGGATTCGTTCCATTTGTCATGAAAATGAAGGGTCCAAACGATCATGCTGTTTACAATGGCAATAGGACACCCGAAGATTTTGCCAAGTTTGCGTTGAAGAAGAAGAAGAATAGCAGAAGTCAACAGCCTAGTAATCCTAGCACGAACAAAAAGTAATCATGTATCGTGTTGCTGTGGCGGAAACAAAATGTTCCATATGGACTCTACATACGTCCTACGACGAATATTATTGTTATTAACATTATTGTTATTGACATTATTGTTATTGCGTAATATGGCGAATGCAGCTTCGCCTCCAGCAATTCCTCCCATGAGCAGTCCATTATGAAGCACGCGATCCATCATATACTTGACTAACTGGTTTCCCGCTGTTTCCACGATGTTCAGGATGTTGGTGACGTGCATACATATCGGGGACTGGTGAAAGAAGAGGATACGGAACAAATCGCTTCGACAATGATGGTAGTACTGCAGTTGTAGTATGCGATGGGCATAATACATGACCATGCTAAGGATCAGCGTAGCTATGACGGTGTACAATCTGCTACGCATGACAGAGTGCCAACAAAACACTAGGACAAATGACGGACAGACACTCCAGGTCACAATAAATTGTGCTTATACTCATGATACAACATGAAGATGTTGGCTGTTTGGTGTTTGGTGTAAGGAGATATGTGTATAATAAGAATATTATACATAACAAATGATCATCCCTATTCGTTGTTTCACATGCGGCAAGGTGTTGGCGAACAAGTGGCGTTCCTATGAAAGACGTAGCCGTACATCCAAGGGAGATGAGGAGCGTGCTCGTATTCTAAACGAATTGGGGTTGACACGCATTTGTTGTCGTACCGTTATGCTGACTACAGTGGATATGACTATGATTTTATGATTACGATTACGATTATGCTTATGATATGACTCGTTTGTTTGAGATACGTTGTATTCGTCTCAAATGTAAAACACGTCGCTTGGATGTCGCAGACACATTTGTACATGGACATATTCGAGGGATTGGGGGAGGTTGCGCTTTCAGAGGCGATATTGGATGGTGATGTTTGTCTCACATTGCGAAAGATTCAAGAACATCTTGTTCGTTGTGCAAAGAGTGATGGATTTAGTGAGTTCTATGAATGTGATATTGATGAGGATTGTAAGACGATCGAAGAGGATTGTGTCTCTATCGCCAGAATGTTATACATCAACCCCATTTGGTTGTACAACGGTCCCGCTGTATCTTCGAACGACAGAAAGCTAAACAAACAAAAAATCATGGAAACTATTAGAGAGTGTACATCTTCCTTGAGGAAGGATGACAAAGACAAGGCACAAGATAACGATGAAGGAGACTGTGATGATGATGATGGCTCTTTCGATAAGGTCACGACAGATGAAGAGGATGACGATGAGGAGGACAGGGAAGGAAGTGAGAATCCTGAATGTGATGAAATTCATGTCGGAGATGTATGCAGTGACGAATCACAATCAGGTGGGGATCACGAAGAGGATGTTGATGAAAGTCATGAAAATGTATGCGACGAGGGGACTGAGAACATATCCTCCACCAGCGAAGAGGATGAGAACGAAAAATATGAGAATGATTTGTTGAACACTAATAATACCGGTTCAGAATCTGAATCCAATTCTGAATCCAACTCTGAATCCAATTCTGAATCCAACTCTGAATCCAATTCTGAATCCAATTCAGAATCCAACTCTGAATCTGGTGAAGGCGAAGACAATGTATCCGAGGTATCCTTAAAGGATGTTGGGTGTGTTGATGTTATAAAGTCGTCTCTTGATGTTGTTGAAGAGGAAGAGAAAGAAGGAGCGGAAGAGGAAGATGAAGAGGAAGAGATCGTTGATTGGGTGGATGATATGGATATGGAAGAGGTATTGAGGATTGATCGTTGCTATATGAATATCGATAATGACTTAATCAATGACTTTGAGTTTTTCAAGTAACTGTATGCGCCCCAAAATATTCAAAATAAACTTATTAAAATTCAAAATGAACTCCAATCAAGACCAAATGCGCTTCCTTCGACAGATTCAACATTCGAGCTTCATCAATGTAGACATATCTGGTCATCCTGCGACACAGATAGAGGGATGGATGGCTCAAGAGTTCCAACAACATTTTATGCAGGCCCTCAAATATGTTAATACTAACAATCCTGTCATTATCGAAGTAGGAACATGGAAGGGATTATCAGCTAATACGATGGCACGTATCTGTAAAATGGATCGTAAAGAACCAGTGATAGTCTGTATCGATACGTGGTTAGGATCACCCGAACATATGGAAGGAGAGTCTTCATCAGCAGGAATGGAGCGTGTGAACGGTTTGCCGACACTGTTTCAAACATTCCTAAAGAATACGAAGGCTCATGGTAACGATGATGTCATTTATCCTTTCCCTATTGCAAGTACACAGGGAGCTCATTATCTGACGGGTAAGGATATGCAAGCCGATATCATATATATTGATGCTGGTCATGAATACGAAGCCGTCCTTATGGATATCAAGTTATATTGGAAACTACTTAAAAATGGTGGCGTGATGATATTTGATGACTGGAGGTGGCCGGGTGTACAAAAGGCGATCAAGGAATTCGCAAACTTGCATCCGGATTCACATCTTAATGTGGGAGAGCTCCAGGCTTACATGATCAAATCATCTCACATTCTGTGCACATCGACTTCGACTTCTGCATTGTAACAGAGCGCGCGCGTGTGCGTGTGCATGTTGGTGATGGTCATCACTTGTAATGCGCACACGAGGAATCATGGCTTGATCATCGCTGCAGTTTTGGCATCGATGCGTACCAGACTTGACTTGTCGATCCCCATTTTGTTAAAGTACTCGTCTGCGGCCCTACGCTGTCCGTCCCAGTGATGATAATCGTCTAGAATCAGAATCCCACCCGACACCAGTCGTGGATACAACGCGGACAATTCCGCGCATGTGGATTCGTACCAATCCGTATCCAATCTGAGGATGGCTATCTTATCCGGTGCTGCATTAGGTTGTAATGGTTCGGCAAGAGTGTGTCGTACATCTCCCACATTGAACCTGAGGAGGGTAGGGGGGTAGCCCGTAGCCGTTATGTTTGCGCGAACATTATCGAGTGGACACATGCACCATGAGCTGCCCCCAATGGCATCGCCTGTGGCATTGCGCTTCCACTCCTTTGCGACTTCTTCGGCACTCATCGTATACAGCGTGGCCCCTGCTACAGTGCGATCGTACTTACTGGGTTCCACCAATCCGGCAAAAGTGTCGTACATCCATATTTCGCGATCTGGTTTGTCGCTCATCAGGAGACTGGAACACCAGATGACCTGTTGATGACCATCGTACACACCGCTCTCCACGAACGCACCTGGGACGTTGTGCTCGAGAACATACTTGACAGCATCGACACCGTCATACATTTAAAACGAAACGAATGTTTTTTTCCGGCTATATTGTACACAGATAAATGCCATCGCCATCTACTGCTTCTGAAAAGAAGAAGTCAGTTGTTCCCAAGAAGTCAGTTGTTCCCAAGAAGATCACTTCTAAGAAAAAGTCAGTGCCAAATAAGTCCGCGGTTCCCAAGAAGATCGTGTCAAATAAGTCAGCGTCAAATGGTCTTTCGGGGTTTAAGGTTATCAAGGGTTTGAAAACGGCCAATAAAAAATGCCTTTACAAACGTGTAGTGAACGATGTGGGCTCGCGACACACAAGTGCAGCAACATCATCCAAAAAGGATGCCGTGTATTGCGCGACCAATGTGGATGGGAAGCGTAAGTATATGGTGTATAAGGGGAAGACGGTGCGTGCTCGGCAGGTGGGGGGTGAGGGGGGTAATAATAACAAAGAATATGTAGTAGATCTCCTATATCAAGGTAAATTGAACTTGCATCAACTCAATGATAAACAAAAAGATGAATTGTCTGCTGATATAATAGACCTGTATGAAAATGGTGTATGGAAACTTCATCCAGATGAACTAACAGTTTATAACATGATCGGAGAACAACATCTTGATGAAAATGTGTATAATGTATGTAAACACTTATTGATGTGTGATGAAATATATCGGAAAATATTTGCTAACCCAAGCATATGTAATTTGAATAAAGACGATATACAATATGTAGTATCAAATGTAATTAATGTACCAGAAAATCGTAAAAATTCTATACAAGAAAGAAAAGTTGTAAATGCGATAGGTCACTGCATAAGACAGCAAATACAAAAACGAAAATTTGATGAACAAAAATATTCAAGAGAAATCCAACAAAAATGTAATGGAACCCTAAAAGAATATTGTAATATTAATTACACCCCATACTGCATATTTTCTGAAGAAGCTAACAATAATCAAGGTGGTTGCGTATCGAGAGATAGTCTTCAAGGAAATCGTGCATCAGTATCATTGGGTGGGAAAAAATTATACCCACAATACTACCGATAAAGGTTTATTGTCCTGCAACTGTATGTTGTCATGCTTCCCATTTCTCGATATTCTTATGCTACTCATCGCACACATCGTTCGCAATGTGTTTCTATGATTTACGAAAAGACGGACCTCAACAAGACATGTAAACGTTACTTGACGGCGGATATCAAGATGATTGCATGTAATCGTATCGCAATGGTTGCGCTTACACACGATAGCCCGGTGACGGATGCGATTTATGAGGGAACCTCGTATGAGCGCATGCCTCTCGGAGTTGCCGAGTTTATCGCTGGTGCAGCAGGTTTCGATTTGGTGGTCATCGATTCCGTTGCTTGCGATGTATACACCAGGGAATTGGGGTACCGCATTTCGCATTTTCAGCCACGTCTGGATCCGTTGATGATGCCCGTCCTCAAACGTCTGATACAGTTATAATAATGATACTAATGACACTGCCAAGATCAAGTTCTGACATATACCACATGATAATTATATTGGTCCTTTTGATCAGTACGATACTTATTATGTTTTTGGGGACTTTGTTGCCAATAACGAAAGAGGGTTTCGTAGAGGAAGGCAATCACATATCAGTGACGCATTCTCAACCATCACATCGTATTTTCATTATTGATGCGTCTGAGCATGGGCCTTTCGTCAACAAGACGGCCAAGGGTGCATTCTTCGAGTTAGAAGCACAAGGTGTGACGTCTATGCCTTATGCTTCTTCTTTTGAGATAGAGGATAGCATAAAGCAGTTGAGTACGAAACGTGGTTACAAACACGAATCTTCATCTCTTATATTCGTCAAGGATTTGATGGTTTTGATGACTCTTGGCACATCTGATATGCTTGTGAGTGCGATGCCACAGGATGCCAACGATGCAATGTTGTTATTGGTGGGTCCGAATGGATCTCCGCCGACGCTCAAGGAGATGGGTGCATCATCCACCGTCCGTGTTGTGTGCATGGGCGAAGCCGCTGCCGCCGCAATGAAGATTGTATCCACAATTGAATCATACAAATCCACGAAGATTGACATATCCGTGAACAATGATGATGTCAAAAACGATCTTGAGAAGGCGTCCAATCTAGCTAACTCTTCGGGTTCTGTAGTAGCGTTATGGGGAAGCGGATTCGGATCAGCCTCATCTGCATCGATCCGATGTGTCAGTTACGCCACGACAGATGATTCGGATTCCGTACAAGCACTATCAGAGCTATGGATGATCATGCCCGTTGATGTCGTGAACATCATCCCTGGATCTATCATAGGAAAGGGGGGTAAGGATCGCGTGCTTTACGTTTTGTCGTGTCCTTCTGGCCTGTTTATGCATCCTTCTAATGCTACTACTACAGAATTTGAGGTCGCTTTGTTGAAGGCTTTAACGAGCAAGTTGTGGGAGATCGATACGGATGCGTTAGCGTTGACAAATTTCATGTTAAAGAGTTCTTCTGTCCTAAAATTGGTTCCCGAATTGGAGAAAACCTTGGTAGAAGCGAATGAAAAAATCGGATTCACACAGAACTTAGAGTGAACGTGTGAACGTATTGAGAAGACTCTGATTTTTAAGATCGTTAAACGTTATGCATGAAACCATGTGCAATGAATGTTGATGATACATCAATACCCTTACCATCAATACAAAATGATCCATCAACATCGACATCGACATCGTTATCAACTCCACACAATGGATCTGTGCAATCGCTTTCACATAAACTCCGAATCATTAGATACAGTCAGGGTACTACTGCTGCTTCATGTAATAAACACTTTTTATACGAATCCTTCCCATTGACACAAGAGTTGATGCGAAGTCGAAAGAACAGTCTAAGCATTGACATGTTTCGCAGAAACTATAGCCGTAACATTTCGACACCTGATATCATAATAGAAAAGCAAGAAGAATCCATCCAGACAGAGAGCTCGTTTTTTGAGAGATGTGACAAAGCAACTCAAACGGAATCTCTAAATGTAGGCTGTGACTGTTATTGTTGTATCTCATGATTTGCGTGCATCGTAAAAAACTTACGAAAAATGTGTCATTACTAAAAAGGGGGATCAAAATGACATTGACATCTGTATCGAATGATAAGAGTATTTTGTTGGTTGTGGATAGTCGGTTGCGTGATAAACGAAAGTACCCTGATCCTAACAATTACTCGATAGAGTTGAGTAGTCCGTTATCTGACGTTACGAAAATCAGGTTGGTGAATGCCACTATACCGGGCGACGCGTTGTACTCCTTGCCCGTTAACAGGGCCGCTTTCAAGTTAAGGATGAGCGGCGGCTCCTATCAGAATGTGACGATGCGTTCAGGTGAGTATGGATCTTACCAGGATGTTGCGACTGCATTGGAGAGCGTATTGGTGGATGCCGGTTTGGTGGATGCAAGCATCTCGATAGGTGCTATTGATCATCATCTCATCGTATCATCTACATCGGAGTTTTCTTTGTCCTTTGCAGAGGATGGTCCTTCTCATTTCATGGGTTTCGGAATCTCTAGTTACGACTCTGTATACGATGCGGTATCAAGTGTCTGGAAGTTGGTGGCTCCCTTCAAGCTGGATTTGGATGCGCATAAGCGCTACGTCACCATCGAGATGTCTCAGCCCGGAGGGGGATCTCAGCCCGTTGTGATAGGGAGTCCTTCGTCTACGAACGATGCTATCGCGGTCTACATATTCAATAGGGACCATTCTATTTCCAAGTGCGAGAGGGTATGGGATCCTCCCTTGTTCTCGTTTAACAGATTGAGTATCAGCATGAAGGACGAGTACGGAAATTTGATGGATTTTCAGAACCAAGATCACGTTTTGGAATTTTCGGTTAGTATGCGAATCAATACCAACCGTTTTTTTTAAATCTTAAATGTTAAAGCTTAAGGCTTTTTGTTACAAAATAATCAATAGAACCCGAATACAGCAACAATAAAGTAAGAAAAATGGATATGGCGACACTCGATAAGGATTTGATCGAAAAGAGTTTGTCTATGCATTGTATTCGTGGATGTGACGATGTGGATGCTGCTATTTCTCGTGTCCACAAGCACTTCAATCAGGGACACGTTCATACTGCAATGATCGTGTCTATTACCATGGGTTGTGTGGTGACCGAGGATATGGTGCGCGAGCGTCTGCATATCACCGCTCAGTTTCGCGAGCACTTATTGCACATGCTGCGTACGGATTTGGGCATTCCGCAGCGTACACCGGAATGGTACACTGCACGCGAGTCCATGATCACCGCCAGCGATTTCGCTCAGGCTTTGGATCTGGGTAAGTTTGGATCGCGAAAGGAATTATTCGAGAAGAAGTGTGGCCATGTGACTCCTCGTGCATTCGATGCATCGTGTCCTCCTCTTCGATGGGGGATCATGTTCGAGCCGGCCGCTTGCAACATATATTCCGCCTTGAACTCACATGTTCAAATCCACGAATTCGGATTACTTCGTCATCCTGATCCCAAGACGCCGTTCTTGGGTGCATCTCCGGACGGTATCAGCGAGAACGGGATCATGCTGGAGATCAAGTGTCCGTGGAGACGACGTATCGATGGAACCGTGCCCCTGCAGTACTACTTGCAGATCCAGGGTCAGTTGTCCGTCACGGGGTTGAGGGAATGCGATTATTTCGAGGTGGAATTCGAAGAATTAAAAGATGCCGCTTCCGTGGAGATGGAGTTTTCGGATGAGAATTATCTCACGCCCACCGAATTCTCTCAGAGATCCAGAATGCGCGGCGTCATCATAGAGACTCTCCCTGGAGGAGGAGGAAGTGGAAGTGGAGGAGGAGTTGCGACATATGTTTACAGTCCTCCTGAAGGGGGTAGGTTGTCTGAGCTTCGAGAGTTTGTCAATGCGAATACCGATGTTGGATCCATCTCTGAGCTCAAACAGAAAGTGATATGGTGGCGTGTTCGCAAGCACGGAACCATCAAGATAATTGCAGATCCCGAACTGAACCAGATCATGATTCGAAAATTGGGAAATGTGTGGTGGGAGATCTTGAAGCTGCGCAGTGATCGCCAAGCATACGACAATCTGATGGTCAAACCAACGACATCATCATCATCATCATCATCATCATCATCAACAACAACAACTAGGAAAACGATTAATCGTACAAAGGCAGCAAGTAATAATGTAGTACCGCCATCCACTATTGATCCAATCATGACAGCATATGCGTTCCTGGATACTTAATGTTCGAATTCGAACATCACCCAAAGCATGACCGATCCTAACAAACAAATTATAATAGCCTCAAGAAGCCACCATGGCTCGTCATATAACCGATTCGTACCAATTGCATTGTTATTGTTCTCCATTAGTACGTCCTCTCCAACTCCTCTTACTCCTCCTCCACTGGACGACGAACAGAATATGTCACGCAACTTATGGGATTTTGATGTAGCGGATGGATCCCCACCAGATGACGGATGCCCAGATGCACTCTTATTCTTTTTTTTACTCTTACTCACTGAAGATGATGATGGCGTAGATTGTGCAGATTGTGTAGATTGTCCAAAATTAAACGGTCGCCACATCATCAGAGGCGATGCATCATCTGTTCCTGGGACGACACACGCCCCATTTGAATTCGTGTTTGTCGCAATTGCAGCAGATGCTCCTCTGGATCCATTGTCATTGTCATTATCGTTGTCATTGTCATTATCGTTGTCATTGTCATTATTGTTGTCACATTCAAGTATCTTGTCAATGTTCGAGATATTGGAGTTTATTGTTTCGTTCATTGTATTCATCATGCATACAAATGGATCGCCAGTATCGCTCGCATGAATCATACTGGCATCATTTGTTGTAGTGCGTTGTGTAGATTGTGTGCATTGTGTAGATTGTGTGCATTGTGTACATGGTTGATTTGATCGCCTTTCTGTGCATCGCTCGTGACATATGTGTCCACATGTTTCTCGTGTATGACTGGCCTCCTCTATGATCGGGAGCCTGCACACAGAACAGAATATCATTACTAGTAGTAGTTGCTAGTAATTGCTAGGGGTAATTTATGGAATGGAATGGTGCTATATACTCTGCTGTTGTGCACTCTCTCTCTCTACACCTCATATTGACGTCCCGTCCCCAGACCCATGCATGCATACGGTGTGTCCACACGCTGGCACCCGACCTTGTCGCATACGAAACGGTCCTGTTCAGGCAACATCGTACCTACGCTGCTAGGATCGATCTTGCATCCGACGTTATTCTTTGCCAATTGCCGTTCGGTTTGCATGATCTTATCACCATTCTGAATACGTCGTTGCCTAAGTTCGTGTGAGGACATCATGTTCTGCCCCATGAGCTGTGTCACGTCGTGAGGCCTATAATCCGTGAACTGTCTCCCATCCGACATGATGGGTGTGGTGGATGCGTCTGGTACAGGTCTGGATGGCGTGCTCTGCTTTACGAACGGTGCAGGGGTCTCGAAGGGATTGGCGGTCCTGAAATCCCATCGATCGTTCTTGACACACGGGGATGGACGAGTGCTTGGGACCAACATGTACGATGTGGACATGTCGAAATCCGATTCAAATGGTGCTAACGAATTCATGGATATTATATTTTATTACATTATATTTTTACAGCTGCTGCCGGCGGGGATCGAACCCGCGACCTTCTGCTTATAAGACAAATGCTCTAAGACCGACTGAGCTACGGCAGCTTCAATATATAGACACATAACTAATTTAGGATTTTGAACGCACAGTAAGAAAAAAGTAATGATGTGTGTCCATGTTTGAATCATTATGGTTTAATCAGGAGTTTTATGAGAGGAAAAATGCATGTTCGGTGTCTCATCAGCAGCTCTACGCATTTGCTGTGACCGTTCCTGCACGCGATCATGTACGCAGTCCATCCTTCGGAATCTATCATCGGTACTTGTTCGTCTGGGATGTGTTCCAACAAAAGAGAGATACACCTGTGTGCACCGCTTTCGCATGCGTACATCAACGCGGTTCCGCCTTCAGAGTCCGTCATGCACACTTGTTTCTCGGGAATGTGTCGCAATAAAAGGGACACGCATCGGTATGCATCATTTTCGCATGCATACATCAATGCGGTGCGACCGTTATACATCTCATTGCAAACCTGTTTTTCTGGATCGTGTCGCAATAAGATAGAAACGATCTCGACACTAGATTTCTGGCACGCACAAATCAGCGCCGTGCGCATATCCCCCGCACAAAGACCCACTTGTTCTTCTGGCGAGTGCAGTAACAAGAGATCGACACAATCATTCTTCGAATGTTCGCATGCGTACATCAATGCGGTGAACCCGTTCGTAGAGCGGATACGCACTTGCTCGTCTGGAGCATGTCGCAGTAAGAGAGAAACGCAATCATTAGAACCATTTTCGCATGCGTACATCAATGCCGTGTAATTGTCGAGAGTCATCATGCACACTTGCTGTGTGGGTGCATGTTCCAGCAGCATAGAAACGGAATCAACGTTACCGTTTTCGCATGCCATCATCAACGCAGTCCATCCGTTGAAAGCGGTCCTTCCTACTTGTTTGTAAGGAACATGTTGCAATAACAAAGAGACGCATGCATCCATACCGGTCTCGCACGCATGCATCAGAGGGGTCCATCCATACGAATCAGACATCAATACCTGTGTTTGTGGAGAATGACGTAACAACAACTGCACACATTGCTCGTTTCCAGCAAAACACGCATGCATCAGTGCTGTCCATCCGTAAGCTGAAGTAGATAACACTTGTTCATCCGGAAAGTATTGGAGCAGGGTACGTACGCATTCCGTGCGATTATTCTTGCACGCGATCATGAGCGGAAATTTCTTCATGCCATCATTACAAACCTGTTCGTGTGGCGAATGATGCAGCAAGAGCTCTGTGCATTCTTGACTACCGTACTCGCACGCTAAACACAGCGCGGACATGCCTTCAGAGTTTGTCAATGCCACTTGCACATCCGGCAAGTACGATAACAATTCTTTTGCGCACTCGAAAAGACCGAGTCCACACATCCTCATCAGGGGCGTGTACCCCATAGGATCCCTCGCTACCAACATCCCCTGCACCGAATACTCGCCCATGATATTCATGATAATCTTAAGTGTCGTAACATCATTGCATTGGCTCAGGATAGGGGTCAGTGTTCTGTCACAGGACGTGTCCATCAACACCGCCATCCTGACAACACATGGTGATAATTTGAATAGATAATTAATACTAAAGTTATCCTTTAGGGTGCACAAGTGACCGATATGATTTCTTAGAGAAAACAGACAGTAGACACAGTTATCACATATCCGCAACATGGATGTGCACGTATCGGTGCTCACGTGCAAAAGACTACCCCAAGACTCGTGATTGTCAGCGCAAATAATTTGATGCAACACATCATCACCCAGAAAATGCAACATTATCGTTCGAGTACTTATGGAACATCAAATACATAGTTAATGTTTCGATTTCTTACACTTCTTCTTCTTTTTGTGGGAATGTTTGTGGGAATGCAAGTGGGAATGTGATTTCTTTCGACATACATGTTCATGTTCGTGCTCATGTTCGTGTTCATGTTCGGGACACTTGGTGGGAGGAGCAGGAGCAGGAGCAGGAGCAGGAGCAGGTGCAGGTGCAGGTGCAGGAGCAGGCTTACACGGCACTTGCTTGCACTCCTGCGGCTGTCCACCTTGTCTCAATAGTTGTTTATATACATGGCATTGTGGCGTCTTGCTATTCCAGCATACGCACCTTGGATGCGATGGATTCGAATCGCAGAAGGATGCGACTGCACGCATGCATTCCGGTGTGCTGGCCGCTATATCCCCGTGCACGCTGTTGCCACACTTGGCACACACGGTCTCGTCATATGGACATGCAGTCAATGACTTAACTTTGGATCCCAACTCGTCTATCTTTTGCTTATATTCCATGATCTCAGGATCGTTGCTCTCCAATTTATCTTTGAACATCATGGCCAGGTTCTGCATTTCGGACTGCTCCAGCGCCTTGGGCAGGACCCCGAACGCCATGAGTCTAGCCTCCCACGATAAAGTCCCGTTGATCTGGAAAGGCAGGTTGCTGAGGATGAGTGGCCCGTCCATGCTGATGCTCTTGTTGATATACGGACGTGCTTTAGGCACGCTACGCGTCTCCAGATCAAATGTCGTGACAATTAGGTTGGTCTGCGTTTTCGATAATATCCACAGGTGCATATGCGATTCGTCGACAAACCAATTATGCGAAAGCGAGTCCTTGGGCGCCCCCAATCCCTTCCCGCTAGGAGGAACGCCTTCGATGATGGGCATAGCCCCTATCTGAACGCCCACTACGTGAGGCGCGGGCAAGAACATCATGCTGATCCCGTTATTGTTCGAAGTGTTGGCTGAGATCTGGAATGCTTGCACAGATCCCGAGGAAGGAAGTAACATGCGAGCTACGAAAAAGATGGACATGTTCCTGTTCCCGTCAAGTCCCATCATGTGCGATGGAGGACCCTCGATGGAGGTCCCCTTTCCCAAGAAGTAAGCAGGTGGTCGGTATGTAGGCTCTTCGTTAGCTGGTTCGCGATTAAATACCAAATCGGATCCTCTCAAGGAACCATCCATACAGTACTGCTTTTGAGTCGTTCTCGATACAATGTTCGTCCAGATCCGGTTTTTAGGAGCTAATGAAGATGATACAAAAAGACTCAATGACTCGCTCACACCTGAAGGAATGGACTTGAGAATTTCCGATGATGACATTGATGACATTGATGACGTTGATGACATTGATGACATTGATGACATCGATGATTTATTGACATCCCCGCCACCAGGCCCCGCCTTGCCAAACACATTGGCCACAAAACCTCCTTGCGTATTTGTGCCGTCAGTCTTAATATACGAAGATGTTATCTTGTTCAGCACGTTGATGTAATTCGAAAAGGGGGACCCATCACCATTTTCTGCATTCTGTTCCTGCTGGAAGTTTTCGGATATAGACTTGATCGGGTTCTGTTGGACCAATGCAAGTATCACGAAAATTACCACGATCATAGCTATCCAATCCTCTGCAGTCCTGAACGGAGAACCGGCTATTGCGATCCATCCGATCAGGCAGATGGCGATGATCATGCATATTACCGCTATTAGGTTCATTATATTACATTTGCGCGAGGAAAAAGGAGGAGAAGCGACTGTAGACGCTTAAAAAAATGTAAGGTAATGTTATGAATCACGATACATACCTCTTCGCGGCACAGGTGTCGATCTCATCGACCACCCTGCTGTTCTCCATGTTCATGCTGCACAAGGGAAAGGATGCGGGCGTGTACTTGCCCATGATCAGTGGAATCGTAGGATACTGGCTTCCTTCGCCTCACCAGAACAAACTTGCATCAGGTGCATCGAGTGCATCTTCTGGAGGGGGGGGAGACATAATATCATCATCATCATCATCAATAATCAAAGAGATCTCCTCATGAAGTGGTGAGAATGAATAATAATGTACTCAGAGATGCACATGGATGTCACAAAAAAATTGATTGCGAAACCTTCTATCACCATCGGGCGTAAACACTGATAAAAATTGGTGAACCATGAACCGTTTGTTCAGCTCAATCAAGGCACCTATCGCCAACATCTTTGGATGCTGCTTCCGCAAGCCGGTAGTAGCTGAAACTGTGCACCGCAATTCACTGTACGCCGAGCGCAATTCACTGTACGCCGAGCGCAATTCACTGTACGCGGTGCACGATTATGTTTCCTATACCTTATGCTCCATTGTGGCGAGGAGTTTCGAGCATGATATGCTTCCTCTCGCACCCAGCAAGGATCCGCAGTTGCTGATACCTGTTGGTTTCATAGATGTCGCATCATCATTGCTCTGTCCCGTCTGGAACGACATCATATGTCCCGTTTCGCGTGGACGCAATGTCCATTTGCTCATCGCAGATTTCCTGTCGCTTCACTATGACTGTATTCAGGACACTGCGTCATGCGCCGCTTTTGTCGATTACTTCCTGTGCATGATCGATTGGAGTCCTCCTTCATCCGCTGGGGACCTAGTGCCCCTCGATGCAGAACTCCACTTCTTGGTCGTTGCACTGTTAGTATGCAAGGATTTAGTGACCTTCGCCGGCACTCACCTGAAGGCACTCGATGCCCTCTCCGATGAGTACATGTCGATGTACATCATGGAACACCTGATGGGGCACAGTTACGCGACTTCCGCTATGCGCGCATCCGCACCTGACCTCCTCTCCCCTATCGGTTCCAGATCGATTGCACTTGCGAATAGCAAGAGCATGTATCATCTGAACTATGGGAAGGAGTTCGTGTGCATGGACACCCCTGATTCCTCCAACCATTGCCCACACGCCTACTTTCGTGAGGAGACTTCGTCCCTCCTTGATGGTGTGCTGAGCCCAAACCTAGTTTGTGCCGGTGGAGCCCCGCTTGCTTCGTTGCTCGGGGGGAGCATCAAGGATGTCGACATATTTCTAGTCGGCTTTACTGATGCATCCAGTGCAATCGTTGCAATTTCGAGAGCTGCCGAGCAGATCATGGTCAATGCCCAACGTGCATTTCACGAACCCACGTTCAGGTTCTTCAAGACGGAGAACGCATACAATGTGTCCGTGTACTCCGACAACATCAGAGTTGATATTCAGTTCGTGTTGCGCTTGTTCGCTGACGAGGCACAAATTCCATTATCGTTCGATCTGGGTCCCACCCGGATTACGTACGATGGAACTGTGTTCAGGTCCTGCTACACTGCCGACTTTGCTCTTGCATATCGCGTGTGCATTCCTGATCCGCTGCGTGCAACCACATCCCAGCGCATGCCGAAGTACCACTTCAAGGGCTTCCGCGCCACTCTGGTCGCTGAAGGTACCGATGTGACCCACTTCGATGCTCTATGGATGTCGTTCAGTCGAATGGACAACGATGAGCTCCTTGATGCGTCATGTCTCACCCGTGTGGAGACGATCCTGAGAGATCGCGAGATCTATATTCGCCAGCTCAAACGTTCCATTCGGAGACGTGCGCGCGTAGAGGTGGACACCTTCTCAGGAGGAGATCCGCCTGCCGCACGCACCGAGCCATTTGGAGTCGGACAGAGTATGGTTGTGCTCGTAACACTCTCATACATGTGCAACAGAAAGATCTTGCTCTTCAAGAACAAGAACTACGCCAAGCTGCACAAGCAACTCGAAGAGTCCAAAATGGACCCCACTGCACGACTCATGGAGCCGCAAGTGTGGACCTAAATGTGCCCTAAATGTGCGTTAATTATTTAATTTTTTTTACAATGTTGACAACAAAAAAATAAAAATTTTCTACGATTATGCATGAATTCTAATCATCCTATGTCATCTCATCTTAGGCCTTCCTTGCGCGCTTGGCATCACCGCGGCGTGCATTGCGTGCAGCATCACGAATGATATCCACGACGGTCGTGTGTCCGAGAGCGGTAGCTATCTCAAGAGCTCGGTTACCAAGTGCATGCACATCGGCACCAGCAGCCAGGAGTCGTTCTACTACCCTTCCGCTTCCATACCTACAAGCCTCCCAGAGAGCCTTGTTGTTCCGTGCATGCACATCGGCACCTGCATCCAGGAGTCGGTCGACTATTTCAAGGCATCCAGATCTGCATGCTGTGATGAGAGCCTGGTCGTCCTGAGCGTGCACATCGGCGCCAGCGTCCAAGAGTCGATTGACCACTTCAATGCGTTCGTACTTGCACGCATCCGCCAGAGCCTGGTTGGATCGTGCATGCACGTTAGCACCGCCCTGCAAGAGCACCTGCACTACTGCATCGTGTCCCAAGAGGCACGCGTTCATCAGAGCACTGTGTTTCTGGGCTTTCACATTGGCGCCGGCGTCCAACAGACACTTGACAGTTGCGGGATGTCCATACTTGCACGCCAGCATGAGAGCCTTGTCGTCATGTGCGTGCACATCGGCACCGGCATCCAACAGATGCTTGGCAATCTTCGAATAGCCACCAACGCATGCGATCAGGAGCGCCATGTTGTCTCGTGCAGTTGCATCAGCACCGGCGTCCAGTAGACACTTGACTGTCACAGGGTTTCCGTGCTTGCATGCGAGCAAAAGAGCCTCGTTGTCATATGCCTTGACCTTGGCACCGCCGACATCCACCAGAAGTCGGACAATCTTAGGATATCCATGTTCGCTTGCGAGCATGAGAGCCTTGTTGTTTCTGGCTTTAGCATCAGTGCCATTCGCTAGCAGAAGTTGGACAACTTTGGAATGTCCATTTCTGCACGCGAGCAGGAGAGCCTTGTTGTTTCGGGCTTTCACATCGGCTCCGGCATCCAGCAGACATCTGACTAGGTGTGAGTGTCCATGTGTGCATGCGGTCATGAGCGCATCTGCCAGGAACGTAGCATCGGTTGCCAATGATGAAGAAGAGAGGTTCATATGAACTATCTCGACATTCACGCCGGCAGCGATTGATTCCATGAGTGCAGACATCTTAACAGGATTGACAGTGTCCTTTCAGCTGAGCAAAAAAATGAAAACGGATTCAATTTTTTGACACATCATCATCATCATGAAATAGAAGGGTCTTCACATGGCTTTTTAAGGGCCTTCACAAGGGTTTGAGGGGTCCCTAAAAATGTCCGCGGCTTTGCTCAGAGATTCACACGAATTCTAATGGATCATCATTACTCACGAGCATCATCATACTGTAATCTGCAGCATTGCGAAGGAGTTCAAAATCATTATGCAGCATTGCGAAGGAGTTCCACAATGGATGTGAATCCATTGGTGGTAGCTATCTCAAGAGCTTTGTTGTCTTGTGCATGCACATTGGCACCAACTTTCAGGAGTAGCTCAACTACTGCATGGTGACCGTTGATGCATGCATCTATGAGAGGCCCGCCATCTCTGGCGTTCACATAGGCACCAGCAGCCAGGAGCCGCTCAACTAATGCATGGCGTCCTTCGTAACATGCGCATCTGAGAACCTCGTCATCACGTGTTCTCACGTCAGCACCAGCAGCCAAGAGAAGATCAACAATCGACTCGTGACCACGTCTGAATGCGATTATTAAGGCAATGCTGTCTTGGGCACGTGCATCAGCACCGGCAGCCAATAGGTACTTGACCGATACATCGCATCCAATGTAGCACGCTTCACTGAGAGCTCTGTCATCAAACGCATGCACATCAGCACCGGCATCCAATAGTCGCTTGACTATTTCATGACGCCTGTACATGCATGCGTAATAGAGAGGACCTCCCAGGGGTGAAGCGTCAACCGCCAACGATGAAGAGGAACTGTCCAATATGGATTGGACGATCTCGACATTCACGTCGGCATCAATTGCTTTCAACAGTGTCAACCTTGTATCGAGATTGTTTTCTTTCACTGCCATCATGATCCGGTCGGAAGCTGTAGTCATATGGAAGATCTCTTTACATGTCATCAGTAATGCACGATCGCATGACATCAGAGCAATGGTACGGATCAGAGGAGAATCCAAACACAGCAACATCGTTGTGACAATGATCTACGAATCAAATAAAAAGAAATTGTATTCAATTTTTTTTTGAATGATTGAATGGAACCAGTGGTTTATTTAAGGGTTTCAGGGAGCCACAATAGTGACGATGTCAATGCTAAGAGATAGCAATTCCAATCATCTAAGCGTTTTGCTTAAACCCTTTTTGTAAACTTCATACGCTTGGTATCCCTGGCATCGTGAAGGAGTTCCACGATGCATGCGTGTCCATTGTTGGTAGCTATCTTTACAGCCTCGCCATCTCGAGCACGCACATCGGCACCAGCAGCCAGGAGTCTCTTAACTATCTCCTCGTGTCCAAATCGGCACGCAATCATGAGAGGCTGGTCGTCTAATGTGTGCACACAGGCGCCAGCATCCAAGAGACAATCAACAATATGTAGCTGTCCGTTGCCGCATGCGATACATAAGCATCCTCCCAATGCAGGGACTTGTAGTACTCCCACAAGAGCTCGTATGATCTCAATCTTCACATCGGCATTGATGGCTTCTCTGAGTGCAGTTCCAGGGCGCAGCCCGTTTTCTCTCACTGCCATCAATACTCGGTCACATAGAGTAGTCGCATTCAGGATCTCTTTACATGTCATCAGTAATGCAGAATCGTTTGTCATCAGAACGATTTTACGGATCAAAAGAGGATCCAGATGCAGCAACATTGTTTGTGTCATTGTGTAAAAAATGAAATTTGCCACATTTTATACCCCTTCAAGGAGGGTTTAAGGGTTTTACATGTCGTGTGGTAGTCCCCAAAATTTAGGGCCCCTCCAAATGTTCGTGACGTTTATACACTACAGTTGATGCAGCACGAATGTTGTGTTTCACGATCATTCACGGTCATTCACAGTGTTTCACGGTCATTCACGCATCATTCAAGCATTCCTTGCACGCTTGGAAACCTGTGACCCAGCAGCATCGTGAAGGAGTTTCACGATGGATGGGCGACGACTCCCTGCACACGCGAAAGCCTTATCGTCCTGAGCATGCGCATCAGCACCGCGTTTCAAGAGTAGCTGAACTACTCTGAAGCGCCCACACTCACATGCCGTGATGAGAGCTTGGTCGTCCTGAGCGTGCACATCGGCACCAGCGTCCAAGAGTCTCTTGATTATTCCGTGACATCCAGATTCGCATGCGATAATGAGAGCCTCGTTGTTCTGAGCCTGCACATCGGCACGTGCCTTCAGCAGTCTTGAAACGATTACTGTATCGCGCCCATTCCTGCATGCAATCATGAGAGCGTTGTTGTCTCGTGCACGCACATCAGCACCTGCCTTCAGGAGTCTGTCGACCAATATGCAATCCCCAATCTCGCATGCAATCATGAGAGCCTTGTGGTCCTGAGCATGCACCTGAGCACCGTTGTCCAAGAGATATTGGACTACTGCATCATGCCCATAGCTGCATGCAGCCATGAGAGCAGCATTGTCTCCGGCTCGCACATCAGCACCAGCTTTCAGGAGAATTTGAACTACTTCGATGTTCCCATCATGACACGCAATCATGAGAGCCTGGTCGCCCTGAGCGTGCACATCGGCACCAGCAGTGTCCAAGAGATATTGGACTACGGCATGATGCCCTTTCCTGCATGCAATCATGAGAGCAGCATTGTCTCTGGCTCGCACATCAGCACCAGCTTTCAGGAGAATTTGAATCGCTTCGAGGTTCCCATCATGACACGCAATCATGAGAGCCTGGTCGTTCTGAGCGTGCACATCGGCACCAGAGTCACTGTTGTCCAAGAGATATTGGACTACGGCATTGTGTTTATTCTGGCATGCGGCCATGAGAGCCCTGTAGTTCTGAGCGCTCACGTCAGCACCAGCTTTCATGAGACATTGAACTACTTCGAGGTTCCCACCATGACACGCAATTATGAGAGCTTCGTCATCATTAGCGTGCACATCAGTACCAGCTTTCAGCAGACATTGAACTGCTTCGAGGTTCCCATCATGACACGCATTCATGAGAGCCTGGTGTGCCATCATTACAGCACGGCCAAACCCTGACATTGTTTTCTTTCAACAAAAAATGAAATCGGATTCAATTTTTTTATCCGATGATCCGATACATCAGCATCATGTGTTCCTTGCGCGCTTGGCACAGAGTGCGTCATAGCGAAGGCGTTTCACAATGGATGGATATCTCTTTGCACACACGAATGCCCAGTTGTTTTGGGCACTCACATCGGCACCAGCATTCAAGAGGTGGTCGACGACAGCAATGCGTCCGTTTCGGCATGCAACCATGAGTGCATTGTCATCTCTGAAGTGCACGTTAGCACCAGCCTCCAAGAAACACTTGACGATACGCAAATGTCCTTGGCTGCATGCGCTACAGAACGCAACTCCTACATACTGACCATCCTTATCGAACACTGTAACCGTGTTCAGCAGGAATTGTATGATCTCGACCTTCGCACCGGCGTTACTGGCCCTATTGAGTGCAGTCCCAGGGACACGATCGGTTTCTCTCATTGCTATCAGGATTCGGTCACTTAAAGTAGTCGCATTGAAGATCTCTTTACATGTCGACAACAATGCAGTGTTGCATGCCATCATGGCGATCTTACGGATCAAGAGAGGATCCAAGCACACCAACATTTGCGTGTCATTCGTTGATTGAAACAAAAAATGAAATCGGATTCAATTTTTTTATCGACCCCTCAAAATGGCCTCTGCTTTTTCAGCAGCTTGAAGGAGTTTCAATTTAGTCGGATATCTCTTTGCATACATTATGACCATATTGTTTGGGGGGTGCATGTAAGCTCCAGCCTCCAGGAGACACTTGATTATTTCATGATGTCCATTGAGATATGCTCTCAATAACGGCTTGTTGTATTGGGCGTGAACATCGGCACCAGCCTCCAAGAGTCGCTCAACTACTGCAAGGTGTCCGTACATGCACGCAAGCATGAGAGCCTCGCAATCTCGGATACTCACATCAGCACCAGCGTCCAGTAGAAACTGGACTACTGCATCATGGCCGCTCGAGCATGCAAGTAAGAAGCCCGTATGATCCTTGGCGTGCACATCAGCACCTGCATCCATGAGATGTTGGACGATGTGCAAATGCCCATGTTTGCATGCGATAATGAAAGTCGAATCCAATGACAACGATTCATCGACCCAAGCATGATCCAACAGGAATTCGATAGTCCCGACATTCACACCGGCAGCAACTGCTTTCATGAGTGCAGTGTTTGGATCGAGCTTGGTTTCTCTCACTGCCATCAGAGTTCGGTCACGTAAAGTAGTCGCATTCAATATCTCTTTACAGGTCGACAACAATGCACGATTGCTCGCCATCAGAGCAATTTTACGGATAAGTGGAGTATCCAAAGACAACAACATTTGTTTTTTGATACTCCATCAAATGAAATATTTATACAGTTGTGACTGTAGTGCAGTGCAAATTCCTCCAGGATACTTATTCATCATCATCATCATCAGTACACATGTCTTCATCTGCATACTCATCACCTCCCTCATCATCATCCTCATCCTCATCCTCATCCTTGTCACTCGAATCGGAGGAGGAGACGCCCACCATCCTATCAAATGATCTGTTGAACCTCTTCTTCTTACGAGACATCATGGTCATCACATCATCAATGCTGTCCAGCTCGCTTGCAGCTGTCTTGTGCAGCAACATGTGGTGCACAGTGACGTTGCGCTTCTCAGGGGGCAGGATGGCATGCGAGTTCATGCGTCTGGCACGAGACATTGCCTGCTCTACACGGGCAGTGTTCCAGTGGGGCTCCAATATCACCACGTGACGCGTACCAAGCAGATTCATACCCTCTGAAGCAGCAGCCGTGAACAGCATCACATCCAGGTGACCCGTGTTGAAGTCCCTGACAAGCGAAGCTCTCATATCATTGGACACGGACCCATCAATGACACCTATGCGCACACGTGCAGCTTCGCTGCCGCCATTCAATCTGATATAGTCCTCCACGAGACTCATGCCGTACGTCTTCCATGCAGAATAGACAATGGCCTTCTCACCGTCCCTCTTCCACTGCAGAATGCTCTTGCACAGCCACTCCAACTTGGGCGAATCTACCACTCCATCACTGTCAACGCGCCCGTTAGTGACCCGTCTGACCCCGTTCCAGAAGGCCCGCGTACGGTCGCTGAAGAACGCAAACTTGGTGTAGGACGGAATCATCAGCTGCTCCATAACATTCTGCTCCACAGTCTCGTACCATTTCTGGTACACCTCATCCATGTAAAAGTCGTGAGTCTCATACTTGATCGCAGGGAGAGACTCGTGATTGTAGTTGATGTATGAGTGAGTCAGAAAAGCAGCGCTCTTCATCAACGAATCATCACGCATACTTGGGTCGTTGTAGGAGGAAGCATCAATGTACCTCTCCCCCTTCATCGCCATGACAAGGTTGCGCAGGTCCAGTGGATTGTTGACGATAGGAGTTCCAGTGAGGAGAACGACTCTTTTAGAAGAAGAGGCTGCATTCAACAGCTGGAAAGACTTCTGCGTCTCTTTCTTCTTGTTCTTGATCAGGGTGCGGAAGTTGTGCGCCTCATCCACGATTAGCAAGGTCTTGTACTTCTCATAGTTGTACTTCTTGAAGCTGGAGTGAGTCAGCACTTCCACCAACATGCCGCATCTGATCGCCTCCCTCTTCCATGCGTTCTTGACGTTGACAGGGCACAGCACCACGACATCATTGATTTCTCCCTGAGAGATGAGTGCTGAAGCAATAGCCAATGCCGAAATGGTCTTTCCACTACCCATGCAGTGGTACAGCATCATGCCTCTAGGCCGATCTTCAATCATCCTTCGAACGGCATCCAGTTGATGAGGAAGAAGAGTAGGCATAGACTTGGGTAGACGATAAGTTTTGCCAGCAATTCCAATACATTGACCAACACTGCTGACACTGCCGACTCTGCTGACAATTCGAATCTTTCGAATACTTCGAGGAGGAGCGCTGCCACCAACAGTTCCATTACTCTGATCACTTCGAGTGCTGATATCACTTGGATCACTTCGAGTGCTGATATCACTTGGATCACTTCGAGTGCTGATATCACTTCGATCACTTCGAGTGCTGAGATCACTTCGAGTTCTGCGAATAATTACAGTACTTCGAGCACTGCCAAGCTTGATACTGCTCGTGCTTGATGATGCGAACGAGGAAGATACGATTCTATCATGCGATAATGATGTATCGACTAGTGGGTGAGGATGTGTCGACATTGTAAAAAATGGTGGAACCATGTTGGAACAACCATTTTATAGGAAGAGAAGAGGTGTTCGAACCCCCTAAACCCTGTAAACCCTCCTCCGAACCCCAATATCCTCTTCAGAATCGTGAAATCAACTACTTCTCTGGAACCCCTGAGATGATAATGTAGAATCGTTTACAATGTTACAGTCGTATTAATTGTTACAGTCGTATTAATTGTTACATAAATCGTTCTTATTGTTCAGCATGTATGGTTCTGGTCCCAGCAGTCCTCCATACCCTGAGATCGAGTTGACACCCTTTCGTCTATTGAACCTTTTCTTGGATTGTTGGAACCTCGCGGCAGCACTTCTGCGCGAGGATGATGACTGCTCACAATCTGCAACCCGATCTTTGGAAGATACGAATTCAGTAGACTCCTGAATCATAGGGCTCTCCTCCTCGTATGTGACCGGATTGGTCATATCGTTGACATCTTCATCGCCATTCTTGGGATTCGCATTTGTATATGAGGGCAGTCTATCAAAATCTTGGCTGATTCGGCATTCCACAAGCCGATTGTTGTAATCATCAATATGCTTTTTATTGTGGTGACAATAATCCACGAATGTACGGATTTCCTCTAGCAAGGATTCGGGTACTGTTCCGAGATCAATGAAGACGCCATTACTATTGCGTGTAGAAGAGATGCCACCGGAACATGCCAGGATATTCAAGATTTCTTGATGCTCCGTCTGACCTAAACAAGCGACACGTTGTAACAAGATGTCAAGAGACATTCTCAATGCTCTGATGCATGTTGTTCTTATTGTTACACTGATACTCTTATACACTGCTGATTAAGCATTCTTGTTTTCTTCTTTTTCTTTTTTCCTGTCTTCGTATTCTCTCCTCCTGTCTTCGTATTCTCTCCTCCTCTCATCCTCTTCCCTCCTCTTCTCTTCCTCCTCCTCTTCTTCGTTGAGTTTCTTCAGTTTAGTCCCTATAGCTATCAGGGCCCAAATCGAAAGGGCCATAGTGATGACATAGAATATAGTTCGCACCCAACTCCAGATGTTGCAACTACCTGTAGTCAGGCAGTTCGTGTCAAAAACATATATCGCGTTCATGATGATCGCTATGGCCAACACCAAGCCCGTCACCCAATTAAATCCAAGAACTATGATAGTCACCAACAACGTGATCAGGTAGATCACGGAAACTAAGAGTACAGTCCAGCTCTGTAGCGACAAACCATGGTACAGGACTTTCTTCACACGGGGCGACGCCTGGACCCATCGGGGAGCCTGTGCGACCCTTGGAGCTTGTGCTACTCGAGGAGCTTGTGCGACCCTTGGAGCTTGTGCGTATCTATTAGGAACATTGACAATACTTGTAACTGTAGGAGTCATTTGCACCCTGGGTCCGCCTGGCTGTGGCGAAGACGAGTTCATTTTTACATTGTGCAACATAAAGATTTTTCACGTTATTTTTTTTAGTTATTACAATGAAGATTCGTCAACTCACATTAGGTGGCATAGGTTTCTTGATGCCTGTGCAGATAGGATGCGTGAAATATCTCGAAGAGGCCGGGATATTGAAAGATATCGATCTTTTTGTCGGTTCTTCTTCCGGTAGCATCATCAGTTTGCTCACGTGCATGCATGTATCGTGGGAGGAGCAACATAAATTATTTCAGCGATTGGTGTTGCGGCATCCCGTGCAATACAATTGCATCGATCACGTGTTCGAGATGAAGGGTATCGATGACGGCCAGTGTCTGTACAGAATGTTGGACGACATTTTCGATCACATGTCCCTTTCTAGAACCATCACATTTAAAGGGTTGCAAGAGAAGTGTGCGCAGCGCAAGCTTGTCATAACAGGCGCCAATGTCACAGACGCGTGCATGAGCACGTTCTCGGTGGATAATGAACCTGATATGGAAATACGAATCGCAGTCAGAATCTCGTGTTCTATCCCGATCCTGATGACCCCGGTCTTCTACAAGGGAAAGGCGTACGTAGACGCATGTTTTTTGGAAAGCAATTATCACATCGAACCTGCTGATGCGCCTGGCAACAATTTGATTATCAATATCGAGACGATTACTCCCCTGCGTCAGAATTGTCTGGTCAGCGAACAATCCGATTTCATATCCTATTTGTACGCTCTCTTTTGCGCCAACATCATCCATCAGAACAAGCTGGCGATAACTAAACGAGATGTAGTGATAGACATCCCATTGGGAAGGGAGGAGACGATCTTTTTCGCAAACTCTGAGAGAACGGTCGATCGTATCAGGATGGGTTATGAGGCACTGAATGAGAAAATGCCCAAGATCATGCCAACTGATAAGAGTTTAGAATGAGTTCGAGATGACTGCGATTGTTGCTGCGCTGATGATGAGTATGAGTCCTACGTACAGCTTCCTGTCATCTCCCAGAAACGTCATCCAGAGCGCATGTTTCAGGTTCTTGTATTTAGGATCCTTTGCACCTCCGTGTCCCACGATGTTGATGAGATCCTCTATGATGAACCTGGTAGTCTCTATGAGTCGGATCAGTATCACGTGAAGGGGTTGCTGTATGAACGATAACTTCTTGAGATCAGTTATCTTCGAATGGTTTACAACACGATCGATAGTGTTTAAGACCTTCTCCTCCTTTTTCATCAGACTTGCGTAGACATCGTCCGATCCTGCCAAGCCATTGTTATCACTCGAAGACAACAAACTCGAGTACGAATACGGACCTTCGACATCGTCCTTCTTCCCTAACACTTCAGACTTTAACTTTTTAACTTCGTCCATCGATTGCTACTTTTTTAGTTTAAGTTAACATATATCAGTTACGATGAACGAGACTAAAGATGGCGATGATGCGGTGAGTGTGGTGAAACAGTACCTAGCGAAGATAACGTCCCAACTTGAGACGCAAAACCAGTACATGCAAAAGATGGTCAGTTTGATGAGTACACCTAACGAAGTCAAACCTAATGAAGTCAATCAGGACGAATCTATAAAGAAGGCAGATCCCGCCGGATTAACAGAGGACCATAACGATTCTGTCACAAATGATGCTGCTGTCACAAATGATGCTGCTGCCCCAGAGGATGGTACAGGTGCTGCCCCAGAGGATGGTACAGGTGCTGCCCAAGAGGATGGTACAGGTGCTGCCCAAGAGGATGGTACAGGTGCTGCCCAAGGTGTGAAAACTGTGAAATTGCCAGTGTCTGATGCTGACGCTGGCTCTGGTTCAGGCTCTGATGCTGACGCTGGCTCTGGTTCAGGCTCTGATGCTGACACTGACGCTGGTTCAGGCTCTGATGCTGACACTGGCTCTGACACTGGCTCTGACGCTGGCTCTGACACTGACGCTGGCTCTGACGCTGATACTGGCTCTGACGCTGGCTCTGGCTCTGTTACAAGTGAAGGTACGAGTGAAGATACTAGTGAAGGCACGGATTCCGAGTCTGTCTCTGAAGAGAAAAAATAACAAAGTTGTATAAGGACATGCATTGATAAAAGCATACGTCACCATTATGGTCACCAATCGAGAGATTGCTTCCTCTAGGAAGGAGAAGTCTTTGGTTGTGACTCGTCCAAAGAGTAAATCCGTTTACTTTTCTCCTCCATCGTCCTCCGATCCGTCTGATGTACTCGATTTGGTGTTCATTGTGTCTGGGAAGGTCGAGTTGTGTATCGTGAACTCCCTCAGACGCGCGATTTCTTCATGCGTGAAGACGGCTGCCTTCCCATTTGATCCTACTCAGCCTCCTTCTCCCGAACTATCTGAACCGGGCGTGCGCATCCTGGAGAATACATGTGTGATGCATAACGAAATGCTAGGACATCGCGTATCTCTCTTGCCTATATGTTTGACTCCTAACGAATTGGCATCCTTTGATCACCGCAATTACAATGTGGAGCTCAAGGTCAGGAACGACGGCAATGCTGTTCTGGATGTCACATCAGAATCGTTCATGGTGACGGACATGACAGGTGCTGCACTACCATCTGCGCGTGTCGAGAGGCTCTTCCCCAAATGCGTGATCTCTGGGGAGTACCCCCTCATAGGAGTGCTCAAGCCCAGATCAGTGTGCGCCAATGCCGGAATAGGCGAGCTTATGCACATACGTGCAGTACCTAGACTGGGTACGGGTCACGAGCACGCCAGATGGTCCCCGGTGTCCACATGTTTTTTCAAGGAATTGCTCACCAAAGAGGGTGTCAGGGACGGTTGGACCTTCATCATGGAGGGTCTCAATCCGAGCCTGTCTCCCTACTACCTCGTCTTCCTTGGATTCCAGTTCCTGGTAGACGAGGTCAAGGCGCTCAAGAACAAGACAGTTACATTCGAAACATTGGACGTTATTGAGGATCCTTCTTCTGATACGAAAGGAAGTGGAGGGAGACGCTTCTCTACGACCCTCCAGAACTTTGATCACACCATGGGTAACCTCTTGCAGGGGATGATGTACGACTTGTGGATCGATACGGGCAAGTCCAAGCAGATCAACTATGTCGGCTACTTCAAGCGCCATCCATTGATAGACGATATCACGTTCAGGATGCAGGTTGTGAACGAATCTGATAATCCCTCTGATATCTTCATGGAAGGGTTGGTGCATGTGGAGAAACGGCTCAAGGAGATCACATCCGATTGGATCGATTTCTGCGGAATAGACAAGCTAAATTATGTGCGCGTGAACGAATTCAAGACATATGCATCACTCTAACATTTAAATGTCCACTCTGTTTCGGGAATGCATGGAGATATCATGCCCTCTTCAACGTGTGTAGATAGTCCGGGAATGCACGATACGAGAGATGCACCCGTATTCCAAAGATGCACGAACCTTCCATGGTCATTGTTGCATCCGCGGAAAACTTCGCAGTATCTCTTGTGTATGGGCGTGTGCTCGAGGAGTGTGTGCACGCGGCACGCAAATGTGCTTGTGGTGGATGGCGTTGTTCTCCAATGAAATGAAGGTGTCACAACGATCTGGCTCTTTAGCGAGGGGTACATTGAGATATTGTATTTGTCTGGATGGTCGTACAATGTAACATAAGATCCTACATTTACCCCCTCTACCAACGCCTGGATCCAATCTCCCCTGTGCACGTAATCATCCTCTAGGATATACACAATATCGTCAGGAGACAGATTATCGGATTTGATCGTATCCAACATATTCAGATACGCTGAAGGATCGCTTCCTCCTGTGTGCTGTACGATTCTTATATCGGGTATACTTGAAAGAAAATGACCGGATACATCGCCTCGAGCGTTATCGTAGAGAGCCGTATACTTGATGTTATATGTTGATTCTGATACATCTTTCAGTAATCGTTGTAGCGCGGATAGTGGATCGTGCCATGATGGTCGATTTTTGGATACGGAGTGCAGAGACAGGAAACAATGTCTCTGGTAGATGTGGATGCTGGTGTCAGTGTCAGTGCTTGTATTCATTGTATTCGTTGTATTCGTTGTATTCAAGGACACTTTAAAATAAAACAAAATGTGCGCACAAGGTATTACTATCATAGTACTAAAATGGCGCCCACCAACGGGTACCTGAAGGATGCGTTCGCTTCCTTTTCATTTTTCGCAATCATCTTGGCGATCATGTCGAGACCCCGCGAAAAATGGTGGTGCTTGGGTGTGCAGCGTACGCTCGCATTGTCAGTGCTCGCGTGTTGCGGTCTAGTAGATCTCTTATACACCTTGAATCCCGAATGGCATTGCAGAGAGTTCACGGGTCGAGACATACCCAGCTACATTCACATTCTGCACATTGTACTCATCATTGCGGCGCTCATATATATTGCGATGAGTCCCGCCGAGCCATGAAAGAGAACAATATCAATAACCATTAATACTCCATTATTGTAAGTACAAGTCTATGTACGGCTATGGCTTCCCTCCAATATCTGAATACTCAAAACGAAATCAATGTCCTGCTTCAGAATTGGGAGAAGTTCTGCGATGAACAGAGTCAAATGCATACGGTATCCGTAAGTTATTTCCGAACCATAAATTACCTGATTGCTATCCCTGCCATCTTGTTGAGTACGTTTAGCGGGGCAGGCAGCATAGGATTGGCTTCTAGTTGCGATACGGATTCGCTTAGTATCGCATTGGGCTTTTTGGTCTTGATCTCTGGGGCCATGTTTTCAATTCATCGTTACATGAACATTCCAGAGTTACAACAAATGCACGATTTCTATGGTGACGAGTTCTATAAGCTGAGCAATAGCATTAGGTTGAATCTGGTTCTATCTACTGACGATTCTAGGAGCTTCAGGAACATCCAAGAGTATGCAAAATTCATCAAGGGACAGATCGATATATGCGTGGACAAGGCTCCCGGCATACCTAGACATGTGCTTAGTAGAACCAAACAACGACTCGGGCAACTTACCATCATGAGTAAATGCGGGGACACGGATAACCAATCCGATATCACTTACAATCCACCGATGCCACGACCTACCCGTGAAATACAGAGAATACCAGAAATAGAAGCGTCATTGAATCCTAATCATACTACCACTACTACTAATCATACTGCTAGTAATAACATTGCTAAACTGCGTGCACAGCAGCAGCATCAGCAGCTCCAATCGAACTCGCAGCTGCGTCTCGATATGAGGGATATCAGGGAGCCTTCGACATCACATGCGAACTCGTTGTACGTCCAAGAATCTGGCAGCGAACCTTCACGAACTCGAAAGGATTCATCGGGCATGATATACATAAATCCGGATACGATGCCATCATGATCATGAGATCTCCTGTAATGTGTGCTTCAGGACTGAGAGACGTTTCTTGTGAGCATACTCCCTTGCGAGAGTGATGTCTGTTTCCACTTCCGAGATCTCTTGGTGCAGACGGGTGATCACATTCTGAGACCGGATCAGGTCCTTATCGCGGTGTATGATCGTGTGCAAATTCATCTTCAGCTGCTTTTCACGGGAGGCAATGATCTCATTCTGAGAAGCGATAATATCATTCAATCTCGATACCAGTGACCGCTTCGAAACAATGCGATCCATGCCATCAGATACCGTGGACAGGTACTCGCCAGATTCTTCGACCCTTCTCTGGAGTGCGGCGGCACGCTTCTCTGCAGCGGAAGCCTTCTTCTGAAGTGCCGTTATCTGCTTTTGCACGCTCGAGAGATGCTCAGCAGCAGCAGCAGATCTCTGCTCATAAGAGACAACGTTCTCCTCTGCGACTCTTGCATTCTCTTGTGCGACTCTTGCATTCTCCTCTGCAAGACGTGCATTCTCTTGTGCAAGACGTACATTCTCTTGCACAATCGCCGACTCATCCTCTGCATTCTTGAGACGCTCTTGTGCAGCAACAACATCGTTCTCTGCATTGACGGCCAGTGCGCACAACGTAGACAGGCGCCTTTTTGCGATATCACTGCGCTCCTCTGCTTCAGTTGCGCGATCATTGGCATCATCGACAGCAATCACGGCACGATCGACAGCAATCTCGGCATCATGGAGTCTTTGCTTTAGGGACTCTACATATCGTTCCTTCTCTTTGATCTTGTCATTAAGATCCTCTTCAATTGTCGAGAGGTGTACAATGGTGTCGTTCAGGTAAGAAATGCGTCCATCTGCCAACGAACGCTGCTTGTTCAATGTCTTTGCATACACGTGAAGCCTGTGAATGTCAGCACGCATCGTCGTTATAGAATCCGTCAGCTCCTTCTTCTTCTCGACCAGAACATCCCTCTCGACATTGATATTACGAGTCTCCTTCCTGAGCTGGGTCAATGCACGCATGCAGTCCTTGATCTTCTTGGTGTCACTCTCAATACGCGAATCCAGCTCCTCCTTGACACTGGTCGAAACTATCAACCTCTGACGGACGGTCTTGATGGCGTCCTCGTTCGAAGACATCCTGGTATTTAATTCGTCCATGAAGATACTTTGCGCATCGAAAGCGAGCTTCAGCGCCTCCACCTTGACAGGCATCTTGGGCATGATGCGTACCAATGACTCGCTTATATCAGTCACATCGTGATCAAGCACCTCACTCAGGCACTTATCAAGACGATCCTTATCCACAATCACCGTGATAGATAACGGATCCATCATTATACAAAAACAGTTATGGACACAATAGAACAAGTGATCCTTTATACACACATCATCATTGTACACCTGCCCAATAACCTAAACCCTTGATGCTGATCTCTGCACAGTAGATCTGTCCATTGAGGTCGCTCACATCAAAATCCTTTTCCTAGGTTTTCGGCATCTGCGAGTATCCATGAGTCCAGAATATCTTGCATGTCTCTTGTACCATGTATATCGGGTTGGTACAACGTGACAACTCCTCTTCCTTCTGTATAATCGTTTCCTGATCGTTTCTCATAAACCATGTAATTTACAGGTCGGGGATATCCGCTGTCCGGACTGATCTTGAATTCTAGCACTACATTGTATTGAAAGTAATACGCTAAAAATTTGTCAGAATTCGACGAATATTCCAATCTATCGAACATTGGATAATCATCTGTACCTACGTACCTACGGATCTCTATTGAAAACAATGTATTAAACGTAATAATGAACCTGTCCATCGAAATATAATCGATATACTCGAGAGATCTGTTCAAAAATGCCTCCCGTATAGTATCGTTATAGATATCAGTCGCAGGAACTGGGTAGAAATTGTTATTGTTCCGGATGTAGAAATTCCCTACAATGCTATTATTGATTTCAGTACCCGATGTGCGAGTACCTGCCTTATGCAATCGGATGAGTTCACGGTGCACGAAATTGTAATTGAACTGCATCTGATTGTACACTAAGAACGCGTTCCTGATCCGTCTTAGATATTCGCCATATGTCTGAATCACCTTATCCCTGGACCAGGCCTTATCAAATTCCTGAAAATTGATGTTAAACCTGAACGTATACATACAGTATTCATACCATGGCAGGACTACCTGGAGTCGATTAACCGATTCTTTAGCATCTTTATCGCCAGGATATGGTTTCGAAATGATGGTACAATCCACAATTTTAGATTTACTCTTATCCGTCTCAGCCTTCTTTTTCTTCGACCCGTCGAGCTTGACAACGAGTTTGGTTCTCCTAGAACCCTTCTTGCCAGTTTTCTTATCATTTTTTTTCCCAGCCCCCCCAAATTGCGACGGTTGGATGATCGTTTCGATTGTTTGCAGCACCGCTTTTGCGTCCGAGAACGACTCGATCGCGTATAATGGTGCATGTCGTATTGCTCCTTTTTGTACCAACAGGTCCAAATCATTTACATCCAACAGTTGGAGCATTTGTGCCAAAAATTCATAGTCATCTGAATTAATCGGTTCGGCTGGACGACACATTACCATTCCTCCTAGTACCTTTTTACCTTGCTTGTCTCCAGAATCTGATGATGAATCGGAAGCGCTGTCTGATGATGGCATTCTGACCTGATACCTTCTTGTTACACATTTTTTGCAGCCAAATACACATGTGTATTATTATTACTACATCGATATATCAAACAGAGGAGACTACGTCAAGAGCCAGCATTTTGCTTACGATATCATCCATTAACGATTTGTTTATGATGTTCACTTTACGTTTCTGCATCTCTATTATATTTTCGTCGATAGTATCCTTCGCTACAAGTCTGGATACACGTACGACAGAGTGTGACTGACCTCTACGAATTACACGTCTAACTGCTTGAAACTCGTTGACAGGGTTCCATTGGGGTCGCATGATGATCACGGTGCTGAACGCATACTGCAGGTTCAGGCCGCATGCGGCGCACCCGATCTGGCAAAGTAGGATGTTGAGTTTAGAACATTTACCCCTACTTTTCATTTTCAACTTGAAAAAGAGGGCGTCCCTATCTGATTGAGATGTCTGGCCTTCGAGACGCTCCACGCTCCACAATTCCATCTTTTGCGAATTCAGAAATATCTCCAGCAGGTTCATCTCCTCTATCCAGTTGCAGAATATGACGATGCCACCGTTGTCCGATGATGTCAGACGCATACATTCGCCGAGCACATACTCGAACTTTGCAGGCGGAGTATATTTTTTATCATCAGGTAGAGTCTTCACAAAGCTGGGATGTGTCGCTGCTTGTCGCATGCGCATGATCTGCACCATGACACTGTTGGCAGCTTGCACCGGATTGTCCGGTTTCAGATGGGTACACGATTGTTTATAGATTTCCTGGTGCTCTGCATCGAGCGGGAGAGTCACGATGGAGATAGTGGTATCTTCGTCCATTGTTTGATCAGGTATTGTTGTTGTCCTCTGCATGATGAGTTCCCTGACCACACTTGAATCGTGTGTATTCATTCCTACCAATGCAGCTAGATTGATCATATCTGACTCGCTGTTTTGAACGGGAGTAGCCGTGATCATCCATTTGCATTCGGCATTCTCCATGATGCGCTTGCATGCCCGATACAGCTGTGTCCTCGGATTCCTCATGATATGGGCTTCATCAATGATCACGCGCGCCCACTTGCGTGCGGAGAGGGTATCCACAATGCTTCGCATAGTTGAGTGCGTCGTGAGCACAATGGAGCAATACGAAGTACAATTATCCGATGTATCATTTCCAATCGAATCAATGTACCGTATAGATGCCTTGCCGTGCGCCACTAGAGGGAAAACTCCAGTGACCCTTTCGATGGTGGTCTGCCATTCCGAATCCAGTACTGCACGCGGAACAACTATGAGACATGGAAAGGATCTTGATCGTGCAATGAGCTCACACACGACACGCGTTTTGCCAAAGCCTGCATCTTCGGCCAGGATTCCTCCTCTGGTCACGACATCATCACATTCACGCTCGAGCATCCATTGCACACACGCCTCCTGGGGAGGATCCAACAACAGACTGCTCATTAAAGGTGTGAATAGTCAATCTGATCATCACCATTTGGAATGCAATCAATCTTAAATGCGTCCTTATACACATGTCATGGTGTACCATGATATCGTTTGTACGAACGTAAAGAATAAAGTTCAATTAATAAAAAAAGGAGAGGATGTTTTCTTGCGAGCAGATATCCGTATCATCGCTACCATCATCGTTATCTCCACCTCTTGCATCGTTATCTCCACCTCTTGCATCGTTATCTCCACCTCTTGCATCGTTATCTCCACCTCTTGCATCGTTATCTCCACCTCTTGCATCCGTTGACCCTGTTGCGCCTGTTGGTATGTCAGGTGCGCACCATCACGCTTTACCAGGAAGGTATGATGCGCATCTGATTGCGAGCATGCAGGCCACAACGGCCTACCTATTGGAGCGCGTGAGCATGTTGGAGATGCGTCTTCTTCACCAGCAGGATATGATTACACAGTTTAAAAAGGATCACGAAACGTATGCACACATTCTACAGAAAAATATAGATCCTCCAGCTAGAAGCGATAGTGAGGAACCACTGATACATGTTACTAGTGTAACTTCTGAATCGGATGCCATAAAGCGGCGCAAGGCAGTATTCTAGGTGTGCATTGTTCATTCAGTGTGAGGTGGATGTCTATAGTGGATCATCTATTGCTTGGACGGAAGTGTAATCTTCAGCTTCATCGACTGATCGAGCGTGTTCTTAGTGTTCAAGAGCGGCTTGTTGCGCTTGAGCTTGATCTTCTCCTGGAAACGACAAACTCTCTCGCTATCAAGTGGCACGTAACGGTACTCGCTGTGCGTATCCTGCTCGTTCAGCTCTTCCAACTGCTGTGTCACGGAAATCATGGGCGAAGTGTTGGTGATAATGTACCTGTCAGAGCTCGAAGCGTACACACGGAACTCGTCAATGGAAAGGTGTCCCCCGAATATGTTGAGTGCGAGTCTGTCAGGAGCTGGACGGATAGGAGTCTGCGCAATGCACCCGATTCGCACAGCCAGACCGTTCAGCAGGCTGTACCTCGATAACCTCTCATCCACCGACTCCCTGCTTGCAAAGTTGTGTGCACACGCACACTCGAGGCTACAAAAGCATCCCGTGACACAGTACTGCTGCTCGTTCATTGTCATTTTGATGGGCAATCCAATCGGCACTCCCTGGAACGGGTGGCAGCACCAGTGACAGTAGACACTCGTGCTCATGGGCCATTCTGAGTTGCGACTTTTCTCACCAAAGTCTGCAAGGAGACGGACCACACCCGACATGGATGAGTGATTGATATGCTGGATAGAGGAGGGATGACCATCATCTCCGATGCCCATAGTGTGATGGTGACCGTGTTCGTTAGACATTGTAACGGATGTATTCATCGCTGCCAATGATGTCCCGTTATTATGACACGATGGTGGTGACACAGTATCGCTGATTGTGGTGTAGCTGAATTTGTTGAACGCTTCATCGTTGTAGTACGGATCCAGGTGCATGTGCATCATGGAATCCTCGATTGGAGCGAGAATGTTGCTGCCGATATTGTCTTCCAACTTCCTGTCCGAGGGGGGAACCATCAAATGCATGATCACGGGCTCCTTCTTGGCAGTTGAGGGCCCACTTTCGCTACCGGACTGGCGAGCATTACTTGATTCGCCGCCATAGTCCTTGGGTTCCTTGGGTTCCTTGGGTTCCTTGGGTGTGTAAAATGGCTTGGACATCTCCAGTAGTAGTAGTAGTAGTAGTAGATGCGAGTGTTTTTGTTAGGGGTTCAAAAAAATACATGCGTGTTGCTCTCATACCCTAATCTAAAATCTCCTTATACACACAGAAATCCTTATGCAAGTTGATAAAAATAATGCATCACTGCATTCATCCAAATTTACATCATTTCAATGACCTGGGATGTGAAGGTCCATTTGGGTCCTCCTTTCCCGAGTCCTGATCCAAGCGCATATCCTTTGACGATCAGAAGAGAGTCAGGATTGTCTTCTTTTTTGAAGATGGCATGGTAGTTGTTCCCTTCTTTTTTATCGGTGACCTTTTCAAATGTGCACCCTTGGTACACAATTCTGTGTGTGTGCATCGCATCACACAAATCTTCTCCGATTTGATTGTCGAACATGATGTTTTGGGAATCAGACTATCCTGAAAAAATCAATCAATTTTTTTACATTAGGTCTCTGTTGAGTTCAATCAGCGGACACAAGTCCCTCTACGATACACAAGTTCACTATGTATGTGTTTAAACGTTTTTTATTTTATTGTATTAATAATCGATTTCGATGATCAAGTGCGACATTATTGCCAACATGCTTCAAGCTGCATTCGCCGGGTCTGTGACTGAACAAGATTATCACTTAATCGTTAAATGTTTGAGAGAGTACTCTGTAAACAGGGACACGCGTGAAGTAGAAAGCGAAGTCTTTGCCTCCCGTGGATGGCTTAAAGATTACGATCCGTGTACGCACATGGAGAACATAAGGTTTGGGCTACACTTCGATAACAGGTCACCAAGTAATCTCGGAGTCATGTCCGCTGTAAATACTTGGAATACATTGTTACAAAATAATAATTATTAATCGGTATCATGATATTTTGAGGGCGGCCTTCATCAGAAGATCAACTGTATACGCGTGTCCATACTCTGATGCCAATTGGATAGCACGATCATTGTCAGCATGCACATCTGCACCGGCCTTCAATAAGATTTCCACTACCGATATTTGTCCATTCTGTGAAGCTAATGCGAGAGCACGGTCATCGAGAGCATGCACATTTGCACCAGCCTTTAACAGAAGACTCACTACAGATTCGTGTCCATTCCTTGATGCAACTATGACAGCACGGTCATCGTCAGCACGCACATTTGCACCAGCATTCAATAGGATTTCCACTACAGACGCGTGTCCATTCTGCGAAGCCAATGTGAGAGGAGCACGGTCATTGAGTGCATTCACATTTGCACCGGCCTTCAAGAGAAGGCTCACTACCGATACATGTCCATATAATGAAGCCACTGCGAGAGCACGGTCATCGAGTGCATGGACATTTGCACCGGCCCTTAACAGAAGACTCACTACATGCACATGTCCATTTTGAGAAGCCAATGCGAGAGCACGGTTATCGCAAGCGTGCACATTCGCACCATTCCTTAACAGAAGACTCACTACATGCACATGTCCAAACTTGGATGCTACTCCGAGAGCACGGTCATCGAGTGCGTGCACATCTGAACCGGCCTTCATTAGGATTTCCACTACCGATACATGTCCATTCGCTGAAGCAAATGCGAGAGCACGGTCATCGAGTGCATGGATGTTCGCACCGGCATCCAATAGGATTTCCACTGCACCATCAGCACCCAATCGGGTTGCTTTCATCAACCCTTCATCGATGTCAAGCTTGTTATCTGACAATGCCATCAGCACACGATCAGTTGCAGTAGTGACATCGTATATCTTTTTGCATGATCGCCATACTGAACATCCTGAGAACTTAGCGATCTTGTGTAGCACATTATCATCGAACTCCAATATTGGAAATTCGTATATAGATGGTGTAGTAGCAGCCTGCTGCATTCTCTGGAACACTGGATCCGAATATATTTTTCGACATTACATCGACACTGTATACCCTAATGGGGGTTTTCCTTAAACCCTAGGGTATGGCTACAGTTCCCCTGTGTATATATTGGTGAGCGCACCTGATTTCATTGCATTCTCACCACCAAGAAAATGGGATTCCACATCAAGAAGAAGATCATTGTGAAGAGGATGTCTTCTACATCTAAGAGCGACGAGAATGTGGAAGAGAACAACAGCACGCTGCCCCATGAGACTCTTATGGAGATTTGTAAATCTTTTGACATGAAGCATTTCCATGCGATCATGAGTTCTGATGATATCGTGGTCAGAGCTGATGGCAACGACAGTGAAGCTCTTGTCTACGCATGCCAAATTGGCAACAAAGAGATGGTCCGAATGTTGCTGGAGGCTCCCAAGTATCCTGCTCGCGCGGATTGCAGGGATGGCGAGGCTTTGATCATGGCTTGCAGATATGGATATACGGATATCGTCCGTATGCTGTTGGAGGCCAAGGATCATCCAGTTCGTGCTGACTGCCAAAATAGCAGGGTCCTTGTGATTGCATGCATGAATTCATATGTGGACATAGTACGCTTGCTGTTGAACGCTCCTCGATATCATGCGAGGGCAGACAGTCAGGACAGCTATGCCCTCAGGATAACATGTTGGACTTTGGGCAGTTTTCCTGGTAAAAATCAGATTGAAGTCGCACGGTTGCTCTTGAACGCCCCGTATGGTCCTGCACGAGCCAACTGTCAACGCAACGACTGCTTGTATTGGGCGGCGGCCAACAACAATGCCAAGATGGTCCGTCTGCTGATGGATGCTCCGCATCACCAGGCATTCCTCGACTGCTCATCAGCCACGCATTCGCCTCTGACTATTGCGTGCACGAAAGGGTACGCTGGTATGGTCAGACTCATATTGGACATTTACATGGAAAAGAATGGCCATCCTGCCGTTCTCAGTTACTCCTCCGCGCTTCTGAAGAATGGATGCGAGAATGGACACCCTGACATCGTCGAGCTTCTGCTGAATCTTCCTGATGATCCGCCTAAGGCGTCAGAGGAAGGGCTTCTTGAGATCGCATGCAGTAACGGGTACGAGCGCATCGTCAAGTTGTTGTTGGAGGATCCCAAGCACCCCGCCAGAGCTGATGTCGGTGATGGAGAAGCGCTGATCATTGCGTGCAAGAACGGAGATGCTGAGATCGTGCGCATGCTACTGTATGCACGACATCACCCTGCCAGAGCTAATTGCAGGATGAATGCCGCTTTTGTGAGCGCCTGTGCAGGAGGTCATCTGGATATCGTGAAGATGCTGGTGCATGTTTCACTGAATGCGTGCGACGTGTTTGATGAGGGCGCTCTGATTGCTGCTTGCAAACGGGGCCATGTCGACGTGGTCCGTTTTCTTCTCGAGGAGATGAACAGGATCATGCCTGGTGCTGATATTCAGAATGGCGAGGCTCTCTTCAGTGCATGCAAAGGGGGGCACAAGGAGATTGTTGACCTGCTGGTGCAGGCATGGCATGTGCCTTAGGGAAAAAATTGTTTTTTACAAGAGCCAATAACCAAGAGCCAATAACCAAGAGCCAAGAGTCAAGAGCCCTTCATGTCATTAGTTATCATCAAGGGCATGAACGTTCGCTCCTGCCTTAAGCAGAAGCTTCACCACAGACACATGTCCATACTCTGAGGCCAATCTGAGAGCAGCGTCATCATCGGCATGGACGTCTGCACCAGCTTTCAGTAGAAGATCCACTACAGATGCGTGTCCATTCCTTGAGGCAAATCTGAGAGCATCATCATCACGAGCATGCACGTTCGCACCGGCCTTCAATACAGTCGACAGAATACTAAAATGAAACGTCTCGTGTACGGCACACTTTTTAGGGTGTACCATTTAGTGTCGCAATCCACAGGGCTCATGTGGAACACCAATATGTTTTTTGAACTCGTCAATTCGCAGCTCTGCAGCGTGAAAATGGACGTGGTCTTCCCAGACCCATCAATTCCATGCAATGCAATCTTGCGATAGTGAGAGCAGAGGAGCGGTCCCTGTCCGAGTAAATGCTGATTTCTGGAGAGAATCGCAGTCCTCGTACCTCAGGGTATCTCTCGATCGATGGGTTAAAATCGACAAGAGAAGTGGCTAAGCCACCCCTCCGATGCTTGTCTTGGATTTTTTTACGAATGTGGTACATCTTCACAGCGAACTGATCGTACTCATCGACTCGTGGTGGCTTTTTGTACGGTGTGTGACATAAGAATGAATCACCAAGGCGAACATGTCCTTCTGTAGTGAGAGAAACACTTGGAATCCTGTAAACCAGTTCTTTCTTGGCACCAGTTTCCCACGACATGAGAGTGGTCTTGAACTCATCAGTCACATGAACCTGCTCTTTAAAGATGCGCTTACAGGAAGCAAACATAGCTCCAGTAGGAACTGCAACTTCACCAGGTCCTGTAGCCTTCATCTTCGCAATCGCAGATCCATATGCCACACGAACCTTTAAGTCAGGAAGTTCCTTCATCATGTCACGCTTGATCCTTGCCCAAAATGAATCCAAAACCTTGCGCTTGCCAATGTATCGTTGAAAGTTATCTCGGGACTCTCTCCGTCTCAGTGCAAGTGCCCACCACTTATCTGAAAACATTGCGTACTTGCTCAGATAAGCGAATATATCAGCCGTACGTGATGTATTCAATGCAGCTCCATCTTCACGCAGCGATGCCCACAATGGGGTCATGCCAGCGAAACGTTTATCTTGTTGGCGCTTTTGTTTCTTGATACCAGAGTTGTGGTAAAAAGCCCCTCGTGTCAGCTTCCATGTCTTGTTTTTCTCTTCAGCAAGATATGTTACCGTAGCGATATTGCTCCTTCCAGGGTCCACACCCAAAACGACCATCCCCATATCAGGTAGTGTAGTATTGAGTTTACTGTCATAATGTTCTGCAATATTCACAAGTTTATCACCATTAGTTCGTTTATTACTTGTTTTCTTAATATCGGATACACATACTTGCACAGATTTGCTGTACTGCATACTTAATGAGACGCCATCGGTACAGATGCTACCATCGAATTCCCATCCTGTCTTGACAGGTGGTTTCTTGAAGAAGGAAGATACAACCGTCTTTCGGGCATTAATTAGCATATCATACCTACTCTTGGCATGTATGTACTCTTCAGTATTCTTGATTTCTTTCACTTTATCATTGTACTTTTGTATCACCAATTTGAACTCCTCCCATTCAGCAGCACTACAATTTTTTCTTGTCTTGGACTCAGGTCTATGGGGCAACATGAAACGATCAGGGTTTTTTACATATTCGCAATTTGAGAACTTAATGATATTCGGATCTTTAGGGAACATTCTATTGAACAAGTTAATAAGGGTCTTAAGATCAAGACGAACATGTGCACGCTGGACACTGAAGATTGGCATCAATCGTATACGACGTTCCCCCATAGTCTCCAGTCGGGTCTGCATCCAGTAATTGAATCGCACCATAGTATGGAATTTCACAGTTTTTCCATAGTCATCGAAAAGTCGATCTCCATCCCCGACTCCCAGTTTCTCCCTAACTTCATGGACGTATTCCTTAACAGACTCTGGCCAGGATTCCATGTCATACACTCCGTTCTGGATCGCACTCATCACATCGTACACACGAATGCTGCTTGGACACCTCAGTGTATTCAAGGTAGCTTTAGTAAGGCGGGTCAGACGAGGTATTAAAGGAACCCATGCATTATTAGACACGACAGTACTCAATGTGTGACCTGCATAGTTCAAAACCTGGTCGAAATAGCAAGGATATGACTCGATATAGTCAGAACTATTGCTACCTAGCACTTGTCCAATTACAGTTTTCACAGCTTCATACGATATCCTACTCTCTTCATCAGGAAAAACATTTTCAATCCCTATCTGAAGCCAGTTCTTCCAGTAAGTGTCCTTCATATCGTACATGTCTGGAATAGGCAAACCATCCTCCATAAGCCTCGTGACATGAAACGCCAACACAAGACTTGATCGCCGTAACATGCGGCTCACAACATTAACTAGATCATCTACGTGCCCTCTGAATTTACCAAATTCCTCCTCATTGAGACTCATTGCCTTCTTCAGAGCACATTTCACCACACACGTCTTCTCGACTGTCTTATACTCGGGAGGAGGTTTGGCAATGAGACCATTGTTCTGGCACAAAAGAATAAGATCATCCTTCTTATCCTTTGATGAATAAGATACTTCAGCCAATTTCAGCAAGGCTTTCAGCTCCACAATTGTAGGCGATTTAGTCGCCATTCTCACGTACTATTTACACCAACAAAGTCTTTATACCCTTTTTTCATTCACATCGAGTTCGGGACTCTTAAGTGATGTTTCATTTTAATATTCCACCGACTGTAGGATTTCCACTGCACCATCAACACCCCGTTTGATCGCTTTAATCAGTCCTTCATTGATGTCCATATTGTTATCTGACAGTGCCATAAGCACTCGTTCAGTTGCAGTAGTGACATTGTAGATCCTCTTGCATGATCGCAATACTGAACATCCTGAGATAGTAGTGATCTTGTGTAACACATAATCATCCAAATCCAGAAGTGGAAATTCGTTTGAATAAGCTATCTCGGTGACTGTCTGCATCCCCATTCGAAACGTTGTAACACTATAGTGGGTTTCTTATACCCCTATGGGCAGCGGTGGTACTGTCCGCACCCCATGAACATGAGCATGTTCTATGTCAGCTTAAAGAGGAATGGATTTTGAGAGATTCATACGGTTACAAAAATGTAAGTTCATCAAACATGAAAAAAATGAAATCATGCGACTTTTCCGCGAGTTGTGATGTTTGTCATACGACTCGGTCATCATCATAGACTCATGTTCGCACCAGCCTCCAACAGAAGCTCAACTACGGATGTGTGTCCATTTTCTGAAGCCCGTTTGACAGCATATCCATTAAGAGCATGTACGTTCGCACCGGCATTTACTAGGATTTCCACTACAGATGCGTGTCCATTTTCTGATGCCAGCATAAGAGCATATTCGTTGCCAGCATGAACGTTTGCTCCTGCCTTCAGCAGAAGATCCACTACGGATGTGTGTCCATTCATTGATGCCGATACGAGAGCAGCATCATCACGAGCATGCACGTTTGCTCCTGCCTTCAACAGAAGATCCACTACAGATGCATATTCATGCCTTGAGGCCAATCTGAGAACACGGTCATCATCAGCATGCACATCTGCACCAGCATTTATTAGGATTTCCACTACAGACACGTATCCATGCACCGATGCCAATACGAGAGCAACGTCATCACGGGCATGAACGTTTGCTCCTGACAACAGTAAGATTTCCACTACAGATGCGTGTCCATTTTCTGAGGCAACCATGAGAGCGCAGTCATAATCGGCATGCACGTTCGCACCGGCCTCCAGTAGGATTTCCACTACAGACACGTGTCCATAATCTGAGGCAACCATGAGAGCGCAGTCATCACGGGCATGCACGTTCGCACCAGCCTCCAGTAGGATTTCCACTACAGATGTGTGTCCATTCCTTGAGGCCAGTCTGAGAACAATGTCATCATGGACATGAACGTTTGCACCGGCATCCAATAGGATTTCCACTGCGCCATCAACACCCAGTTTGACCGCTTTGATCAGACCTTCATTGATATCAAGATTGTTATCTGACAGCGCCATAAACACTCGTTCAGTTGCAGTAGTGACATCGTAAATCTTCTTACATGATCGCAATACTGAACATCCTGATAAAATAGCGATCTTGTGTAGCACATGATCATCCAAATCCAACAATGGAAAGGCTCTCTCTGCAACAACCTGCATCCTATGTGATTTTCATTGTGAATTGTGCATATAACAATCATTCCTTTTATGCCCATAATGGTTTACACTCTAACAAATTTTGGGATTGCGTTTCAATCGCATCCCCATGAACACAGCTTGTATCGTGTTTTCCACAGTCCTCTCTATATCATGTTCTGTATGGGACCCCGGCTGGACCCGATCTATTCCATTGATGGTTATGTAAACCTGACGAATCACAGACCCTGTCGCCATGCTCACGCTAGATTCGAACACCATCGTGGAATGGCTGTTCACGCGCAGCAACAGCTTCTCCACGTTGCGCACGTCCAAGATATCAGACTCTCTCCATGAAAAGGTGCCCAAGACATTGGGTGCACGTCTGCGCAGGTACATGCACACGATGGTCGACCCGGGCAGATCATGGACATGCAATGGGATTTCACCAAACGCACGCACGACTCCTTCACTAAGACTACACTCAATCATCTCTCCATCTATGAAAGATCGGTGAACGGTAGCACTAAACCGTCTCGGAGAGTACCCCAAATGCTTCGCCGCTCTCTCCATGTGCTCAGTGAACTTCTCAAATGACATGTTCACGTCATATGCGCACGTCCCTGCAGGTTCCGGAGGTTCCGAACCCATACGACATCCAGAAAAAAGATTCAAACGCACACTATTCGCTCCTATACTGCGAGCCCTGTCACAAAACGCAGACATGGTGCGTCATGATGACTTTTAATACACAAAAGTCCCTTATACTCCATAGAGGCGCGCACTGATACTTCATTGCAGTGTGGCAACAACAGGCAAGTATCCTGTGAAAGGGTATGGCAATAGTCCAATCCTGACATTTGATTTCGATTTCGGTAACGAACGACACATGATGAGATCTGTGACAGTGTCTCTTGCACTATTGGGTTCTGGATTCCCCATGAATCCCATTCCTTCCAAAGCATTCAAAAATGATCCATCCACGTCCTGCTCTACATGCGACATGACGATTGTTGAATTATCAGAAATGATAGATTCGAGGTAGGCATTACGCTGTTCGGTGTTTTCTTTCAAATTGCTCGCCAATTCGTCTACTGGAAGAGGATTCGAATATTTATCGACCAACGAGAGCCCCTTGCGCATGCTAGGAATCACGACTTTGTGCTTATCAATTCCGACCCCGGTAAGGATGACATGTTCTGCACCTGCCTGTATCATGTCGATGTGTTCGGGACGTTTGATCATGGATACACGGATCCCTTTTGCAACCAATAGAATGTGTAGACGATCATCTCTATCGTCAATACCATCAATCATGTCATCTTCAGGACCACCACCATCTAACACATATCCTTTGACTCGCCATTTCCCTCCAAATTCCGTTTTGATGATCTTGGAAAGATCCTTCTGCATGCTTCCTGGAAATGCCTGGAGTAGAACTACGCATGCGTTCGCGTGCAGCTCGAGGATTTCACGAAGTGTATCGTGACTATCCTTAAGCTTATTTATGTTTCGAAGGGAGTTGACTGCATGAATTGCCAAGTCATGATTGCTACGGATTGCTGTTTTTTTCGTGTATGCGAGATCGAATCGATTACCTGGCCACATATCACGAACGTGTCTGATGAATCTGGGAATCATGAAATTACGTGCCCCGAATGTTTCATGATCAAATACGAATTTGTTCGGATAATTCAAGCGAACATCGATGGAGGCGGCTCTTCCTTCGGACAAAGACTTCTCCAAGGAATGGATCCAGTTGCGCCAATGTAACGGATCTGTTGGATTTTCTTGCAGAGGACAGTCATGTCCGCCGAAAACCAGTATCTCCTCGATGGACGCGTTGTTCAGGAGACTGGATGTCATGGGGCTGTACCAACCATCGATGCGCACATCAGTATACGACATTAACACGTTTATGACAGCATAAGCAGCGAGGCGGTCTGTGCGACCGTTTCCGAATGACCTATATAGATCACCTGCTGAATATTTTGCACAATTTGGGAATATGCGATGTTGTGATGGAAAGAATCGTATGTTTTGGTTCGGAAGTAATTGATGAATAAGATCGATTTGTTCGCTTATGCTTTTCAATCCTACTCCCCATTTCGCTTGAATCGCATGTGTATCCTCATCGGATGTCGCATGCTTCAATAGCCAACGAATAGATCTCTCGGTGAGACTCAAGAAGGATGCATCGCGTTTCATCACGTACGATGTGATTCCGCCGTAGTAGCGCTGCGCATACATTGCACCGGTTTCAGCCGATCCCACCCACGTACCCACTCCATCTGACGGGGGACAGTCGCGTGGATCGAAAAAGTAATTGCCTCCCTTGTACACGTGTGCACCCTTTCTCAGAGTGACGATATCTGCATCAATTTTATTATGCACATTTACATTTTTCTGTATGAAGTAGTTGGACAGTACGGGTGATGGTATGCACGGTTTTGCATATCCCTTCTTCTTGAGCACTTTGCGGAGAGGCTCGTAATCGATATTGAGATAATCAAACGTTTGTGCGTGTATAATGGAGTTTACTATGGATGATATGCGATCATTTGTCGATGTTTTTGGTTTTGGTGTTGATGCATCAACGACGTATGGATGTATGGATGCCAGATAACGCAGCTCTTCGAGATCTCTCTGCCAAGCAGAGGAATGAGAATGAGAATGAGAATGAGAATGAGAATGAGAATGAGAATGAGAACTAGAATGAGAATGAGAATGAGAATGAGAATTCTTCATTTTATTTTACAGTTGTGAAAAATAGTGTATAAAGAACCTGCGACTGGATATATGTAGTAGTAGAATGACTAAGTCGGTGAGCACACGTGAGCGCGATTACCTTGACCAGGATCCTGTTATTAGGGGGCAAAAGTATGCGTGCGTATCTTTTGTTTCTCCTGAGGACGTGCTCGTTAAGAAGGACGTGTTCGTTTTGAATCGGTTTTTGGGCGATATGGCTAAGGACATCGATATCATGCTAACTAATCTGTCGACAGTATCGCAGGGCTTGGATATCGAGGTGCGCACTTCGCTGGATGATAGCATCAGGTTGATTCGTGAGCGGTATGCGTATATGTGGGACGAGGAAACATTGCGTGACGAAATCAAGACGTACCAAGCGAACAAGGATACAGAGCTTGATGAGGAGTTTCGTAATTCTCAGGGGGATCTTGCTATGACTAGCATTAGGGGTATCAAGATTCGTGGTGTGTATGCGAGCATCGCTGAGGCTAACAACCGAGCTAAATCGATCGCTAGGTTTGATAAGAACTTTGATGTATTCGTCTCAGAAGTGGGATGCTGGTGTCCGTGGAGCCCTAATCCCGAGGATATTGCGAACGCTGAATATTCTGAAACTCAGTTGAACACTCTTATGAAGAACTACAAGGAGCAGCAGGACAAGAAGCAGGAGGTTTATGAGAAGCGTAAGGAGGGACTGGTGGATAGGATGGGACTGCAAAAGGATGCATGGGTCGAACGCATCAAGTGCGAGCAAGAGGAAGCCAATGCAAAAAAAGAGAACGATGCACCACCAGCAGATACTGATGCGCCACCAGCAGATACTGATGCGCCACCAGCAGATACTGCAGATACTGATGCAGCTGTTGAAAGTGATCCAACTGTTGAGAGTGATGCAATCGTGAATACTATTGATGCAGCTGTTGAGAGTGATAAAATTGCGGACATTGACGACAATGCTTGATGATGAGGATATGTTGATAAATGGATAGAATCGGAAACAGATATGCGTCATACTTTTGGTGATGTCCCCTCGGCTGCAACACCCATACCAGGCTTTGCTGGGTCCGGAGCTAAGTTCGGCGGGCGTGGAGAAGATTGCCGCATCCAAGCATACCACCTTCCTTGACGCGGTTGCACAAATTTCCAGCCTCCATACAATGCTGCAGGTGCGCCTCCATTCATTGTTAACATTGCAACACTCCGTTCAGCCTTGTGAACGAAGTGGAACCATGTCCAAGTGGACCAATCCACTGCTCTCAACAACTCGCGCTCTGTCCAATTCAGATAGTGCAGCACCGCCCGCTGTGCAAGACGTGCATCATCATCTGTTTCCTTCAGTGTCTCAATCCGTTTGATTGCGTCTGCACCTATCCTCCGCCGGTATGCATCCCTGACTTTGGAGAGGTCATAAATATAGTCACAACGGGCTGTTTCATTGAGTTCGTTGACATAATCCACGGCCGCATAATCGGTTGCAGCGCCTCTACAAGCTTGAAGCAAGTTTTGGTAGATGCTTTGACACTTGATGTGCATAAGCTTATCGTCATCCATCCTGTACAACACATGCACATACAACAAAAGACACCTTTAAATTCCATTATGCACCCCAAGGGACACTATGATATTGTGCACCCAGATGACCTATACGTTACAGAAGCCGTTTGAAGCAAGAAGGACTTTTCGCCCTTCTGGAGATCATCACCAATGGTTCGCAAAACTCTGTACACCTGGTCTGAGTTGTGCTTCAAGCCCCCTGTCTTGCAAATCCATGCAAAACACTCGCAGTTCCAGTGAATCAAGTCATACTTGCGCAGAGCCATACTTGGAGTTTCCACCATGAGCTTTGCAATGTTCGCAGCACGCTTGCGCTGGACCAACTCGTCAGCAAGGTCAGTTGGAGAAGTATATGGCACAATTCCGTACGTAGTGTGGCGTGCAAGAAACTTGATGTAGGTATCAATTTGTAGGCGGGCATCCCTCATGCGTTTGTCTCCTGATGGTGAAGTGAAGTGGGCGATATCTGGGTCTTGGTCCAGACCAGACTCCCGAAGCACAATGCCGTGGTGCGCAAATCTATGGCGCCAACCTCCAACCATCACGACGATGTGGTCTCCGTGGGAGAGGAGCTTCCACGCCTCTGAATTTGCATGCACTTCGGTCCCTTTAGCGGCCAACATCCAATGACAAACTGCTTGGTCCTCTAGCAATTGGAGAAATGATGCCAGCCGCCTACGTGCACGGCAAATCATTGTACGTTGCAAGTAAGCAATTGCACGAGACAATCTATTCGGATAAATGCATTGTTGTGTATGTGTGTCTAACAAATCCCAAACTCTAGTTGGTAATGCTTGAAGAGCTAGTACCTGAAGATTTGGAACAATGGTCATTTCAATGAACATGTGGGTTTCATACATACCCATATCTCCCATCATCTTGTTAAGAGTGACTACAATGCTTGATGACGAGAATCGATTTATTTGGTTTCCAATGTGTATGGAAAACACGTATGCGTTATGGTGACAATCAGTGGCCCTGTCAGCGTGACTGTGTTGAGTGCTCGTGGTGGTGATATCATGATGTATCTTTTCGGAGATCATCATTTTTCCCTAAACAACACCTGTAATTGCGAAGGGTATCCGAATTGTCATAACATAAGCGACTTCATAACACATTTTTTGGATGAAAAAAAGCTATCGCGCTACAAGACTGAATCTGATGTGTTCATGGAGGTCCCTTTCGGAAGAGGCGTCTCCAAGGCAGTATCTCCTCCTTCGACCAGAACATCCACTAGGTTCACGCGACAAGCGGGTGTCCTGGGAATTCTGTTCGATCGGTTCAAAGATGATTTGTATGCGATAAAAAAGCCATCTCGTGGTAGAATTCATTTCGCAGATGTCAGATCCGAACCATCGCGTTCCGGTTTACCCACTCACAGTGCTGATTTTATAAGACAAGCGCCCACTCTGGCACATGTGAAGACATTCCTTTTGAACATCATGTTCGGAGATAACACGAAATATCCCACCAAGGTCAACAAGCAGTTCCACAAGCTAAAAAATGTGTACAAGGACTGTTTGCGCAGTTACCTTAACGAACGTCTTGAATCTCTCCTTGAGTACATGCGTATCAAGTTGCAGTATAATCATCAGGTTCAAACCAACTCGAATGTATCGTGGTTCTCAAGGATATACCTTCTAGGTGTCCGGGTACTCGTCATGGATGCGTACCTTTTGGCGCGCATGATATACTACACGTTCCAGAAACCGCTCTCTTCAAAACCGGACAACCAACGTATCATTCTATACTCGGGGTCCGCCCACACTGCTGCAGTTGTGACCTTCATGTTGTACTACATGCCCTCCTCCCTGGAGATACGGAACGTGTACAACGAAAAGTCTAGAGCGATTCGATCGAAGGTTAATCATGATGATGGTGATAAGTTGAATAATACCGAAAGAACGTTGCGTTGCATCAACATAAATATGGACAAACGACTGGATCCATTACTGCACAAGATACTGGGATGAGATCTGAGGTTATCAGCGGTTTTGATTGTTTGTTTATTGTATGTGTTTGTGTGCATTGAGGATGGTAATCAAGAACGTCGTGACCTGGCCTCCTGCGAATTCGACGGATTTACTGGCAAGACGCGAATTCTATTTGACTCAGGTTTATAATACTAGTGACAACAATGATAATAATGATGATGTCTGCAATTCGGATCATTTTGAACTCACGGGTACTCAACGCTTCCTGTGCAACCTCATGGCCCCCGGATCTCCGTGCAACGGATTGCTCCTCTTCCACGGAACGGGTGCTATGAAGACGTGCACTGCCGTATCGATATGCGAACGATTTTCGGCATCCAAAAGAGTGTTTCTCATTTCTCGACCCATTCTGCACGACAATTTCATGCGCACAGTCTTCGACCCCAACAGATCGCACGACAAACAGTGCACAGGCGATGTATATGTAGAGCGTGCACACGGATCCACCGAAAGAGCACAGCAACTCGTATCAGCCCGGTATATAACGTTAGGACTCATCCAGTTCGCGAATAACGTTGCTGCGAGCACGGATAGGGAACTCGTGGAGATGTTCGGTGGAAGCATTGTAGTCATTGACGAGGCGCATCAGTTGCGTGGTGAAAATGCGATCGTGTACAATGCGCTTTCACGGGTATTGCGTGTTTGCGGGGATATGAAGTTGCTTCTCTTGACAGCCACACCTATGTTCAATTCGCCAGCAGACATCCTGCCTCTCTTAAACCTCCTGAGAGATAACGATATGCACCCCGGCAAGCCACTCGTGCCCAGCAATTTCTTTACCAGACTCAACGGACAATGGGTGCTCGACAAAAAGGGTGGAGGTGCGGAGGCTCTTTCAAATGCGGCGAAGGGTTACATCTCCTATGTCAAACATACACATCGTAACAATGCGTTCCCTACCATCCTGTTCCCCTCCTTCAATGGAGATCGTTCAGTAATGTCTCCACAACAGTTCCCCACGAAGGACATATTTGGATCGACCATCCCCAAATCCGAAGCGCTTACCCCTACAGAGGACTGGGAGATATGCGCATCCAAAATGACAGGGATACAACTCGCAACATATAACAATGCCACGAAGAACATAGCTATCACTGATAACAATGATGAAGGTAACGAAAATGATGGTGATGATGGTGACGAAGAAGGGGAAGAAGGGAAAGAAGGGTCGTTCATGGGTGCCCAACAATTGGGTAATGTGACTTTCCCTGGAGATGGAGTCTCAAGAAACGAATCTGGATACAATGCATTTCATAGATGTTTTCAACACGATCGCATGACACATAGGTGGGTTTATCGTAAATCGGTTCCACCATTCCTTTCGCAAACTGAGATAGGAAAGTATGCATGCAAGATCGAATCGATCGTCGATAAAATAATCAAGGCTGGTGATAATTCGTTAAGCTTGGTCTACTCTCGCTGGATATGGAGCGGGATCATGCCTCTAGCAGTAGCACTTGATCATCGCGGCTTTGTGCCCTTCAATCCGAATACCAATATTGTAAATGGAAGCAGAGCCGCCAAAAGGTATGCCATCATCAGCGGTCTCAGTGACATCAACGACGTAAAAAAGGTGCTGAAGGTAGCAAGATCTGATGAAAACAAGAACGGTGACCTCATCCGCGTGGTCCTGATCACCGAGCGAGGTTCAGAAGGCGTAGATTTCAGGTTCATAAGGGAACTGCATATCATGGAGCCGTGGTACCATATGAAGAAGATAGGTCAGGTGGTTGGCAGGGCGGCGAGACATTGTTCGCATGCTCTTCTGCCGCCCAAAGATCGTAACGTAACCATATACCTCCATGCTACAAAGGGGTCGAACGAAAACGAAACCCCGGACATGAGGGCGTACCGAATCTCTTTCCTCAAAGAGAAATCCATCAACGAGGTCGAGCAAATTCTTCAAAAGGCCGCGATTGATTATTTTCCAACCGTCGCCAACGATCACAAACGCAGAACACCACCAAGTGCCACCGCCACCAGACAAGTGACTATGGTCAGTGCCCAGGGTAAGCGCTCCACTATCACCGTCAAGAACCTGCCGCCGTGGCGCATCCCCGATAACATCAACGTGAGCGACTCTACATTTGACGCTGCGAGACATGTGGACCTTAAAAGAGTTTCGGTCATCGTAAGAAAAGAACTTGAAACGAACAAGGTTTGTTTCTTCTTGGATGTATGCGATAAAGTCCAGAGGGAACTCTTTAAAGGATCGGTTGGTAAACACGAATCATGGATCGAGATGGTTGTAGATGCGAGTCTCAGTGACGCATCTGCATCCAGACGTGTGGATCGTATAGTACCCAATAGTGCACATGGATCTGGATCTACTGTTTTGCTATCCCATCCATCCTCAAGATCCGAATCGGATGCATACATTCAACTGCATAACAAGAAATCGGTTGTAGCATCGGATCCAATGGCATTGCATGGACAGCTGGTCGACGATATGGTAGTGCAACGAACCTCTATACTCAACATGTGGAAGTTCTCGAACGTTTCTGACACTATAAAGAATGCTACAACTGATTTCGTGGTCGATAGGTTACCCCGAGATGCATTGTTATCGCTAGCATCCTCGAGGAGATCGGAATTTTCTCAAAGTCTGGAGAGAGCAGGCATAGTCATCAAGTACGGAAAGTTGGTACACGTTCCTTCGTACGGGGATGGAATGCCTAAATGGTTATGTGATGACGAAAACAGTGGCAATTTCAGAGTATGTGCGACAGGAGAAATTCCGCCATCGAAGAAGAAGAAGTCTTTTACATCGAGCATATCATCAAACCAGCCCAAGGGACTGATGGGGTGGTCTAGACGTACTCATTCGTACGTATTTAAATCCGTGACAGACTCTATACCTCAAGGGAGCGAATGTGAAAGAACATCCAGTATCAAAGTGAACATGTTGAGATCTGAACTACGATCCATTTTAAAGGAGAACGGGATCAAGGCGGATGTCAATAACCCAAACACCAAGCAGGGAATATGTATACTTCTGGAAATAGCATTGAGAGCATTCGCTCCATCTAAGTTCTATCGCCCACTTGAAGCAGAATTGAGCACACAACGCAATTAGTGTGTCACAATGTCACAATGACTTTACGACGGACTCAATCTCTTGGATGTAATCGTACAAGTTGAATCCTTGGTTTATGATGACATGGTCGGCACGTTGCTCAAGAACGTCTACATTAGATTCTGATTCGTGCGTATCGACATCTTGGTCTATATTGCTGCTATTGTGCGCATGATGTCTCTGCCTACGCTGGATGTAAACACATACTACCTGATTGGGAAACATCTCGTTCAATCTATCCAATTCGTGACTGAACCTAATGTCGCTGATGACAACATTGTTCTCTTGCAATACACCTTTGATATCTGATACGATGTGATCAATCCAGAAGTTGCGTCCCAATGACGGAATGATAGTCTGTATGCCGTATTGCATGACATCTGTACCCATCCATTGCAAGAGTCTCCTTGGAGTCGTTCCTTTACCGGGTCCGTGGTCCAAAATGACGTCCTTCAGGTCGCCCTCCACTTCTGCATGTGTCAGATTGAACAAAAATGACATGCACGACTTTAATGTACTCGAGACTTTCATGTGCACCCAATCGCCTTTTGATTCCATGTGCACTGCCAGGGTATCCTTGCCGCATCTCCTGCGACCACATACTGCCAGTACCTTCTTCATGATGTCCTAATCATTGCCATATAGTCACATTCCTTATGCATTCATCCTGTGAGAATGGGACAGATGGACATAAAAAATTGAATACAAAATTGAGTTCCAGAAGATGTTCAAGTGCGACTCTCAATAGTAAACCGCTTTCGAAAGGTGGCAGGCCATTTACTGTATATAAATTACAAGGCATTCACTGAGCTAATTTTAGTATTAGGGATTCCTGAAGACATGGACCTTCCCCAGGAGCTGGTGCAGCACATATGCACGCTGGGCACATCATCGATTACGTCGAGGATGATTAACAGTTACATGCGACGTTACACACCTATCAAGCTGAGGCTGACAGAGTCGGTGCCAATCAGTGCAAGTTCGAATGTGGTCGAAGTGGAGTTGTTCGAGGTGGACGCTATTGAGTTGAGTTGTTTCGCCGACACTCTCACCCGACTCATGCTGTGCAACTGTGCACCCGTTTCCTGTGAAACACTGGCTTCGCTATCCAACCTGCAGACACTTGTTCTCCTTGATGAAGATACGGAGTGTAATATGTACACGGCGTCTCTGACATCACTGACATCACTGACATCACTGACATCACTGAGTATCTGGATTGATGACATGTCGAAAAATCTGCCTCTCATTTGTGGACTCACCCATCTGAAGGATCTGTCCACACATGTCATGATCAACAGCTTTGACGACTTGGGGATGCTGTCTGCACTGACCAATCTGACGCGACTGGAAGTCGAAATCGGGAGTGCCCAGGATGATGTATTACCTGCGTACTCTGTGGATTCTCTGTGGTGGATATCCCATCTGAATTCAATCAAGGAACTGCGTCTCTTCCTGAGTCCATATACGGATGGAGACATACTGGTGACTGGGCTGATAAACCTCGCCCCCCTGTTTGGTCTGAAGGATCTCACTCTGATCGATTTCTACGGATTTCTGGAATACATTGTGGATGATGGAGATCCAGAATTCGATGCATGGATGAAATCAAACCCATCCAGGCGCAGGCACGATTCAGAAACATGTCCGAGATTGGATTTGATGCCATCATGGATGTTATGTGATGCGTAGTGTTGTGGATGTGGATGCAACTCTGGATGTGGGCTACATTTTGGGGAACACATACAGTTGTGCACTACGGATATCTTCTTTGTTTTTTTGTATCGCATTCTTCTTTTAAATTGGCGAGATGTAACGTAACGATCTCACTGAGTCCCATCAGGTTTAAACCCTGACCTAAGGGTTTTATAAAGTGGCAGGCCATCCAGCAGTTTCTATAAGGTTCACATCTTTGTAGAAATTGTAATACACACAATGCATTCTAAATGCTTGGATATGAGAGGCTCAGATGATCACATCGTGCTCGACCTGGTCTTCTCACATCCAGAATTGGAGGTTGTATCATCCGAATTGAGGAATTGGTCACATGCCTCTAAGGGGTGGCGCAATGCCGTCTTTCAAAATGTGCGCAAGTTGAGATTCGATGAAGATATCGATTCGGGGCAGCTTAATGGATTGGCTCGTATGAGTGCATTGGAGGAGCTTCATGTACACTCCAAAAATGTCACAGATGCAAGCTCTTTGGCTTCTCTGACGAGACTTGAACATCTCAATATCGGGTCCACAAAAGTATCAGACGTGAGCTCTCTGGCTTCGTTGACGGGACTCAAGCATCTTGATCTCGGGGAAACAAGTGTATCAGACGTGAGTGCTCTGGCTGGTCTCACAAGACTCGAACAGCTCAATCTCGAGTGCACAGAAGTATCAGACGTGAGCTCTCTGGCTTCGCTGACGGGACTCAAGCATCTTGATCTCGGGCTCACAAACGTATCAGACGTGAGATCTCTGGATTCGCTGACGAGACTTGAACATCTCAATCTTGGGTACACAAACGTATCAGACGTGAGATCTCTGGATTCGCTGACGAGACTTGAACATCTCAATCTCGGGGACACAAGTGTATCAGACGTGAGTGCTCTGGCTGTTGTGCTGACGAGACTTGAACATCTCAATATCGGGTCCACAAAAGTATCAGACGTGAGCTCTCTGGCTTCGCTGACGGGACTCAAGCATCTTGATCTCGGGGACACAAGTGTATCAGACGTGAGTGCTCTGGCTGGTCTGACAATGCTCAAACATCTCAATCTCGTGTTAACAAACGTATCAGACGTGAGTGCATTGGCTTCGCCGATGAGACTTGAACATCTCAATCTCGTGTTCACAAACGTATCAGACGTGAGCTCTCTGGCTTCGCTGACGGGACTCAAGCATCTTGATCTCGGGGACACAAGTGTGTCAGACGTGAGTGCTCTGGCTGCACTGGCGGGACTTGAACATCTTGATATCGGGTCCAAAAAGGTATCAGACGTGAGTGCTCTGGCTTCGCTGACGGGACTCAAGTATCTCTATCTCGGGGACACAAACGTATCAGACGTGAGTGCTCTGGCTGGTCTCACAAGACTTGAACATCTCAATATCAGGTGCACAAAGGTATCAGACGCGAGTGCTCTGGCTTCGCTGACGAGACTTGAACATCTCTATCTCGGGCACACAAACGTATCAGACGTGAGATCTCTGGCTTCGCTGAAGATACTCAAGCATCTCTATCTCGGGCACACAAACGTATCAGACGTGAGTGCTCTGGCTGGACTGACAATGCTCAAGCATCTCTATCTCGGGCACACAAACGTATCAGACGTGAGTGCTCTGGCTTCGCTGAAGATGCTCAAGAATCTTGATCTCAGGTGCACAAATGTATCAGACGTGAGCTATCTGGCTTCGCTGAAGATGCTCAAGTATCTCAATCTGGAGGACACTCTTGTCAATGGCGTGACATAACTTTGGATTTTATGGTTGGATTTGCCACAATGGATATTAGGTGATGCGTAGTGTTGTGGATGCAATTGGATGTGGGCTACATTTGGGGCACAATATATAGATGCATACAGTTGATTTCATGTTTTTTTTGGGGAACACATACAGTTGTGCACTACGGATATCTTCTTTGTTTTTTTGTATCGCATTCTTCTTTTAAATTGGCGAGATGTAACGTAACGATCTCACTGAGTCCCATCAGGTTTAAACCCTGACCTAAGGGTTTTATAAAGTGGCAGGCCATCCAGCAGTTTCTATAAGGTTCACATATTTGTAGAAATTGTAATACACACAATGCATTCTAAACTCTTGGATATGAGAGGTTCAGATGATCACATCGTGCTCGACCTGGTCTTCTCACATCCAGAATTGGAGGTTGTATCATCCGAATTGAGGAATTGGTCACATGCCTCTAAGGGGTGGCACAATGCCGTCTTTCAAAATGTGCGCAAGTTGAGATTCGATGAAGATATCGTTTCTGGTAAGCTTCATGGATTAACTCGTCTGAGTGCATTGGAGGAGCTTCATGTACACTCCAAAAACGTCACCGATGTAAGCTCTCTGGCTTCTCTGACGAGACTCAAGCATCTTGATCTCGGGTTCACAAAAGTATCAGACGTGAGCTCTCTGGCTGGCCTGACGGGACTCAGGCATCTTGATCTCGGGTTCACAAAAGTATCAGACGTGAGATCTCTGGATTCGCTGATGAGACTTGAACGTATTGTTCTCAGTTTCACAAACGTATCAGACGTGAGCGCTCTGGCTGGCCTGACGATGCTCAAGCATCTTGATCTCTTGTGCAGAAAGGTATCAGATGTGAGCGCTCTGGCTGGGCTGACAATGCTCAAGCATCTTGATCTCGGGGGCACAAGTGTATCAGACGTGAGCTCTCTGGCTGGTCTCACAAGACTCGAACAGCTCAATCTCGGGTCCACAATGGTATCAGACGTGAGCTCTCTGGCTGGCATGACGATGCTCAAGCATCTTGTTCTCAGGTCCACAAACGTATCAGACGTGAGTGCGTTGGTTTCGCTGACGAGACTTGAACATCTCGATATCGGGCACACAAACGTATCAGACGTGAGTGCTCTGGCTGGGCTGAAGATACTCAAGTATCTCAATCTCAGGTGCACAAAGGTATCAGACGCGAGTGCTCTGGCTGGGCTGACGGGACTCAAGCATCTTGATCTCAGGTGCACAGAAGTATCAGACGTGAGATCTCTGGCTTCGCTGACGGAACTCAAGTACCTCAATCTGGAGGGCACTTATGTCAAGTATGCGATATAACAATTATTTTGGAAAGATGCACCATCCTCTCCATGACCACTGCACGGTCATGGAAAGTTTCAATGCCGAGGAGGCTGACAACTGTTACCCAGTTTTATACAAATGATTGGTAATTGTGGGTATAAAGCAAATGTCGACTAATTACAGTATAAGACAATTCCAATTTTTAATAATATGAATGATTATGTCACAACTAGAATTGCAAGGAGAATACTCGGGGTGTCTGAAGAATCACTCAGATCTTGGGCAGACAGAGGGCTTATCAATTGTGTTAGAACCCCTGGAGGACAAAGATTGTATGCAATCAATAGCTTCATCCAGTCGCATACAAGTACAATTGACGAACAACATACAGAACTCAAGCGAATATGCTATTGCAGAGTCTCAAGTCAGGGACAGAAGGATGATCTCGAGAGACAAGTCAAACACATGCGAGATCAATTCCCAACACATAGTATCATTACCGACATCGGATCAGGCATCAACTTCAAACGGAAGGGTCTCAGGACCATTTTGGAACTTGCGATGTCAGGAGCTATCTCCGAAGTTGTGGTTGCCTACAGAGACAGACTGTGTCGATTTGCATTCGAATTGGTCGAGTGGATCCTTCAATTCCACAAAGTCAAACTCGTGGTTCTCAATCAAACATTGGATGCCGAAACATCAGACAGATCAGAACTCGCAGAAGATTTGCTCGCCATCATCAATGTTTTCAATTGCAGAATCAATGGAAAAAGAAAATACAAAAAGAAAGCGAACGAACAAAGTTCGTAAAAGTACAAAGGATGTACCTAACAAAATAAGAAGGTTCAGATTGAGCCCTAATCCTGAAACTGCATCAATCCTTCGTAGATGGTTCGGGTCTGTTCGCAGTACATACAATTGGGCATTGGGTTGTATCAAAGCTAAACCCGACAAATACAAATGTACTGATTATATATGGTTACGCAAACGGTTTGTGAATAAATGTAATATCCCAAATAATAGAAAATACCTGCTTGTTGTTCCTAAGGAAGTCAGGGATACTGCTATTATTGATCTTGCTCAGGCATACAAAACTAATTTCAAGAAGAGGAAAAACAACCCTTCACATACATTCGATATCAAATTTAGGAGCAAAAAGGATAATCAAAGCATCAACATTTCATCCAGTGCCATCAAATCTTTGTCTGACAATGCATTGCGCATGTATCCTAAATATTTGGTCAACAAAATCAAGTTCTACACGCGAAATAATAGAGATGGATTGAATCAAATCGTATATGATTGCAAGTTGACAATGGATCGTCTGAATCGCTTCCATCTGCATGTGCCACAATATAGTGCACCAGCCAGTGATAACCAAACTGGCAACAAGCACTCGTGGTGTGCAGTGGATCCAGGTGTTCGAACATTGATGACTGTTTATAGTCCAGAATATGGGGCTTGTTTCAAGCTTGCTGATGGCGATATTGGCAGAGTTTACCGCCTTTGTGTACACCTGGATAACTTGATTTCTAAGATGTACAATACAAATGACAAGAATAAGCGGAAAAGAATGTCAAAGGCTATCATACGCATGAGATTGAGGATTCGACATATTGTGGACGAAGTTCACTGGAAATGCATCCGATTTATTTTGGATCGCTTTCAAAATGTGATTATCCCCCCATTTGAAGTATCAAATATGGTCAATCGAGCAACACGAAAGATCAGTAGAAAAACAGTCCGACAAATGTTATCATGGAGACACTATGCTCTTCGTACACGATTGATTGCAGCTGCTGAGCAAGCTGGAGTTAATGTGTATGTCCGAACAGAGGAGTACACTACGAAAACATGCACCCATTGTGGAGCCTTGAAGCAAAACGTGGGAGGAGCTAAAACCTACACATGTCACCATTGTCATATGGTGACAGATAGAGATGTCAATGGAAGTAGAAACATCTTTATCAAAAATGCGTTAGAAGGAAGCGAGGGACCCACCCTTCCTTCTGACTTTGCCACGCTGAGCCTACTGTCGAGAACCCCTACCGGTAGCAAAGCACGAAGTAAATTAAAAAAAGAATCTGCCTCCGAGGGGGGAACTCTGAGGCTCGCAAATGATGAGGAAACTCTGAGGCTCGCCAATGATGAGGAAACTCTGAGGATGTTGGATTCCAGGATTTAATCTTCTTGAAAGAATCCTAGTTTTTACCAGTGTTTGATCAGCGGCTTCCATTACCAGCATCCGCGACACACTGCATACCCGAGCGTTCTCTGCCACTTCTTCGGTAGACAAGAATTCCCCTGTGGCTGCTGTGTACATCGATCCACTCCAGTGTGTTGGAACCTGGCCCAAGTTCCACATGTTTCGACTGCTTCAATGCGCATGCTTCCTTACGGAGAGGGTGTGGACAGCAGGAACTACATTCTCGCGGCCTGTGTTCTTCAGCGCAAGCTCGTGGAATGCACGGCTTACACGGTGCACGATATGCACAAGGGGAAGCGCTACATTTTGTGGACACATGACCACTTGAGGGATGGCGAATACGATGCATTTCGTCTGTGGATGCCTGATTCAATCCAGTTTGCATGCCCTGCGGTGCTGGTGACTTACACCACTCCAGTCGAGTACTAAATGGTACACCCTAAAAAGTGTGCCGTACACGAGACGTTTCATTTTAGTATTCTGTCGACTGTATTGATCATTCCAACTACTGAAGTGGAATCCTTAAATTCCATCAGATATTCGAGCGAGCCGCATAAAAAATTGAATGCAAAACATCTTACATTCTAAACCATATTACAAGTGGCAGGCCATCCAGTAGTGTATAAAGGTGTGCATAAAGATCACATCTTTGGACACGGACTGTAACCTGTAACCAACTTCATGTCTCCTAAATACTTGAGGGATTCAGATGATCACATCGTGCTCGACCTGGTCTTCTCACATCCTGAACTGGAAGTCGTACCATCCGATTTGAGGAATTGGTCACGTGCCTCTAAGGAATGGAGTCGTTCCGTCTTTCAAAATGTGCGCAAGTTGAGAGTCAACGAAGAGATCGATTCTGGTCAGCTTAATGGATTGACTCGTATGCGTGCATTGGAGGAGCTTCATGTACACTCCAGGAATGTCACCGACGTGAGCGCTCTGGCTGGGCTGACGATGCTCAAGCATCTTGATATCTGGGGCACACAATTATCAGACGTGAGATCGCTGGCTGGACTGACGATGCTCAATCATCTCTCTCTAGGTGGGACAAACGTGTGGGACGTGAGATCGCTGGCTGGACTGACGATGCTCAATCATCTCTCTCTAGGTGGGACAAACGTGTCCGACGTGAGCTCGCTGGCTGGACTGACGATGCTCAATCATCTCTCTCTATGTGGGACAAAAGTATCCGACGTGAGCTCTCTGGCTGGGTTGACGATGCTCAAGAATCTCTGTCTGATTGGAACAAAAGTATCAGATGTGAGCTCTCTGAGGGGACTGACTATGCTCAAGGATCTCTCCATCTCGCACACCCAATTATCGGATGTGAGCTCTCTGGGGGGTATGATGATGCTGACGAATCTTTATCTATCTTCAACATACGTATCAGACGTGAGCTCCCTGGCTGGGCTGACATCGCTCAAGTATCTTGACCTATCTGACACAGACGTATCGGATGTGAGCTCTCTGACTGGGCTGACAATGCTCGAGCATCTTAATCTATCTGAAACAGAAGTATCGGATGTAAGCTCTCTGGGGGGGCTGACAATGCTCGAACAACTCGATATCCATGTGGGACAAGTATCAGACATGAGCGCTCTGACAGCACTGAAGCGTCTGGACATGCGAGATACTGAAAATTGTGATTTTAGCACTCTTTCATCACTCACGTTGCTCACACGACTCAATCTATCTGGATCGAGTGTTGAGGATATCACGCCATTGTCTACACTGGTATCGCTGGATGAACTTGATCTGTATGATACCAGGGTCTATGACATTAGACCGTTGTATGCACTGACTGCACTCAAAGATGTAGATCTCGTGTGCACATTTGTCTGTCAGGAGGATGTAAACTACCTGAGAAATGTGATGGGTGTGTATGTGGAATATGGCACCGATGACGATTCCGACTATGAGGCTGATTAAATTAGCCGGGTCGCTGATATTACACCACTGTGGAGTAACAACTGATACCTTCAAGCGAGTCCACATATGTTTGCAGTGATCCTCCAACAAAGCCGTGCATTCCTGAAGTCATTTTGGGGTGTGTGCATTTTTTAATGACAGACAGGGTAAAATCAAAGTCAATGCCACCTAAAAGGAGCAATGTTGTATCAACTCGTAAACTTATGCCACATCAGTTGTTCGTTCGTGATTTTTTAGGTGCTGATAAGCCGCAGAGAGGTCTCTTGTTGTACCATGGCTTGGGTAGCGGAAAGACGTGCGCTGCTATAGCGATTGCAGCGTCTCTTGTACAGGATGATCGAGCTCCTCAAAAGAAAGTGATCGTGATGTTACCGGCTAATTTGCATACGAACTTTGACTCAGAGTTGCAGCCGTGTGGACTTTCCGGCACAGAGGTGCATTATATCCATTACAACGGCGTATCTGACGTTGCGGTCGTGCGCATCCTCAAGGATTCTTCCTTTTTCAACAATGCAGTCATCATAATCGACGAGGCACACAACTTTGCGTTGGCTGCAGCGAACGGCGGTGTTCTCGCGAGGTTCTACAAACGTATTGTGGATGCGCATGATTCACGCGTAGTCCTCCTATCCGGCACGCCGCTCGTGAATTCACCACACGAAGTTGCATTCATAGTGAACATGGCACGAGGTGTGCAGAAGGCTTACACCATCCCCCTGCAACAGAGATTATCGGATACCGATATGCAAGCCCTGTCAAAGTGTCCCTATGTCAAAAACGCAGTTTCAACGACCATAGGAAGAGCCCTACAATCGGCTGTAACGATTCAGCTGGCTCCCGAACACTTCAAGTATACTACTACTAAGAAAAGCAGCAACAGGGTTCCCGTCCTGGAGACTGGTGAGGATGGCAAGGATGGCAACGACAGCAAAAGATGGGTGGACAGGGCTACAGACGCAGTCATGCGGATCATAGGCGACAATGCGGGAGGAAGGACTCGATTCCCTGCTCCGGAACGAATCCTGCCCCTGCCGGATGACAAGAACGCGTTCGAAGCAAGGTTCATGGATACCGGAAAGGGTCAGATCAAACCGGATAGCAAGGCTCACTTGGAGAGCGCCATGTCAGAATGCATATCGTATTTCGAGGGTCACGACCAATCTCTATATCCTGCGCTGCGCAAATTCGTGATGGTGCGTACACACATGAGTCGTCATCAATTTGCAGAGTATAGCTACCAAAGAGCTCTTGAAATACGACGCGAAAAAGCAGCGAGAGTACGTGCACGAATTAGCAAAGTGTCGTCCCCGGGCGACACCGGAGGTGATGGAGGGGGGGGTATGGTATACCGACCTTTCTCCCGTGCAGTGTGCAATTTTGCGTTTCCTCATGATGTGCCGCGCCCCTACAAGGAGAATGGTGGCGACAAGTACGAGAAACAGCTATCTGATACGATAGAGACGCTTTCTTCCCAGTACCCTGAGCGACTGAGATTGAATGATGATAAGAAAAAAAGCGATAAGGATAACGGGTATACGCTCGATACCCTTTCTCCAAAGTTCGCTAATGTCTTGCGCTACCTCACTGCGCATCCGCATCAGATGAGCATCGTATACTCTCAGTTCAGGACGGTCGAAGGTGTCGGCATATTTGCTTCAGTGCTCAAGGTGAACGGATTCGGTATCCTGGAATGTCGCAAGGATGAGAAGACGGGCGAATTACGGATCCATAGCGATATCAAGGGTGCTGGTGTGAGACGATATATGGTATGGGGTGCGAACGGCAAGGAGGGGGATGAGCTCCTCTTATCGATATACAACAACAAACTTGATGGTCTTTCTGCGAGTGTCAAAAAGGATCTGAAGGCGTTGAACGGCGGGGGGAATGGTGTGAACAACAAAATAACTAATCTGCATGGCGAAATAGTTTGTGTTTTGTTTGTGTCCAAGGCGGGTGCAGAAGGTATATCCACATCAAATGTTCGCGAGGTGCACGTTCTCGAACCATTTTGGCACGCTAATCGTATAGAACAAGTCGTGGGACGTGCGAGACGTGCACATTCGCATGATGGATTGCCATCCAACGAAAGGAACGTAGATGTCTACGTGCATCTCAGCACGTTCACAGCCGAACAGGCCAAGTTGCATAAGGATGCTGATCAAGGTAAGAGTTCTGATGAACATGTGCACGATATAGCACAGAAGAAGCGGGGCATTCTAAGAGAAATACAAGGTGTGATGAAAAAAGTATCCGTTAATTAATTTTATGCTTCTATTTCTATTTCATGATATCGTGTGATGGTAAGTCGATATTGAATGGGGTGACACAAGATCCTTTGGGCGATAAAAGGCATAAAAATTTCAATGCGTCGCATAACTTGATCACTTCGGATGTGTCAGCGAGTGCATGCATTGGGAATGCAGATGCATCGCAGTCAGCTGCAAGCGCTGATGTAAACAGTTCCGCATCCTCCTCTTCTTCGAAAACTATAACTGATGTTTGCGTCTCGTTCTTATCTTGAAAGATGAACAGACCATCAGGTTCCTCATCGGTAGGTTTCATGCGAAAGATTGTATAGCATTCTTCTGGCATACGATCACCACGTTGCAACACGAACGGACGCAGTGCACGAATACGTTTGTATGTTCTGTTCTTGTAAAGATTGTATCTATCATTTTTGCTGTCGTTATGAATACAACGTCGCGTGATCAACGAGCCACGTAGACCGATCATCATCTTTTTATTTCAGTATTATTATGGGGAGACAAAATCTTTTTATATTGAAAAAAATTGAATGTTTTTTTTCACTCTAAGGAAGTAAGACTCGTCTATTCTATTATTGCTCACTCACCACTGCTGCCACCACCATCATGCTGGACGATACCCGTTTCATGGTTCACGTTCCCGGGCACAAGGAAATCGAAATGAAGGTGCGCACAGACGATCTTATGAGCATCGTCGAAGCCTCCCCGTATCGTATCACCATCGAGAACGAGACACAATGTCCCGAATATTGGAGCGAGTATTGGATCGGGTCGCTTTCGCTTGAGGATCGTCCGATGACACTATGGGTGGACGTCGGAGATCTGCGGAGCGCACCGCTTGTGACAGTGGTGGTCCCTAACAGATTCAGGGCAACGAACGCTGACAAGGCATTCATCGCCATGATGATCAACGCTGGTCTGCCTGAGAAGTATCACGTATCCGGCGATGCCGCATTGAACGCGATGCTGATCATGCATATCAGCTTCAGATGGGATGTACCGCCCACTTCAGACTTGTGGGTCCTGCTGCAGATACCCGTGATCTTCGATTTCGATATCACGCTGGAATCCATCAGAGAACAGGCGCTGTTGCTGTGCGGCGTCACATTGCAGGCGCACACGTGCATCAACCGTGCGTTGCGACAGTTGCATCGCTTTGTTGTTCGACGAAGGGCTGGTTTGAGGATAAAAAAACAGCTCGTGGAGTCGTTCAGAAATCCGAGTTACGAAATGTGCAGGAGGCGTCTGCTGAAAGGGTTCATGCAGCTCACACAAGAGGGTGTCAATTAAACAATTCGTCACTTCATTGACAATTGCTCCAGGGTGATGCTGATCATGCCAGTTCTGTCAACGTTGACTGATTAATTTTTAGACTCATGCATAAAGAGGCAAAATTGTTTACTTTTTTGATATTTTCAACAAACATGTCCATGTCCAGTCTGTTGAAGTTCAACGATGTCAGAGCGTCCAGGTGTCTCCCGCATGGGAACACATGTTCAGATGTCTGCTCATCTCCTGATGGCATCTGGACTGTAGAATACACAGGCTGTTCTTGTGAGAGACAGTTTCGTGATGTCGTCGAGGCGGATTATTTTTATCCGGTAGATGATGTCATTCTTGCTACAACTGCAACGTATGTTGTTAACAAGGAGTTGCAAAGCTGGTTCCCGCAGCGTATCGATCTGATCGAACTCGAATTGGAAGAGATGGACGATATTGATATCAAAGAGTACTTCGATGACATACTTGAGGAGGTATCAAGTGTTGCCGAGGATGCTGTGACTGCCGCTGCTGATGCAGCTGCTGCTGCAACCCCAGGCAGCACTCTCCATACCAATGCTGTCACAATTGCCAGGTTGAATGTCGCCTCCGCTTCAGCCGCTGCAAAGGCTGTGACTGATGCTATTGCTGCGATAATTGCAAGAAAGAATTCTGCGACCGCTGCAATCACTGCAAATATTGATGAATCAGAGACTGCTGCTGCAGAGGTCATTGCTGCAGAGAACGCTGCTGCAGAGTCCAAAAATGCTATGATCGCTGCTATTGCTGCTACTGCTGATGCGGCTGCTGCTATAATCGCTGCGGATGAGACTGCTGCCACTGAGGCTCTTGCTGCTATTGTCGCTGAGACGGTTCTGCACACATCTGACATTCCCGATGAATGTACGGTGTGCTACGGAGAGAATTGCTGTGACAGGGTTTCATGTGGACACACCGTCTGCAGGAGTTGTGTCACTGCATGGATAGTTGTGTCCATTCTTGGAATAACTATTCCATCGTGCCCAATCTGCCGTGAGCCATTGTAGATGCGCAGCTCCTATTTTTGTATGGCATAAAAACCGCTTTAAAAAAATTGAATGTAAATTTGGTTCTGTAAGCACCCATTCAAATAAACATCTTGGACAGATGGTATCCAAGTACGTCTCCCCCTCTAAATGTTTGGACAGAAGAGATTCAGACGATCACATTGTGTTTGATCTGGTCTTTTCGCATCCAGAACTATCGGTCGAATCATGTGATTTACGTAATTGGTCACTTTCCTCCAAGCAGTTGCGCCATTCAGTCTCGCAAAATGTGCGCAAGCTGATCCTGGATGATTCTGGTGAGCTTCATGGATTGACTCGGCTATGCGCATTGGAGGAGCTTCGCTTGAACTCCAGGAATGTCACCGACGTGGGCGCTCTGGCTGAGATCACGACACTTACAAAGCTTGATCTCAATGGCACCCGAGTCACAGACGTCAGTGCTCTGAATGTGCTCACGAGACTTCAAGAGCTTCGTGTAGACTCTGAGGATGTCACAGACGTAAGTGCTCTGGCTACGCTCACGGCACTTACAAAGCTTGATATCTGTAGCACATCTGTCACAGACGTCAATGCTCTGCATGTGCTCACGAGACTTCAAGAACTTCATCTCGGGGGCACGCTTGTCACAAATGTGCGTCCTCTGACTGCACTCACGAGACTTCAGGATCTGTGTCTCAGTGCCACAAATGTCGATGATGTGAGTGCTCTGGCTGCGTTCAAGATGCTTGAGCGACTTCATATGTGTTCCTTATACGTTCGTGATGTGAGTGCTCTGGAGGGGCTCACGAGACTTGAGATGCTTGATCTCAACGACACCCATGTCACAGATGTGACTACTCTGTCTGCGCTCAAGAGACTTAATGATCTTAATCTCGGTGGCACCCCAGTCGAGGATGTGCGTCCTCTGGCTGTGCTCACGATGCTTGCGACACTTTGTCTCAATCGCACAAACGTCGCTGATGTGAGTGCGCTGTCTGTGCTCACGAGACTTGATACACTTAAGCTCCATGGCACACAAGTCACTGATGCGAGTCCTTTGGCTGCACTGAGAAATCTGCACGACCTTGATCTCAATCGCACAAACGTCGCTGATGTGAGGGCTCTGGTTGATCTGAGAAATCTTGAGCAACTTAACATCAGTAACACAGAAGTCACAGATGTGAGTCCTCTGGCTGCGCTCACGATGCTCAGAACCCTTCATGTAAGCAACACATCTGTCAAGGATGTGGCTGCTCTGTCTGCGCTCACGAGTCTTGAAGTCATGTTCCTCGGGAACACACAAGTCACAGACGTGACTACTCTGGCTGCTGCGCTGCCCAAGCTTAACTTCAGGTGGTGGTGATGTTGCTGCGACTCCTATTGCTGGGGTACTGCAGATATTGCTACTGGGGGTTAGTGTTTAGTGTTTAATACAACTACAGAGAGCAGCAACATTATCTACAATATTATTTTTTGTTATCTTCAAAAAATTGAATGGATTTTGATTGGTATAAGGATCTTTAAGGATCGATTCTGCTTACTGGCCTATTGCTGTGCTGCTATTGTGAAAAGATGCCCAAACTGTTGAAGTTCGACTATATCAGCAAGACCAAGTGTCGCCTGCATGGGAACGTTTGTTCAAGTGTAAGCAACGATCTGACTAAGGGTACTACGACTGTCTACACGGACTGTTCTTGCACAAGACAGTATCGTTCAGTCGGTAACCTCAGTCAATACTACCCGACAGATGATGTCATTCTTGCTACGGTTGCAACATTCGTTGCAGCATCAGATGCGCATGGAAGTCTATCGATGATCCGTGACGTCCCTGACTACCTGTATGAGTCGGAATACTACTACCACGATCATACTTCGAAAGACGATGAACGTATGTCTCACTTGGAATGCTTGCGTGAAAAAATATCAGGGTATGTGGAGGATGCTGAAACTGCCGCTGCTGATGCAGCTGCTGCCGCAACTCCAGGCGATGCTGAACATGCCCGTTATGTCAACGTTGCCAGGATGGCTGCCGAGTCTGCCAAGGTTGCTCAAAACGCTATGGCTCTTGCTGTGGATGCTGCGACTGCCAAAATAGCTCTCAGGAAGGCTACCGATAAGGCTATCGATGCTGCCAAGAAGGCTGACGCTTCTTCCGCCATCTCTAACCGTGCTGCATTTGATTTGCGTGCTGCGGTTGTAACCGCTTCAACTGCCGCTGATATTGCTGCAAATACAATGGGTCTTAATGCTCGTTCCAAGGAGAAGGCTTCAATGGAGGCCACTCTTGCTGCAAGGAAGGTTGCTACTGCTTCCAGGAAGGCCGCTAATGCTTCCATCGCCACTGTCACTGAGTATGCTGCCTATGCTGCTGCTGCTAATGATGCTGTAAATGCTAGCGATGCTGCCATGGTTGCTGATAAGGTTGCCAATGATGCTGCTAAGGCTGCCAAAGCTGCAAGGGCTGCTGCTGAGGCTGCTGCTACTGCTGCTGATCTAGGTGTATGTGCAGTGTGCTACAAAGGGAGTCGATGGGACGAAACCTCATGTGGACACAGTGTCTGTAGTTTGTGTGTCAAGAATTGGACACTTGAGTGCAATAAAAAAAGAGCTGCTCCAACATGCCCGCTCTGCCGCGAGCCATTGGCGTAATACCATGGTTGCACTACCTCTGTAGTTGCATGCCCGACAGAGGAGTTGCTCCAACATGCGCCATGTGCTCCCTAGGCCCTAAACCACGGCACCCTCATACATGTATGGTATGACCATGGACACATGTATAATGAACAATTTTTTGCTATCTTCCAACAAAAAAATTGAAGTGATTTCGATTGGTATAAGGATGTATAAGGATCGATTCTGCTAACTGGCCTAATGTTGCGCTGCTATTCTGAAAAGCTGTTGGATTTCAAGGATATCAGCAAGACCAAGTGTCGCCTGCATGGCAACGTTTGTTCAAGTGTAAGCAATCTTGATACTGCTATCTACACAGACTGCTCTTGCACAAGACAGTATCGTGCAGTTGGTTACCTCGATAAATCTTACTACCCTACCGATGATGTCATTCTTGCTACGATTGCAACATTAGTTGCAGCATCAGAAGCGAATGAAAGGCTGTATGATGTCGATGACGATCCAGATTATTTTGATTTTGAATACCCTATTTCGGAAGACGATAAACTGTCTCACATGGAATGCCTGCAAGAAGACATAACAGGGCTTTTGGAGGATGCTGTGACTGCCGCTGCTGATGCAGCTGCTGCTGCAACTCCAGGCGATGCTGAACATGCCAGTTATGTCAACGTTGCCAGGATGGCTGCCGAGTCTGCAAAGGTTTCTCAAAACGCTATGGCTCTTGCTGTGGATGCTGCGACTGCCAAAATAGCTTCCAGGAAAGCTACCGATAAGGCTGTCGATGCTGCCAAGAAGGCTGCCGCTTCTTCCGCCATCTCTAATCGTGCTGCCACTGATTTCGCTACTGCGGTTGAAGTCGCTGCCAGTATGGACATTGATGGTACATATTGGGATGCAAAGATTGCTTCCAGGAAGGCTGATGATGCTTCCATGAAGGCCGCTAATACTGCCATTGCCACTGTAGCAGACTATGCTGCCTACGCAGCTGCTGCTAAGAATGCCGCAGTTGCTCGTGGTGCTGCTAATGATGCTGATATGGCTACTGACAGGGCTTTTGAGGCTGCTGAGACTGCCGAGACTGCTGCTGAGGCTGCTGCTAAGGCTGTAAAGCTAATTGTATAGAGGCTGCAACTACCCACCGTGATGTGAGCCATTGGCGTAATACCATGGTCGCATTGTAGCTGCATGCACAAATGAGGAGTTGACAGTAATGCTGATAGTTTTTTTGATACTTCAGCAGTAAAAAAATTGAATAGGTTTTAGTGTTTATGGTCTGGTGGAACCACTATATTTAACACTGATCATCTATTCTGACCATTGTTCAGCTGTTGTTAAGAGAGATGTCTATGTCCAATCTGCCAGGCATGTTGAGAGCGACCAAGTGTCGTCTGCACGGGAACGCTTGTTCAAGTGTCAGTAGTCAGTCATGTCTTGATGGTCGTGCTGGTTCCTTGATGACAGCTACCTACACAGACTGTTCTTGTGAATGGAAGTTTCGCATGATGCTCTCTGAATTCAGACCCGGGATAGGTAGATATTACGATATTGGTGATGCTCATGAGGCTGCTGATGCAGCTACGGCTGCCAATTCATTGGTGTTCAAATATCTGGATGATCTCCATGCGAACAAAGATGTCAACCCCAGATGTGCAACATTAGCTGCCATTGATGCTGAGGTTGCTGCTCGCGATGCAGCTGCTGCTGCCACTCCAGGCGATTCTGATGAAGCCAGCTACGTCAATGTGGCCAGGTTGGCCGCAAATTCTGCAAGGGCTGCAAGGCTGCTGTTATTTCGATCAATGGGCTGCGTGAGACACACCAACTGCTGCGTGAGATGCGCCAACTGCTGCCAAGTGAGACGCGCCAACCCAGCTTAGACCTGATCTGAGAGGAAGGAATTGATGAGTTAAGGAATTAAGGAATTGATGAGTTAAGGAATTGATGAATTGATGAATTAAAAGTAATGCCTGTAAAGTTTGATGATGATATTTTTGTTAGATTGACAAATCTTGCGAAAAAGTCAGCAATGGCTCATAAGCATGGAGCTATTATTGTTCGTAATAATGAAATTATCGCTGAAGGTATCAATTATATGGCACCTTTTTTAATGCACGAATACAGTGTTCATGCAGAAGTAGATGCACTGTACAAGGTTAGAAACAAATCTAAAAAGTTCCTTGAAGATTGTACAATGCTAGTTGTTAGAATTGGACCATCAAGTAAGAATTACGAGTTTAAAATGTCAAAACCGTGTAAGAATTGTAGTGAAGCTATTCTTAAATCTGGAATCAAACGAGTATTTTACTCGACAACCATGCTCTAAAAAAATTGAATGTTTTTTCCAAGTCCGATTGGGTCACCTATTCCACTGGTTTCTTGAAGATGTCAGCGAATGCGAATAATATGGCCACTGCAGCTTTTGCTGCTACTGTTGCAGCCAACATAATGACTAGGGCTGCTGATTATGTGACTGCTATTGCGGTTGTTACGGCCGATGATGCTATGACTGCTGCAGCTGTTGCTGCTCATAACGCAGCTGCCGATATGACTGCTGCAGCTATTGCAGCGTATAATGCTCTTGTTGCTGTCACTGATGCTGCTGCTGATACGTCTGATTTTGATATGGTTTCTGCTGCCGATGCAGCTATGGTTTCTGCTTCTGAATCTATGGTTTCAGCTAATGCTGCAGCCGTATCAGCTGCTGCAACTGTTGCTGCTGCTACTGTTGTTGTTGCTACTCCTGCTACTGCTAATGATACAAATGTGGATTGCGGGGTATGCCTTGAAGAGTCCGGGTACATGACTGTATGCGGACATGTTGTCTGCAGGGACTGCGTCGAGTCATGGGCTCGCACGTGTATCACCATGGGGAATTCTCTATCGTGCCCACTTTGCCGCAGAGATTTGTAAAAGTTACAACAACAAGTTTATTAGTTGACTCGTACATTGAGCTCTGGGTTCGATACCTGGTTTTCCTCGATTACATTTTTTGGGGGTCAACCAAACATTTTTTTGGGTCAACCGAACATTTTTTTGGGTCAACCGAACATTTTTTTGGGTCAACCGAACATTTTTTTTAACATTGAATGTTATGTGATACAACAATGACCACAATAAATTTGCATAAACTCGAGTCGGAGTTACGTCCTCTTGTAAAAGAGGCAATGAAGAAGAAGAAAAATAATAATGATGATGATAGCTACAACGATAATCAATCCTCTGATGAAGCATTCACATTTGCACGAAATATGTTGGATCCGTTAGTGAGTTTTATTCAGCAAGATATAGAAACAGAAAAATTGAACAAGGAAAACATCAATTACGGTGATAATCCTGAAATCGCATGTCTGAAGAACAAAAAGTTGGAAGTCAAATCCAAGATTATCACCGACAGTTATTCAGATAAACAATTGTATACAATCGACAAACATATGGTTGTACGCATCGAACGTGTATACAAGAATAAATCTGACTCCATCGAATCCCAGCTCGAGATGGAAAAAGAGGCCGGAGAACTTGGTATATCGCCAAAAATTTTGGATACTTTCGTTTGTACAGCCACTCGCAACAAACATTTTTTAATTATCATTTACGAGAACGTATTCGAGAAAGGAACTATGGATATACGAACATGGTTTTCGACTACAAGAGATAAGAAAAAAAAAGCAGCTATGCGTACAAAAGTTCGACAACTTATCACGAAAATGCACTCAAACAACTTATACCATAATCAGATGTATTGGAGCGATGTAATGTTCATCACCCAAAGTGGTCGTCCATACGTTATTGGATGGGAAAGTGGAACCCGATCTCCAACTGAAGGTCGAAAAAGCATTTTTGGAAGGGATGAGCATTCTGATTTCGGAGTACTTCGTAACCTTGATGAAGATTACGTGTTCACTTCAACATCGAAGCATGTGATCAATTCCGTAGTCCGTCGTGCATTTGAGAAGGGAATTCTCAATATTGATACGACTTAAAAATAAGTCGCATACCCTTTCTTTTCTCTGTGAATTGTAAAAATGATACAGAGCATTATCACTCCGATTGTGCTTTCGGTATCCTCGGTATCTGTGGGTAGCATACTCCTCTTCAAGGAGTTCAGAGACAAGACGAAAAAGAATTCTTCTTCTTCTTCTTCTTCGTCTTCATCATCTGTAACTAAACCAGGAGGATCAGGGAACACAAATGAGAAGAATGCCGGGGGACTGCGTGTACCCCCCACCATTGCCAAGGCATCGCCCGCATTAACCCAGCAGCAACAGCAGCAGCAACAACAGCAACAACAGCAAGCACAGAAGACATCACAGACACAACAGTCGCGTGGTAGACCTCCTCAATCTAAACAGGTGAATGATGCATCTCTTCTTTACAAACCCAATACGTTACCACGGGCCGAATACGTTATAGCAGCATACGATTCCGATGGACCCAAGAGAATGGATCCCTTTATTCGTGATAACAATACTAATACTAATAACAATAACAACAATAATAATAACGATTCAGCAGCTGAATCTCGTAATAATAACAATAACAATGCACCGTCACGTCCACCACCACCATCTCCAATGATGATGAATCGGATGTCTACTTCTTAACTATCGATCTCCTGTGTCGTACAATATCTTACATCTTGATTGCATATCCTTCGTACGATTGACATCGTGTCCCTTTTATCTGTATAGCCTTGCTTTTCAGAGCGGTGTTCAGGTACTTGATGAGCGCGTTCTTTTTGATCTTGCAATCCTGACCGAGCTGTTCCCTGTTCCATTCTCGTAATTCGCGCATGGCATCATCTATCGATAGGAAGGAATCCTCTTTGGCTTCGATTCTGCTATCCACGAAATCCGCCAAATGATCGTTATCACGCTGATACTGTCGTGTGAAGGCGGTGACGGATTCAGGATCCTCTATGATCTGTCCGAATCTAGATACGTAGATGTGGACCAGCATGGAGATGAAATGCTCCTTCCACATATCAAGCTTCGACTTGAGGTCGATGTCCATAGGGAACTCGTTAGGTTTCTCGGGATCAGGTTTAGGGACGAACTTCGATCCGAACTCTACCACCCTGATCCTTCTCCACGTTCCTCCATCGTCCGAAGGGACGGTGGGAAGGTGGTTGCACTGCAGGAAGAGCTTGAACTGCGGACGCCACTCCACGGGAGGTTTGTACAGTTCTCGGCACTGGATGGTATCTCCACCGGACAGTTCCTTCATGAGACCTATGTTCAGGTGTTCGTTTTCGCACGGTTCCTGTAGCACGCCTAGACGTCTTCCTTTGGCGCGTGCTATTTCGGACGTGGCGGCATTGCTCGCCGCTCTTTGTCGTGTCAGGAGCGTCACAGGGAACTTGCAGCAATAATCTCCGAACGCTTTCTCCATGAGCGCGATAGTGATCGACTTTCCGTTGGATCCTGACCCCGTCCATACGTTGAGTCTCTCGTACCGAATATGGCCGGAGAGACAGTCCGATAATGTATGCAGGACATAGTTGCGTACATCCTCGCGTGGATGAGTCGCACTAAAAAACTTCTTGATGTCAGCAATGATCGGGTGACTTTCCCTGTACGGGATGTACGCACATCCTGTAGAAAATGAGATGTAATCGTCTGGTCTGCCATCACGAAACTCAAACCTTTCCAAGTCGTAAACACCGTTATCGAACCCAATCAAGGAACAATTGCTATCGAGCAAATCACAAAACTTTTCGATCATAAACAGTTCGCAACATTCACGCATGACGTTATCCTTGAACGCCGTCTTCTTCAGCTGCAGGGTGACTCCAGTCAGCTTCTGGCACAAATCAAGTAATCGTTTCTGCTCAACATCCTCGCACGATCCGCTAAGAGCGGTCTTCTGCGTTTCGAATATGAGTTCGTGATATTCCTTGACCACTTCTGTACTGATCTTGCTTCTCAGAGTGTACGCGGAATCCGTCTCCACCCACCTATGACCACGAAACTCGTACCATATGCGCATCTTGATGGATGCGCATGCATAGTCGTACCTGTACATGTGATGCACCACTCTCGCGACATCATAATGCGTCCCGTTGGCACTCAGTGCGATTAATGAATTCAAATCGCTCCTGATGAGGATCGTGTATGCTGCAGGCGAATCGTTACGCGCCCACATGTGTAGGGTTCCCATACCCAATCCACCAGTTCGCATCTTGTCCCACAATCGTTCGCATTCACCCTCCATATACTTATTGGATTTTCTACTGAAATCGCGCCATTTTGGAAGGAGACGATAATCGATGTTGCGGAGACACCATCCTACCCGAATCCATTCGTTATAACTGTCCGCGCGCGCCACGGATAGCATTTCCACCAGCTGCTCCACCTTGCTCAGTTCGGAATCGGATACCAAATTGAGACGTTTATCGTCCTCTTGCATCACGATACTCTGGACGGTCTCGCGCATTCGCATGCGATGTTCGCGTGCACGAGAGAATGCATCGACTTCAGCTTGCATGCTATCGCGAATGGGGGTTTCCTTGTGCTTGTTACGGATCGATAACAGATTGACGAGCGTCTCGGGTGTCACATCCATCTCGTCCATGCATGATCGTAGCAATGCAGATTGCACTTCAGAAGTGGTCGCGGCCTTCCATTGTAACACAGAATGCATATTGTACGATGTGCATCCTGGCTTGCAGCTGCCGTACATCATCCAGTTGTTCTTTTCGATGATCGCCTCATCGATCACATCTTCGATTTTGGATACCATGTTGGTCAGTTCATCGTTCAGGAGGGACTGGATATCGGCCATGACCTTGGATCTGATCATGTGCTGCACATCGGCGCGTGTCACTACATCTGGAACGACGATATGCAATCCGTCCTTCATCAGGCCCTTGGAGTTTGTGGGTCCATCGGGTCTCGCCATGACGTAGAACGTGATGGTATCGACGTCCAGGAGCTCCCGGATGGCTCTGGAGTAGATCTGACATATCTGGGGCGCCAGGGAGCGGACGTTCTTATTACAATTTTCATTCGCATCAAACCTGAAATCAAGATCAACCAGAAGAGGTCCGATATGACGATGCTTTTCGGTCAGCGCCAATTGTGCGCCGTCAACGATAGCAGTCGCATAGTGTTGCATGAACTGTTCATGGTCGATTGCAGGGATGTAGTATGAGCCTGCTGGTCCGCCCAGGGAGGTGTGGGTGAACTCATACCCTTTACATACGCGGCGCTCCCCGAGAAACAGCAGTAGCGCCCCCGCAGACATCAGTAGTTGATAAATACAATGCTTTTATTTTCAGAATCCGGATAATCTTACACTCCTCTCACTCACTAATCACTAACATTTGAAAGGTGTCCATTTTTGGAGATGAGATACGAATTCAAACTTCATCATGCTTCCCTGGTGATCGCGTAAGAGTTCGCTATCTCGCATGGATCTGACACATGCAACAGCCTCAGGCGATTCCAGCACACTTATCATGGACTTGTCGGAATACAGCTCAAACACATCAGGAAGATCAGTAGCATGCACATAAAACTCACGAACTATACCACTGACATTAGTATCAACATTAGTATCAGGAGCGTTCTCCTCTTGTAGAGATACTGGTGGTGGTGGTTCTGTTTGTAACACATCAACATCATTAGGATTATTAGGATTAGTAGTAATAGTAGATGTAGATGATGACGCTATGGATAGGGATATCATCGCATCCTTTTGGTAGATTGTTTTGCGATTCGATCTCGCTACCAAATGTGTGGCACTGCTTTCTTTAAGACAGTATGCGTGATGCGCATCCTCGACATTTGTGTACCATGTCGCCACCTTTATGGGAATCATGCCGCTCCCTGTCCCTCTGATATTCTTTACCCATTCCAGCATGATGGCGTGTCTGTTGGGGTGAAAGGGCTCAATGAACCTTGCCGACATTCCTGCAATGGTCGTTGGCTCGAACAGCGGCACTCCCTGCCATATGAGGATGTCCGATACGCACATGTTGTCTGCCTCCATCTCACACTCTAGGAGCGTGTCGTTATAGACACAGTCTGGGGCCGTGATTCCTGTGACCACATAGGCTGCGTCGATGCACCGATTGATGAGCAATACTGAACATCTGCTATAATTGCCGATAGATCGGGTGAACAGCATAAAGTATTGCTGGATCTTGGACCCGTGCTGTGCATGTCTTAATCTTAAAATGTTGTTGGAGGGATTGTTAGTAGTGCGCTGCGAAGTGAAGAACATGGCTCGAGAGAACGATGGTACCAAATCAAGACGGTACCGCGCATTGAGGTAATCGGCTACACCTCTGCGCGTCCCGGTCGAAGTAACGCTGAACTGCATCTTGGGAGGATGCCTGAATAACATGCTTTTAGCTTGTGGGGGGGGGCACTACGACCAACACTACCACAACCACTACCACACTCCTCTTATGTTTGTTTTATGATGCATCCTTTATGCTGCTGTCTTCATGTCTGCTGTCTTCATGTCTGTTGTTTTCCTGTTGCATGCATTTCTTTGCACGAAAGCACCGAATGCCACGCCCGCATCTACAAATAGCGCCACATGTGCGTGTTGTGGCACCCTTGAAAATAGCGTGAGCAGCGAATACGTTGCGAGGAGAGTCGCGTGTACCGGACGAAGCGAGTTCCACCATGTGATTCCTCCATCTGTGCCAATGGATTCGAATGCGTGCTTGCGCAATCCGAACGTCCACAAAAACAACATGACTATTGCAGGAATGAGAAGTAATACTGCCAGTCCCTTTGAGATGCGTTCGCTCTTTTTTAACAGAACTCCGTTGGATACGCAAAATGCGAAGAATGCGATGCTCAGTCGCACGACAATACACAGAATCTGGTACGGGTACAGGAAGGGTGATGGATGATGAAGAGTGGATTGCATTTTTTAATAATGTACACATAATGATTACTCTCATGGGTACAATTCGATCACGGTATCGCGACCTCTGTGCCATACACCCAACGATTTCTTGATGTCGTGCAACAGTTTATGATCAGGTGTGCAAAGTTCGCATTCTGGACGTGTTGTTATCGATGCGTATTGTTGTTGTCCTCCTCCTTCCTTCTTGTGAACCCTCCACTTGAGATTATTCACGTTGATTTCAAGAGATGCAATAATGTCGTTGAATTTATTATGCGATACGTACTGGATAATTTTCGGTATTCCGTGGAATATACTGAAATATTCGAACGTTTCGTACATGCTTGACAGGACTATTCCATTGCCCACCAATTCGTCGGTACAATACTCTGTGCATGCCTCCAAGAACAACATAATTGCCTTGATCATCAATTCCAGGGCAGTACGTTCCTCATTGTCGTGCATATTGCCCCAGCAATCCAAACGTGTTCGCATGACCGAACATAAGAAATCGGATTTATCGATATTGTTTCGCATGTCGCTTCGAATCTTTGTCCGTGCAGACTTGGTATCGGGAAATGGCATGCAACAAATCCTTTTTTGCATCCGTAAAACACGAGATATAGGGGCAAACACTATCCTCCTGGAGGATAACATGACAGCATACATGATGGAATGCTTCCTCTGAGCTAACAAACAATGGTACATCGTACTATTGTCGCTTTTGTAAGGATTTAATGTTGATTCGGATAGTGAAATTGACGATAATTTTGTTCCATTGTTTGTTACATTGACTGTAGTACACTGTTTCTGATTCTGATTCTGATTCTGATTCTGTGTCCATGGGAAGAACATGCGTGTAAGCCACCTCCATGGCATCATCCTCTTTGGGGTGGTTGGTGGTATAGGTGGGATGTTGACTAAATAACCAAGATTTGCAAGTGTTTCAATTAAATTTAAATTTAAATTTAAATTAGTTGGAATACTTGAAGTAACACGTGATGATGACGATGACGGAACACTTGAAACACTAGCAACTTTTGAAGCACTTGAAGCACTTGCAACAATCGCATTAGCAGCAGCAGTTGCAGATGAGAATGCATTAGCAACGTCTGGTTGCATCTTCATAGTCGTCTTTTGCGATGGAGTGGAGGAGGTGCTGGGAGTTGCATTAGAGACGGGAGTACTACTACTACTACTAATTTTGCCGGAGGCTGCACCAATTTCGTTTGTCAACATGGTTCACTATTATATAATTTGATCAAATTATCGGTACCATGAACGCATCTTTTGGTTTGGAACCCTTGATCACTCAACTATCCCAGCAAGGCCGCGGATATCACCGAGTTCACGCGGATCTCCCAGCAAGCCCGCGGATATCACCGAGTTCTCATTCGAATTCCCGCGGATGAAATCGACTGTATTATTGGTTCACATACAGGAAAGAGGATTGAGCATGGACGAACAAGCTCCAAACTGTGAAAAGATGCAGGCCGAGCAGGAGACTGCAAGAAAGGCAGAGCTAGAGTCTGCAAGACAAGCAGGGATCCAGGATGGTATCATGCAAGCCAGGTATGCAGAGTTTTGCGAGCAACGAATGAAGTTGAAACGCAGCATCTATCGGTGTAGGAATTCTGAGTACTTGTTTACAGCACCGCATGGGTTCTCACAGTAAACCCGCGGTCACCTATGAGTTCCCGCGAGTTCCATAGTGTCCCATAGAAAGCCGCGGCTACCTAGGAGTCTCATTGAGTTCCAGCAGGTTCAAGTGGATCTTCCAGCAAGCCCGCGGATATCTTCGAGTTCTCATGGATCTCCTCGAGTTCCAGCAGATCTTCCAGCAAGCCCGCGGATATCTTTGAGTTCCCGCGATTTCGCACGGGTTCCAGCGGGATCCCCCAGCAAACCCGCGGATATCACCGAGTTCTCATGGGTCCCCCAGCAAACCCGCGGATATCACTGAGTTCCCGCGAGTTCCATAGTGTTCCCTAGAAAGCCGCGGCTACCTAGGAGTCTCTCATTGAGTTCCAGAGGGTTCAAGTGGATCTTTTTGAGTCTCCCTCGGGTTCTCCCAGCAAAGCCGCGGGTATCTCAGAGTTCTCAAGGATCTCCTCGAGTTCCAGCGGTATCTCCCAGCAAGCCCGCGGATATCTTTGAGTTCTCATGCATCCCCCCAGCAAAGCCGCGGATATCACCGAGTCTCCTCGAGTTCCCGCGGGTTCCAGTGGATATCCCAGCAAACTCGCGGATATCACTGAGTTCTCAAAGATCTCCTCGAGTTCCCGCGGGTTCCAGTGGATATCCCAGCAAACCCGCGGATATCACCGAGTTCTCATGGATATCCCAGCAAAGCCGCGGATATCACCGAGTCTCATTGAGTTCCCGTGAGTTCAAGTGGATCTCCCAGCAAAGCCGCGGATATCACTGAGTCTCATTGAGTTCCCGCGGGTCCCCTAGAAAGCCGCGGCTACCTAGGAGTCTCATTGAGTTCCAGCAGATCTTCCAGCAAAGCCGCGGATATCTTTGAGTCCCTTTTGAGTTTTTTCCCGTGGTATCCCCCAGCAAAGCCGCGGGAACTCAATGAGACTCAGTGATAT